ATCTGTAATCTTTTTGTAGCTCATGAGTGTGTAGAAAGTCTCGTTCACGGTGACACCAGGCTGGTTCATGTGGTCCCTGTACAGACCCAGGATAGCCTCGGACACCTGCGGTCGGCTCACATCCGGAACCATGTTCTGCATATGTTCGATGGCGTCCTCGTTGAAAGCCCATTCATGGATTGCGTCCGGTCTGTCCTTAACGAACATGGCCGCGCAGGTTCCGTACTCGTCCGTGATGGGATCCATGAAAATGATTTTGCCGTTCAGGTCCTGAATCGGTGCGATGTTCACGATTTCGTGGAACAGCCGGAACAGATTCTCTTCCTTCGGGCAGGTCTTGCTCTTGGACCGCAAATACAATCCGTTGACTTCGCCGGAATCATAGTCCATAAGGTAGCCGACTTCCACAACGTCGATCTGGAATGCGTCCGACAGTTGTGCGGTAAGCGCGATGTCATCGACATCCTTGATGACTTCTTCGAAGTGAATTGTGATAATGGTGTCCCAGTCACAGTCATGCATATTGATGTCAGGCATATTGCCTCCTTTCAGTCCACATAAGTTCGTACCACACGGCCAGTGAAGGACAGTACATCCGTGCGTGTATCAAGCAAGTAATTTTTCTTGCATCCAAGCACAGCCGCACCTGCCGCCCACCAGCCGCCTTCGGCAATGTTCATCATGAGCCATTTCAGCTCGTCCGATGTTAGGAACGCACGGTCAACAGAAGCGCAGTCTCCCGTGTAGCTGGAATAGATGGCGTAAGGCATGACCCAAGTCTTCTCATCCTGATGCTCTGCTGACAGTTTGGCTTCCCATTTCTTGGGAAGATACCTGCCATAGCACAGAGCGAACAGATTGAACAGACGACGTTCGTTTGCAAGCATGTTGAACCATATTTCAAGTTCAACAAACTTGTCCTCAAAGGCACGTTCGAGCACGATCTCGTCACCCTGACATCTGCGCATCAGGATGTTTGCTTCGTCAGACTCGTCAACGTCTTTTGAAAGTTTCACGCCAGCCTGGATCCACATGTCCAGATGCCATCTGAACGGTTTGGGGAATTTCTGAAATAATTTCATTTCAGCTCACCGTTGTCGAGCATCTTGTTGACCTCCTCGTCGATGCACTCATCGTATATCGCGTTGAGTTTCCAGAGCCGGTCAGTCGCGTTCTGCAGCTGGGTTTCAATCTCGTGGATGGTCTCCTGCTGCATCTTCATCATGAGAATGAGCGCCTCGCGCTTGGTCTCACGGACATTGTAGGCATCGTACGGGCTTGGGAACTTATCGCCGTTCTCGTCGAGCATCTTGTAGCTGTCTGCGACCACAACACCTTCGTCTGTAGTACGCAGCTCGACTGACTCTATGACCACGGGCAGCGGTTCGTCCCACTCGCAGTCACAGAGCCATACATGAGCACCGACCTTGAAGCCTTTATAACGATCACTTTCCTGTGTCATCGTCGTTGGTCTCCTGCTTGAACCGGATGATGTTTCCGCCGCAGCCGTCGTACAGTTCCTTGTTGTCGGAGACGTCGTTGGCCTCTTTGATTCCAGGAAGATTGCGGAGATCCCACGGCGACAGGTCAGACACATGGATCGTGAACATGTAGCTGCACAGCAGCATGTGTATGTCCTTGAGATCAGACAGAACCATGCGAAGCTGTTTGACAGCATCATCAGGCAGTCCTGCAATCTTCATCACGTTGCGGACAGCGTAGGACACGTTGAGGTTTTTGTTGATGGCTTTTTCGACTTGTTCAATCATCATTTTCGGGATTCCTTTCCACGAGGTTATTGTTTTGCATGTAAAGCGCATGATACAGCTGCTCGAACTCCTCATCCGTCAGGATGTCCAGGAGTCTGTACTGTTCCTGCGCTACGCGGTCGTTGACCTTATTGAACGGGTCTTTCTTGAAGAACTGAACGACCCAGGAGGCACTGATGCAGTCGTCTTCAGCGATGTACCTGATATGCTTCCGGAACTCGCGCAGTTGCAGGATCTTCTGGACGTTCTCAGTCATCTTCGCCATTGCTGTCTCCCAGCTGGAACACAGACGTGTAGAACCTGGCGAGTGTCTGATCCTTCCACATGCTGTCCAGGATGTGGATGCACATGTTCTGTACAACAGACGTTTCGTCACCTCCACGGAAATCCCAGTCGGAATCGGCCGCCATAATCGCATCCACGAAAGGCTCCGGCATGATCGACCGGCGGACACGATCAGTGTCCCTGTGCCAACTCGCGATAGAGTTGATGGCGTAAGCATTGTAGTCAGCCTCTTCCGAGTCTTTCGGCAGTTGCGCAGGATACGTGTCGATGTAGACACACGTCAGCAGCTTCCACGTAGCTTTCAGAGCCTTGAGCAGCTTCTGCAATGCGAGGTCGCCGAACATCTGTTCTTCCTGGAAACAGACGTGGGCACTTGCATAGACACCGTAATTGCCTTCTTTGGACGTCTCGACAGACATCCACAGAGTCGGCGTGTCTTTGTAGTAAGCCTGAAGGAATTTCTCGACGCTGACCTGAAGCCTCGTGACAGGCACGAAATAGTCACCATACGCAGACTTGCGCGGTTCCAATTCACGAAGCGCGTTATTGCGCTGCTGTTCCGTGCAGGTGTAGTGCAGAGTGATTTCAAGTGTTCCGGTTTTCATTGGTGTTCTCTCCGTAACGTTTGATGTGCTTGTTCCATGCCTTGGTGATCTCAGCACCGGGCATGAACAGGTATCTGGCCGGGATCCTGGAGACACGGGTGTCCTTGCTGTCGTCCGGAAAAGTGAGCACAATGTAATGCACACTGATCCAGAACTGGCTGGGTTCGTCGTTCTCAGGTGTTTCCCAGAGCGGTTTGATAAGCCGATGCTGCTCGTTACCACGCAGTTCTGTGCGGAACATTTCGGCCGGCGTAGCTTTGTCTGTACGCAGTTCACGTCTGTACACCGGGTACATATGCCAACCGTTGATGGCGAGGATTATGTCGTCCTCGATGGAATTGGACAGTGCGTCCGCAATTTGGTCCTCCACCGTTCTGGTCAGAGACTCAAATGCAGACAGCTGTTCCAGATCTTCAATCTTTTCCGGAAGTTCCATTTGATTCCTCCTCTCTGATTTTCTCCTGGTACTCCTGGATAAGTTCTTCGCAGCAATTCTTGAAGTCACTGCTCAGGTCAACGTCGTTGCAAATGGACATAAGCAACTCCATCAGCAGGACTGCACGAATCGCATCGTAGTCTGACATGCCGTTGTCGTCGCACTCCAGAGCCTCGCGCAGCCAGCAGGCGTACTCTTTCAGCGTATACTCGTCCTCCAGCCCATCAGCACTACATTCAAGGTGCTTGTCAGCCTTACGTGCGGCCTCAATGAGCCACTCGCAGTCCTTGATGAGTTGTCTGTAGTCCTTGATGATGCTGAAGTCGTTGTGCAGCTTGAAGATGTACTCAGCCATTTCAGCCCAGGGCTGGAATTTGATGAACCGAAGCACTTCCGGCATCAGAATGCGATGCCTGATGGTGAATTTGAGTTGTGACACGCCGCTCATATCTGTGCTCCATCCGGAAGTGCCTGTACACGCTCCATCAGATCTCTGCAGACTGTGCAGATGGATGTCAGCGAACAGCACTCGACGATGTCCTCGAACAGATCTGCAAGAATCTGGATGCGGATGTAGTTGTACGGGTCGGTGTCCCACTCGGCGTAGCGCTTCATGTAGATCAGGGCGTGGTAGGCTTCTTCGCCGTCGCGCTCTTCAAAGTCTTCCGCAGGGTCCTCGTCCTCATGGTCCTGCAGATACTTGTCCACGTACTCGTACATCTTGGAAAGCCTGACCAGGATTCCCTTCTTGGTATGTGGCATCATGTAGGCACCCTCGATGATCTTGGAATACGGCTCCTGCCAGATGTCCGCAGTCAGGTCGTCGAAATCCATCTTGATCTCTGTGCAGACAGGTTCGAATTTGTTCTTACTCATCGTCGTGTCTCCTGCTGTGTGCGAATGCCAGAACGTTCATTTCGGATATGATGTTGTGCCGTTCCAGCCTGTTTGAGTTGTATTGTTCGAAGACCTTGATGTACTTGGGCAGATCCGTTTTGCCTGTCGGCTGCTTATAGTACATCATGTCGCGCAGTTCCCAGAGCGTCTGCATGACGGCTCCGAAGAAGTCCTCTGCGTTGCCTTCTCTGATGATGGTTTCGGGGTCGTTGTCCACAATCACATCCAGGACAGCGATTGCTTCAGCCAGGATCATGGCAGGTTCGCAGGTATCGCACTTGTTGATTTTTTCGGTTTTGGGTTTCTCTTCAGCCATTTTTTTTTCTCCTTTCAAAAGTAGGTTGTTACAACCTGGTCTGGTTCCATGTTTGTGTATCTGTTGTGAATCAGATTGCTGCGCATGTAGCTCAGTCTGTCTGCAAGTCTGTCGCAAAGCGCTGCAACGGCCTGATCCGGCGTCTCGTACAGGAAATCGGCACGCAATGTGAAACGCTTGTATGGAACTGTGCTTTCCGAATACCTTGTCTCGGCTTCAACAGGTAACAATCCGCCAATGAATGGCAGTTTCTTGCCATCTATTATTGTCTGCTCACGCGGTGATGGGCAGGCCTTGACCATAGGCTTCTTTTTAGCCCCGTCTCCGAGCACATAGGGCGACACCTCGCAGACTGTGTGACAGTCCTCATGTTCCGCCTCCATAATGCTAACACTGTGTACGCGAACCGCAACTATATCCATAGCCATACGCGGGACAGGATAGCCGCATGTAACCATCAGCATGGTCCAGTAGACGCCGTCAACCTTCGGAGTTATCATTGTGTTTCTCCTCCGGCTCGAACTCTGCACGTAGCTCCTCGTACTCCTGGCGCAACTGCAGATACCGTTCGCGGCGCTTCTCCTTTTCAAAAGCCAGCACGGCTTCGTTACGCTGAGCACGCAGTTCTTTGTAGCGTTCCTCTTTAAGAGGCATATACTTGTCCTCTGGCATGAACAGCCACTCGATTGGGCACGTCATCCAGCACTCCGATACACAGCGTCTGTCGCCATGATTGTCATGGACCATGTCGTAGATATAACGGATGCCAATAGTGCCGTGCTCGACATCCAGCGCCCACTCGTCCACAGCGATGAACGAACCCTGGGTTGTCGTTATGGTGCCATGCGGGTCAGGTCCACACATGAACGCGCCGTTGTCTCCGAGTTCCTGCAGCTTACGCTCTATGGCAAGTATCGCGCCTTGCATCTCGGCGAGGTCCTCGGCGTTGTGCACATAGCGAGCCATCCAGTAGTCAACGAGTTTCATTAGCGGTCTCCGGTTCGAAGATCTTCTTGAGTTCCAGGAATTGCCGATACTTGATTTCACGTTCCTGCTTCTCGTTTTCAGCGTCGTATATTTCCTGCTGCTTGTTCCACTCTTCCACGACATCCTTGGGATCCATGAACAGGAACTTTGCATTGAACACGAACGAGTCGTTGCAGTCTTCGTTCGGCACATAATAGCGCACAATGATAAGCGTATCATCGCCCTGGTTATCGAGCATGCGCCAGTCCGTTATGACCTTGCCGTACTCATCGAAAATGCCGGTGTCCTGCCACAATCTGTAGATGGCGTCCACCACGGCATTCCAGTCATGATCGAGTTTGAACAGATCGTCGATACTGGTGCAGCCGCCGACTTCTTTTGGTTCAGTTCCCATTGGCTTCCTCCGGTTCAAATTCAGCCTTGAGTTTCAGGTACTCCTGGCGGCGTCTCTCCCGTTCGGCAGCTTCGCGAACCCTTGCACGCTGACACCGTTTCTCTGCTTCACGTTCATGCACATATTCGCCAAGTCTGCTGGTGTCCAGGAAGAACAACTCAACAGGACAACGGAACGGCGTGTTGTAGTTGCCATAGCCGCGTTCGTACAGATACAGGTTCACGATGAGTTCCTTGCCGTCCTCGGACACGTCGTACGAGTTCACGCCACAGACACCGAAACGGTCTGTATCCAGATGTTCGAACACACCAAGCTCGACCATTTCCATGATCTTGTCACGGATCCTGTTCCAGGTCTTGCTCAACTGTGTAAGTTCCTCGATTGTGATGGGTGGTGTGAGATTCATAGAGACCTCCTTTCAGTCATCCTCATTTCCTCCATATTTTTCGTCGATGAGATCAAAGAGACCTTCGATAAGTCTGCAAAGTTCTACAACCTCTTCCTTGATCACTTTGACCTGCTCGTGAATTTCATCGCCAGGATAAGCAGACTTACCTGCGATAGAATGTCCGGGAAAGCTCATATGTATTTCCTTTCAAGATACAAAGAGGGCCGGACAGCCGAAGCCGCCCAGCCCTGGGTTAAGTGTTGATCAAATGGGTTACTCGATCACTTCTGCTTCAATGACCGTGTCGTCCTTCTGCACGACCGGCATCTGGCTTGCTTTTCTTTCTGCAACACAGATGTCCAGCGGGACTCCGAATAGAAACGTATAAATGGCACAGGTGATGAACATCATGCCAATAGATACTCCTTCGATTTCAATGCCCAGTGCCAACGCAGCCGCCATACAGGCACCAACGACGCCGTTACACACGAACAGTGCGGTGAACCTGTTGAAGCCCGGACGTATCTCACGAGTGGTCAGATAGCTGGGCGGCAGAACAAAGCAACTGCACATCAGGAAATCGCCGATAGGCAGAAAGATGATGGCTGCGGCCACGATGATGAACTTGATGACGAGAACGAATTTGATTGAGTTGATTGTCTTTTGGGACATGTCTGGTTATTTGGGATTAGGTTTCTGCGCTGGCACGACATCCAGTCTTGAGGGCCTCCTACGCTCCTGTGTTCTGGATGTTCCGAAAGAATCTTTCTTCAGGTATCTGTCAGCCGGTATCAGTCCTTTGTTCCGTAAATATTTCTGAGCCTGTACGAGCATAACGCACCTCCTTGTCATTACAGTAAGAGGAACGTACAGCACGAATCTTTTATTGTAGAGGCACACTACATGTCGAAAATGACACCTAAGTTGCGATCCGCATTTGCGAAAGGCTACGATCTGATCAGGTCAGGAGAGCTGAAGACACTCATCCCGTACCTTTGTCTTTTCAGGCTGAATGGTCAGCCTATGAATCTGCGGCTCCATTATCAGCTTTCGCCGATGTATGCAACTGTGCAGCCGTCGCACAGTTTATACATGCTCGCTCGTCAGCTGGGCAAGTCCTATTCGGGTTGCTCCAGCATGGAACTGCGGAACATGCTGATTCCCTTCTATCATACGGTTCTGGTACAGCCCCGTGCGGACCAGATACAGCGCCTCATCAGTACGGTCTATAAGCCGCTGCTGAACTCCTGTCCGATCATCGGCGAGTTCATTGACAGCGGCGAGCGCACCAAACTGGCACTGCGTGAGTTCCGCAACGGAAGCATGTGCTACGCAGAACACATGTTCGACAGCGCGGACCGCATACGTGGTATTTCCGGCGCTGCATCAGTACATGTTGATGAGGTGCAAGACGTTGAGTATGAATATCTTGACATCGCTGCAGAAGTCATGTCGGCATCGCTTTTCTGGGGCTTCAGCATCTACACCGGAACCCCGAAAACGACAGACACGACTCTGGGCTTGCTCTGGGAAAGGTCGAGCCAGGCTGAATGGATCATAAAGTGCACTCACTGCAACAACTACAATGTTCCAAACCCTGAAAACGACCTGGTCAAGATGATTGGGAAACATGGAGCGATCTGTGCCAAGTGCGGCAAAGACATTTCGCCAGCAAACGGCGGGTATGTCCATTCCGTGCCTGAGCGCATGCTCACGTTCCCCGGATACCACATCTCCCAGACAATCCATCCTCTGCATCTCATCAACCAGCACAAGTGGAACCAACTGCTTGCGAAGGTAGAGCACTATCCGGAACAGACCCTCTACAATGAAGTCTTCGGATGGCCCTACGATGCAGCAGTCAGCCCGCTCACTATGACAGACATGCAGAAAGCCACATTCACCCCGAAAGATGAACATGGCCAGGAAGTCGATGTCAAGACACCCGACGATGTTCTGCGGGTACGTTGGCAGTATGCCTACATCACCATCGGTGTTGACTGGTCAGGCGGCGGCATGCTGTCAGATTCTTTCACAGCGTATGCCGTGCTCGGTTTGCGCAGGGACGCCGGTGTCGTGGATGTGCTCTACGGAAAGCGCATCCCAAAGGGCATGTCCCCGACTGAAGAAGCCGATGAGATCCTGTACTGGCTCAAGGGCACCAGGGCTGACGCATTCGCATACGACAACCACGGAGCCGGTTTCACCAGACTTGAGATCATGAAGCACCAGGGTTTGCACAACCTTGAGAACCTTCACTGGATCACACCTATCGACTACGTACGTCCACACGCCGGTGACGTCATGCAGCAGCACGACGCCAACCGTGAGCCTGACATGTACTACTTCAATCTGGACAAGAGCCGCTCGCTCGCGATTTGCATTCAGTCCATCAAGGCGAACCGCTTGCGCTTCCGGCCATTCTCGCCAGAGGACGACAAGGCCTACCAGCGCGATTTCCTGGCTCTCAGAGAGGACCCGCGTGTCTCGCTGGGCAACGAGACCGTGATCCTCATCATCAAGAAACCAGGGGTGCCTGACGACTTTGCGCATGCCGTGAACTTCGGCTGCTCCCAGATATGGGACCATTTCGGCGCATACCCGGCCATTGGTTCCAGATATGACGCATCCATCCTTGACTACGACGAGAACCATGACCGGATCCTGCCCGATGAGCAGTTCGGGCCCAGAAGCGACTGGGAGCGCTTCTCGGAAGCCGTGAACATGCGTTCCTGTATCGTAGAAGGTAACATGCCATACTGAAAGGAGTCTTGCAATGGGAATCATTAAAAACCAAAAAACGAGGTCCGGCGAAGATGTTTACGACAGCCTGAATGGGGCTGCTATGGTGTTCCACGGGTTCGCCGGTCTCGAAGTCAGAGGCTATGACATCGTGCTCAAGGGAGCACATGGCGTGATGCGCGACCATATCATACCTCTGGAAAAAGCTGTGGATCGCTACTACAACATCTGCCAGATGTGCGACGGCCTTATCAGAGCCGGAACAAGAGGCTGGGATGAGCTTTGCGACATCCTGCACGATTTCCGTGCCAAGATCATGGAAGCATCCGACCTGCGGAGGCACGACAATCTGCCAGTGCCCCAAGCAGTCCTGGATTTCGTTGAGCGCGGTCGTACGAGCAATGCTCCGACCGCCGCGTCGCAGGTTGCGGCTGATCTCGCCTGGAAAGCCGAGCAAGACCGTTTGAAGGCCTTCAACGCAAGCCTGCAGAAGTAGGCATTTAAGAGAAACCGACCAACTGCAGCGCAACAGAGGAAGGGCTGTCCAGCCCGATGCAGCCAGGTGATAGCCTGGCGTAGGCGGTGCTGGACAGCTTTCCGTTGGTGTGCTGCGGGACGGTTAAGGGTTAGATTTCTGCTGATTGTGCTGAACACACGCAGACCGCAGCGAAGCACTGCGGAAGTTATGCCTTTGTTTCCGTTCTGGATTGTGAATGACAGAAGTGCAAACTACAGTGCGCCTGCCCGACGGCTTAGAGGACTTCAGATCGCGTAGTCGATCTGAGTCCGACCTGCCGTCGGGCGTGGCGTAGTGTAGGTTGAGGTCATTCTGTTCGCACTGCGACCGTCCCTGATTCCATTGCTGGCGTCGGAACTGAAATCTAAGTTCCAGCCAATTTCTCTATGGAAAGCGGGATGATGCATATGGAGGCGAAACGCCTCCTGGTCAACGGATAGATTGTGCTTGCTCAATTCGGATTGTGCAGTGTGCATCCTGAACGATCACAGGATTGCTGCAGGATCCTCCTCTCTGATTGCATCTGTGCAATGGAGGGAGGATCCAAAGTCAATCCATGTGAGGGTTCAGGTAGCATGTTCTCACAAGGAATCCTGTTTCTGAACTATTGTGGAACAGACACAGGCGCCGGCGGAACACCGGCATAGTCAGCAAGCGGTTGTGCGCTTCAATAGGCTGGGAGAAACTGATCAAAATCCCCGTGATCAGTTTCAGGTCCGCCGTGATTTTCAACTTGAAGTTCAAACTTCATAGTCGGGGAGCCGAACCGGCTCCTATACTCAAGCGCGAATGCAGTTCTTTGATTGTGACCTGGATGAGCACATGGAAAGATTCAGTACGGTTGGCTGTTGAGAACTTTGTGCAGGTGGAACCGGGATTTATCCAGGTTCCCCGGAACAAGGGTTCTCAGAAGCCAGATAGTACTTAATCTTGTTTCCATTTGCGAATCCAGTCCGAGTCAACTCCTCAATCATCTTAACCAGTTCCGGTAAGACTGTGAGGCCAGGACGCAGCGTCCTGCTGTTCAACTGCGATAAGACCAGCTCTACAAGTGTGTACGAATGTCGTTAACCACGGTCGCAAGTGACATCTCTCCGCTCGCACGGGTCAGATCTCGAAGAAGATCTGGGCCGTGACGGCGGGGTGATGTCGCGCAGGGTACCTTGGTGAACGAATCCGAAACAAGGTTTCTGCATCTCTTTGCAGAACTGCAGATGGCAGACGAACCGCCTGCCCGTGTCAGCTGGTAATTGTTTTTCAGCTCTGTAGGTCTGCGCGAGCGTTACCAGAGCCGCCGGACCTTTGTCGTCTGCGCGAAGCGGGACGACACACGGTCCAAAGGATCTGGTAGCAAACGCTTGACTACTCTTATGCGATCCTGGGAATGGCACGCATGGCAGGCGCATCGCCCGCCCTGTCAGCTGATGAAAGTCCGGTTCTTGATGTCAGATCCTGTACTTGGCGCAACAGAGGTCTTCCGGAGACTGTGTTTCCGGAAGACCGGGTTGAGCTCAAGTCACAGGACGCAGACTGCTCTCTGTGCTGGATGTCACAGATAACAGTGCGAGCGTAGCGCCCGCAGGTTCAACCGGTAATTTGCCGTTTCTTTGATGATACCTTAGTCGAGAGGCTTCCGGCTACCCGTCGCACCCGACGGGCAGCCTGGGAAGCCGCGTCCGCGAAGCTCGCAGTTGGAAGTCGTCGGAAGCCATCCTCCAGGAAGAGTTTACTCTTTCTGGGGAAGGCTTCCGACGCTGAAAGCAGCGAGCTTTAGGATTACGTTCAAGGTTTCTACTATCCAGGTAGCACTGGACAGTGCAGGCGCAGCACCTGCAAAGTCAAACGGCTGGTAGTTGCTTCTGTTCTTTGTATAAATCTAATGTGGTTCGAGCAGGCATCTTGCCCGAAGTCCAAAGCCGTGCCGGATGGCGATCCGCTGGATCGAGCGCACGCCGGGACTTCTCCTGAGAGGACCGGCGTGCGGTAGGCGAGCTTGGACCAGTACGAGCAGGACTACCGAGGTCGAAGAGGACCCGGTCGTCCTGCGAAGTAAGCCTTCGGGATCGGAACGTAGTGAACGATATCCGAAGGCTGATCATCTTATGAGATGATCCTGGTCTCAAGCGAGCCGTACCATCCGGTTGAGCGTTCGCGCAGCGAGATGGCGCCAGGTGAAAGCAGACTCAGATCAAAGATCAGAGTCTGCTAAGCACCGTGCGCCATCAGCGAAAGGCGCGGCTCTGCCTTGGACGAGGGATGACCGCAAGTGGGGAGTGAATGCTGGCTGCTGCAGCAGCCGAGCAGAACTTCCCCTAAGGTCAGATGCCGAAGCGAACCCATTTAGACCTTCTATACATGGTGGGAACATGTACAGACGCGGGCGAAGCACCCGCACAGTCAATAGAAGCAAAGAGACCTCCCATGCCGGGCAGCACAGGAGGTCAGGGGGTGGACAGTCTGCATCACAACTTCACGCCGGAATAGGAGCGCATAGCACGGTGCCCTTGCGGGCAGAGGCGGCTGTGATTGGAACAGGAAAGCCCTCATGCCGTTATGTCCCGCAGGCACAAGGCATCGTCAGACCTTGTACCTACAAGACTTCACGGGTAAATGCAAAACACTCCCGTGTGCTGAGATAGTGAGGCACACGGGAGCGACAGCCTGCTCTATGACTAATACAGGCTGTTGCGGGGTCTGCATCCAGGCACCGGCGTAAGGTGTGCACCGGCTGCGTTGGCTGCCTGGATTGGAACAGGAGGTCCCGCATCTCTGTCCTGAAATGCGCAACAGGACAAAGCTGGTCTGCGTGAAGGGATTCGAACCCCCGACCCTATCCTCCCAAAGGATACGCTCTCGCCAGGCTGAGCTACACGCAGAAAAGGAAAGACAGGAAGCAACAGCCGGAGAAACCACACAGAACCCACCCAGGTCTGCGTTGTGTTGCTCCCTGTCGAAAATGGAGCCAGTGGCAGGATTTGAACCCGCGACCTGCAGTTTACAAAACTGCTGCTGCTACCTACTGAGCTACACTGGCAATGTCAACGAACAAAACCGCCCCAGGCGTCTGGAGCGTACCCGAAGCCAGAGGCAACGGGGGAGCACCGCCGTAGACAATCAGGCGTACCGGAAGATCAGTCGAGCAACCAGGCAGCACCGGGTCGCCTCTTCCTATGACAGCAGCTGATCGGACTGCCGCCCTCTGCCGGTGATTTATATCGCGTGGAATTTCACCACCGGCGAGCACCAGCCAGGATTGTGCGGTTATCAATTTCGTGACGCCACGGAATTGATCCTAAGCATGACTGGTTATGTCTTACTATAAAGACCGGCCAGACGGGACTCGAACCCGCATCGCACTGAAGCCGCTGGCTACCGTTCCAGCTCACTGGCCAGTCAAAAACAGGTTTATGGGCCCCCTCAGATTCGAACTGAGACCGGCTTCTTTATGAGAGAAGGGTGCTGACCTTTACACCAGAGGCCCACAAAAAGTTGATTCAATGAACAAAGTGCCACACGACTACACTACAGGCGACCTGTACCAGATGCAGGAACTGATCCTGGTTCAGATTCAGGGTTCCCATGCGGTTCGCCTTCAGATGGTCGATGATACCGTGCAGCACAATATTGGCGCACACGAACAGGCTCCACACAGGCGCCGTAAGTGTGAACATCATGGGCAGATACGTGATGAGCGCCCACATCGTAGAGTGACACACGATGCCAGCGAACCAGTCGTAGTCGTACCATGTCGGCAGTTCGTAGTGATCCTCCAGCTTGCCGCCAAACACCCGTGTGGCCCTCTTGGCTTCCTCTGTAGGACCGAAACGCTTCTTGACCTGATACTGCCACCAGCTCTTCTGTTTCATGTTCGCCAGGACGCCCTGGAAGTGGAAGTCGGCCAGTAGGTGCATCAGCATGCACAGCCAGAAGACATAAATTGTGTTATTCAGGATTTCTTGCATGAATTTTGAACTCCAAGTTGAAAATTGGTTGATATGAAAAGAGACCGGAAGTGCGAAAGTCAAGGAAAGACACAACCGGCCTCAAAGTGAGTGGCTCCGCGCCCTGGTAACGAACCAGGATATGGCTGGAAGACCTTTGATAAGCCCGTGCCTGTATAACGGTGTCGAGCTACGGTCAGCCAGCGCGACTTCTGCAGTCACGCGGAAAGTTAGAGCGATTAGGCCAGGTTCGCTCAATCGGGTACCTGAGTCTTCCACCTGATCTCCCATAGAGCTTTACAGGCGTACCCTTTGCATTCATCAATTCGGGTGCATGCCAGTCCCTATCAGCGCGTTGTTCCGGAACCGCGCCAAATTGGTGGCGGGAGGGAGAATCGAACTCCCATAAGTGGTGTATGGGACCACCCGGTGGCCATTACCGTATCCCGCGACGAGATCGAAAAGTTACCTGGTATTCTCAGCCTCTTGCTTCCACTACTCCTTGCTGGCACGCAGCCAACGCGGCGCCGGGCGTCGAACCCGGATCTCCAGGTAACAAGTATCCAACCAGACCAGCCTTCATTGGAGCCATGCACTCTTACCCAAACCGTGCTGGTCTGATTGAAATTGGAGCTCCTGTCTGGGCACGATCCAGAATCCCTCAGCCGCCTCGTTTACAGCTGAGTGCCTTATCCTGTTTAGACTACAGGAGCGAAAAAGGTCGCCGTGGGCAGGATTCGAACCTGCAACGATGTCCGGATCTTCGGACCGTTCTTCCTCAGTGCTGATCGAACCATAGGACCACCCTGCGCAAGGTATCCAAGGCCACTGCAGTGTTGTCAGCGAGCGAGTTGTCCGGGAGGCTTATCGTTGCCTCCTCTTTGAACTACCACGGCGTTGTCATTGTCAAAGAGCTGGCGCAGGGAGCAGGATTCGAACCTGCGGCGACCTGCAGGCCGCTGTCGGGTTCAGGCCGACCACCTTAAACCACTCAGCCATCCCTGCGTCTGGTTTACTATACACCTATGGTGTAAAAGCAAAGCTATCTCCCTGTTTAAGCCAAGGGAGAAAGGCTGCGGTGATAGTCACCGCAACAGTGCTTATTCAGCACCATTGTATTATACCGCCAAAAGTACCCGATTTTAACCCACAAGACGCAGTTTTTCGAGTTTCTGCAGTTCTTCGGTCAGCTTGTCCTGGCGCCCCTGCACGTATCGGTTCAGGTCTGCGATATACTCCTGCTGGCGCTGCATATACATTTCGAAGACTGATTCGTCGCCTGACATGTCCGGATATGGGGCATCTTCGGTGTTTGCGAAGCTCAGCCACAGCGGAAACTTGCTCACGCCGTTCAAACGACCGGCTTCCTGGATGTATTTCACGATATCCGGGTGAAATTCCGTCGTAGGCTTGCCATCAGACGTCTCTCCAGTCAGTTGGGATGCTTCCCAGACGCTCCAGGCGCATTCTTCCAGGCTGCAGAATGGAATCTGGTCCTCTTCGAATGGTCTATCGTTCATAACAGCCGTCGCAGACAGGAAACCCTCGATAGAACTGTAGAAAAGGTCGGTTCCGAGCAACATATAGCCGCAATTCAGCTTGTCGAACAGCTTTTGGGGCATCTTTTTCACCCCAAAAGTCGCTTCGAAGCCCATCATGAGCACTTCCGGGTCCCATTCAAGCGATTCCATGCCCAACTGGCGCAAAGTTGCCAGCGTGACAGAGGAAACGAAGCAGTGATTGGACAGCGGGAAGCTCACTTCACGTACTCCAGGAAGGCTTTTGCGACGGAAGCGTCGAGAGAAGCCACTTTTTCGATCATTTCCTGGTCAGAAAGGTCATTTTCGACCCCGAAATGGCTCTTGAAGAAGCTGTTGACCTCGTTTTTGCGCTCCAGAAGGGCGGATTTGCTCAAAACAGTGTCGATTGAGGTGATTTCCATCATGTCGGAAGCCTCTTTGAGCAGGTCGTCGATAGTCTGGCCGAAGCAAGCCTCTTCCGGCGCCTTCAGAGTGATGCCGTCGTAGGTCTCTCCATAGCGGTTTTTGAGGTTGAACTCGGTATCGACCGCATCCATGAAGCCACAGATCTTGTCCAGACTGGCTTCCTTGGTCAGTTCATCGTCGGAAACGTCCTTCAGACCGTTGTAGAACTGCCAGAAAGTCTGTGCGTTGGCCGGAGACAGGCTCGCCATCTTGGCTCTAACACCAAGCTGCTGCTCGATTTCCTCGCGGTCGTTGATTCCGGCGCCGGCGATCATGGAAATCTTGCGCATTTCCGGGCTGTCGATGTCCAGATCGCTGTTCGCAGCCTGGAAAAGGACGTATCTGGCCGTATCCTTGAGCTCATCGCGGCTCATGGAGGCACGTTTTTCGAGAACGAACGCCACAGCCTTGTCCAGTTCCTCGCCAGTCTCGATCACAGGCATGCTGATGGTGCCCTGGCCGGCCTTGAAAGTCTCGATTTGCTTGGCGGAAGCCGTCTTGGTTTGCTCAGGCTCCTTTAGAGTAATCTCGTGATACTTGGCAGCCTTGTCGAACTGTTTCTGGATGGTCCTGTTGAGCGCCTCACCGAAGCGGCTTTTCTCCCCGCAGTACTGGCGGAAGGAGTTTAACGTGTCTTCTTTTGTGTGAATCGGGTAGCGCTTACCGTCCTGATAAGCGAAGCAGGATTTGTCAAGGTTATCCATCGTATAAGCCTTTCATTTGGTTGATTGTCTTACTATAGGATGCACGTCATGTTGACAAAAGACGAAGAAAAACTCCTCAGCAACCCTGCCGACGGGTTTCCTATGTTACAGGCCGCGTCAGCAGCCTGGAAGCGTTGTGGCACCTGCGGGGCCAAGACGCTGAAAGTGAACGCCCTGCTTCGCGTTGCGGTACTGCGCTACCGCCTCAGACCAGAGTTCATCAAGCTCTGCGCATCACTGTTCAAACTGCCGGTCACGATTGCCGGCGTCGTCATCAGATAAGGAGACCGTCATGGCAGTCGCAACCATCAATATCAGCCAGGAAACCACAACCGGCCGCAAAGGTTCTGTCAAGATCAAAATCAAGGCAGTCGGCAGTAACATCACCAGTGCGGTGTTCGCCATTGAAGTGCTGCCCCGCAGTGCAGATGACCTGGCTCCCCTGTACCGGTTCAGCCATGTGTGTTCCCCGTCGGAACTTGTCGAGTTCCCGGACTATGAACCAGAAGACGAGTGCTACTTCCGCACCGACGAGATCGAAATGATCTTCGACACAGCCAAGATGGCCGACCTCACGTATCACTCCATTGAGAAAGACGTGAACGCCCTGGTTGTCGAATGGAACCAGATCAACGCCCTTATGGACGACTCAGGCGGGGTCGTCAGCGACTCCCTGCTCTACACCGAGATCGACACTCACACTGGTCCCGCTGTCTGAGCCATCGAGCTGTTCCACCAGCCCGTACAGATCATATCCAGCTTCTTCCATCAAATCAGGTGCTGCCACGAAGGCGAGTCTGCGGTCGCGCAACATGTTCGCCATCTTCGGTGCAACAGATGCCAGCATCTCGGCGGCACTCGCCATGTAGCCGGAGAACTGGAACCGGCTCTTTTCATCGTGGTTCTCCTTGTAGTTCCCGATGGCTGCGCCGCACTCTACCATGAGTGCCTTGAATTTGCCCTGCATGTAAGGTGTCAGGTTCTTCCACTCCGCGACGATATCATCGGTCACATCCAGACCAATGTCGTACACAGGATTGCTCAAGTCTTCCACGGGTTTCATCCCGCGCTGCACCAGCAGAAGCTGCGACAGAATCGCCCACAGTGGCACGACAGGCACGCCGGACTCAATGGTCTTTGCCATGCAGAACTCCAGCGTCTGCTTCATAAAGAAGGCTTCATCCGGCAGCTCGTCGATTGCCTGCCCAAGATGACCACAGACCAGCACGATGTGCTCCGGGTAGCCCTGCTCTACCTCGCCGGCAAGGATGTACGCCTGGGACAGATGCTTCTCCACGCAGGCGATACAGCCTTTGCGTGTGGTCTCCGGCACATTGTGTACCCAAGCACTCACAAAAGAAAGCGTCGGCTTGATCTCCCCGTTCACCTTCGGATATCGCGGAACGCGCTGCAGTATGTTCAGGCAGTCGTTCAGCTCTGATTCCAGGTTGTACTTGAGGCCCAGCTCGTAGAACTTTTTGCGGTACTTCTTCTGCTGACAGCGCGGGCACTCAGGATAGTCTTTGCGAGCCTTTTCGATGTACTTGCGGTCGTCTTCCGAGAACACCGACAGATCCTGCATCTGCATGATGTGAGTGAACATGTGGTCCATCAGCCTGTGCGTCGGATAGACGGCTCTGGTGGAGTAGTACTCCTGCTCGGTCATGACGTAGACCGTGTCATGTACCAGTACGAACGGATCATCAGGGCTGATTGTAGCGACAAAGTGTTCCAGCGACATGGCGCCAGTTGTGATCTTCCTTATGCGCGGATCCTGGACTTTGTAGACGTCTTCATGAATCTTGATCGTCAGCGACATTGGCGGCCTCATCCTTGATAAAGGGGTTGAAATTGATGATGTCTTTGTCAGCCATGAAAGGAAGGCTGCAGATACGTGTGATTTCTTTCAGGCCCCTGGCGATGAAGGCCGGATTGGCTTCTCCATAGAGAATACCCTGGATGCGCTGCTTTGCCTTGTTCTGCTTGTTCGCCTCTGCGATGGTCTTGAGTGCGTAGTGCCCGCCAGAGAACCTGGTGTCTGTGAGAATTGCGGAGTTCAGGTCCGGGAACATTTCGACGGCGTGTTTCAGGTGGTACAGGACGTTCTGCTTGGAGCACTTGGGGTTCATACTGGCGCCGATCTCGGAGTAGCTCAGGTAGGGATACTGCATCTTCTTGATGAGAATCTCGAAGAGCACCGGGCTCTCCTTCGCCATTTTCACAAGCGAGAGCACGAGACCGGATGCTACAAGGAAGACCTGCTTCTCTATCACTTCACGGAGCACCTTGGTGATCTCCGTGGCTTCCTTGACTTTCTTCAGGACTTCGACGTCGATGTCGTTTTCGTCGATGTTTTGTAGGTCTTTGTCCTCGACTCCAAGGAACTCGGCCTCGTCATCATCGTCCCAGTTGCCGCTATCGAACAAGGCAGGTCGATGTGTGTTGTATTGTTCGTCTTTCAGTTTACAAGTGGCGCATGGGGACGACATCCAGTCTTTGTATTTAGACGGATCGACGCCGCATGAGTGGCATCCGAAGGTGGGCATAGGCAGTAACTCCGCAGAAAAGGTTAGGCATCTACGGAGTTACAATATAGCTATTCCCAACGGCCTTCAATAATTGCAGGTCCGTGCTGGTATTGAGACACTGTGCTTCCTATGACATAAGCAATAGGAATTGATTGTGAATATATGTCACGCGCATATGCTGTTGAATACTCATACTGAATTGTTGCACTTTCTGCTGTTCTGTATATCTTTAACCAGATTGTCTGAGCAGCTGTGGTAACAGATACAGCAGTTGAATTGGATAGGATATCCTTTGAACCACCCGGATAATAAACTGTTCCGGGATCTATTGTCCACTTAGTTGCTGCGCTCGTTGCCTTATATACTTTGAACTGACCCTCATACTGTGCACCCTTATTAGAATCCACGTAGTCTTTCACAGCTGCCACAGTAGGTACTGTATCTGTTGAGTATGGACGACTATCAGTTACAGCGGCAGCATTCAGAGTACTGACAACCTTGAACATACCAGCTACGGCTGTATATCCGCTTATCCACTCTTCTGTTGAACCAGATGTTGTAAAACCACCAATACTGGCCGTGGAATTTGCAACGTATTCTGCGACGGCTTCGACAGTAGGAACTATACTGGCGACTGTATAACTCGTGCTACCAACCGTGTAACCACTTGTCTTAACAAGTGTGCGATTGCGCATGTTCAACATACTTATAACAGTGTAGCATGTACCAGGAATAGCATTTGTACTTGCATCTATACCCGATAGCTTGGCTGCAGTCTGACCAGACACAGCGATTGTTCCTTCGGTTGCAATAGCTCGTGTTACTGGTCCAAGTGTCGGTGTTGGGTCTTCTGCCAAATCATAGTTGTGCATGAAGTTTATAACAGCTTCCACTGTTGGAACCACTTTTACAGACAAAGGTGGATTCGTGGCATTTGTATCTTCAAACACATTTGTTACAGATTGGATTATGCCCTCTGTATGCGTTGTACCACGTACATCAGCAATCGCTTCGCCTGCTGATGTTCCTGTGTTTATATAAAGTTTGCCAGGTATTGCATCTATTCTGGATTGTGTATCTACATAATCCTTAACAGCTGCCACTGTCGGAACTGTCTTGATAGACAAGGACCGATAACTTATTGTTGTTGCTGCTACTAAAGTGTCAACAACACCAACAAGACCAGGTTTTGCTTCACGTTTTGTTGCGGATGCGCCTGTCCCAGTCGTAACCCAGTCTTCTGCACCTGTGTTTGTTACAGAGAAACCACCAACAGATGCCGTGTAACCAGTAACGAAGTCATGTACAGAGTGCACTGTTGGCACAGAAGAATAAGCAGGTGAATTTGCTGTGCCACCAACTACGTTTGTCGCTACGTAGTAAATACCGGCACTTACTATGCTCGCAGTTACCCAATCACCATTCTGATTCAGACTACCGGATACTGCCATATCTGGTGTATGTATATCAACATAGTCCTTCACTGCAGCTACTGTTGGGACTGTATTCGTAGATAACGAACGATTGCTCACGGTCGTGGCCGCAACAAGTGTATCAACCACACCAACGATGCCTAGGTCTGCTTTGCGTTTGGTTGCGGACGTGCCCGTGCCGACTGTTTCCCAGTCTTCCTTGTCTGCAGCAGTCACGGAGAAGCCGCCGACGGACGCTGTATAACCTGCAATAAAATCATTCACAGCACGAACGGTAGGAACCGATGAATATGCCGCAGATCCGGCTGTACCAGCAACAACGTTCGTAGCCACATAATAGATACCAGCACTGACCGTCGCGGCTGTAACCCAGTCACCGTTTTGGTTCAGATTTCCAGATACAGCCATGCCGGCTGGATCAAGATTCAGTGACTTGATGTACTTGACAATGGCGTCAGCTGTTGGAACCACATCATCTACGCTGAACAGGCCGCCCTGTGCATTTGTAGCACCCACGATATTACTGACCACTTTGTATGTACCGACAGTGCATCCAGAGGCAGTTGCGCCTGTGATGACTGGGCTGGTACCCGTCGTGGTCCCTGTTATGATACCCCGTGTAGCCAAAGACGACTGCGCTGACATTGTGGAACCAGAGTAGAAATCAGTGAGGTCATGTACAAAGTTATAAACAGCTTCAACAGTCGGCACAACCCTGGAAGACTCCGGTCTTTTGTTAACCGTTAGATTCAGATTGATACAACGAGAAACATCGACAGTACCAGTCGTGTGGATAGCATCCAGTGACTCGTATGGACTGTCATCGCTCACAGAAATTCTGGAAGCTGTCGCCGTGTGTCCTGCAACATAGGCCCTGATGTAGTTCACCACGGACATGGCCGTAGGCACAGCTTCAGGAGCTACATATGTGGTCACTGTGTCCGTTATGTTGGCCATGTCATTCGTGACATAGAACGTGCCAGGAACGGCCGATGTTCCGCACTTGACCTGGACAGTAGAGCCGGCTACCGCGATGGTTTCGTCTGCTGTCGCTTTGGCATCCGCCACCTTGTAGTTCGCGACGGTATACCCGTGTATGAAGTCGTATACGGCCTGAACTGTAGGAACAGCATCCGGCGACACATTGTTCGGGTCCTGTGTTCCGATGTCGATGTTCTTGACCGGTTGAACAATACCAGCAGCCGCTGTGGTTCCTTGTACCGAAACCAGGGATTCTGTGCCGGCGGAGACAGAGATAATGCCTTTTATAGCGCTTGGACATGATCTACCTTCAACATACTGGATCACTGCTCGAACAGTTGGCACCTCTTCATACCAGTAGCTACCGTTATTGCTGTAACCAGCTGCTGAACCTGGATTGTAAGCACCTGCATTATAAACATCTATGTCAATGGTATCTACGGAGTAGACGGTGCCAGGCGTACCATGCGCAACATAGCGCGTTGTGGTACCGCTCATTACCTTGACTGTGCCAGGCTCAGCCAGTGCATATGCATTATGCACAAAATCGTAAACAGCTTTAATAGAAGGAACTGTTATGCTGACATCCCCTTCAACCAGAAATACATTTGCCTGCACAAACACAATCGTGTCGATGACATTTATAGTGCCAGGAGTCCAGCCAGTAACAGATGCATTCGTACCAAGCAGATTCTGTTCTTTACTACTCTTGTTCCATTTCCTGTAACTGGGCGTATTGGCCGGTGTTTTTGTAGCCATATACGTCGGACCAAAAGCGTTTGAAACAGTACCACCAGTTGCCAGAGACCGATATGCAATATCCAAAGATTCATTATGCACAAAGGCATATGTCGCTTTCACCGAAGGAACTGTCTGCAAAGACAACCCAGGTGTAGAACCAACCACAATCTGGCTGGACACTTCGACGGTGCCTCTTACAGGATCTACATACTGGTCGCCTTCCGCCCAGACTTCTGTTGTGCTGCCGTTTACCAGTGTACCTGCAACAGCATCGACAGGAAGCATGTCATCAACATAGTCAATAACAGCCTGCACTGTTGGGGCGCAGTTATCAATGTCGATAGACACTGTGCTGCCAACAGGAATCAAGGTTGCCATGTAGCAAGTGCCTGGCTCGCCTGTCGCTGTGTAGCCTGTAATTGTCGTAACATCGCCCTCGGTCGTGGATATCTCGGCAAGGGTTCCTCCAGTAACAAGTGCGGACGAGAACGTCATGCCTTCAACCGCGACGTTATGGATGAAGTTGTACACAGCATCCACTGTGGGCACCGCATAGCCTGACACCCCGTGAGTGCCCGACACATACACATTCCTGACGTTCTGTACATAGCCAGCAGCCGGATCCACAGTAGATCCCGGAATCGGCCACAGCACTTCAGGCTGATTTGTGGTGTATCCGATGATACCTATTATGGAAGAGGTCGAACCTTCCATCTTCACATAGTCCATGACAGCCTTAACTGTTGGAACTTCGTCCTGGTAGTACTCCTCAGCCTCATATCTGGCTTTGTCCAGGCTGTCAATAGTAAACACAGTGCCTGGAGTACCGTGGCTGACATACGGCACATTCTGCTCGTTTACCAGAATTGTTCCAGTTGTAGAGAGCGCATAAATGTCATGAACGAAGTCATATACTGCCTTGACTGATGGCGCCGTTGTAGCTGCAACACCCATCATGGCGCCATTCATGAGCACGATGCTGTTTATTACATACGTGGTACCGGGCTCACCATCAGAGACGTCGCCATAGACAGTGTAGTAAGCATCGCTGTATGCTGTACTGGCCTCAATGTAGGCCTCGTAAATTTCGCCTTCTTCCGGCTCTCCGGCGAGTTCCCAAGCAGCCTTAGCAGCCTCATACATACTCTCAGCCGCCGTATAGCCGGATATCTCGTCTTCTGTGTTCTGCGCCCATCTGTCTTTATTGATCGGGATCACATAATCAACCGGTTCACCGAGCACCGTGCTACCGGAAATCCCAGACAATGCTATTTCAGTCGCCTTCGCATCTGCGACAGGCCCGTTGTAAGCCGTAATACCATGTATGAAGTTGTAGACAGACTCGACAGTCGGAACATCTGTGGTCGAGTGGTAATTCGTTTCCGTAGAGCCATCAATAACCAGCGCAATGTTTACAACAGGCTGCACAATACCCGGTGCTGGTGTTATCGTCGAACCTGGAAGCGGTGTGATGATCTCGTTTCCGTATATGTCAAAGTCGATGACTCCATGCAGAGCAGCCTCCGCATCTGCTTCCGGCTTCTCAATCTCGGAGATGCAGTCCTCATGGTAGATTTTATATAGAATCAGCGGGTCGGATGAGTCAGCGCCTTGGATAATACGAACGCCGCCAATGCCTACACCACCAGGCTCTGGATCTGCGGTCCCATCCTCCGACAGTTGCGGTCCGGTCTTCACGGCAATTTCAGCAGTGTTGTCGCCGATTGTATCCCAAGAATACCTGGTCGCTGCGCCTGAGCCTGTGCTTGTGAAGTTCGTCACAGTTCCGCCGCTGGCGACAACGTCGCCGTCTTCGATCATGCGCGGCGTTCCACCTTCTCCAGGTACTCTGGGAACATCTGCGGCTTTCACATCGGTGTGCGATGTAGGAACATCAAAGGATGCCATCAAATAGGCATAGAACGGCGCATACAGATCGGAGAGGCCAGCAACAGATATTGTACTGGTTCCGTATATGATGCTACCACCACTGACCGCATAAAGATTCGGCGCGTCCTCTACAGTCCACCACCAGACACCATTGAAAGCCTGCCACAGAGATGTAACCGTCTTTCCATGCCATCTGCTGCCGACTGTGATCGGGGTATGCGTATTATCTGCGTTCGGGAGTGTGTCAGCATGATAAGTGCGCTGGTCAACATCGTCAGGATCCCGCAAAGCTGCGCCACTTGTCAGTGTGATCTGGAAATTTTTGCACTCGGACTCTGTATTCTGGGCGCCTGTGAGACTCCGGAGCTTGCGGTCTGCATCGCTTATCGGAATGCTGTTCAGTCTTGCGTAGATGTTCCGGAAGCGGTCATCTACAACACCTTTCCAGCCATTGATCAAGATATTGCTCAGTGTGAAACTGTCATCACCGGCTTCCCATGCGGGGATCGTGCTGATATCCACGGGGTCGAAGTCTGTGTCCAGCATAGGCTCCAGCAGGCCGGGGCCCATCTCGACGCTGTTCTCCATCGTGTCTGTGATATTGACCGTGAAGTTCGGCACCCCGTTGTAGCCGCTGCGGGTACCGCCCAGACTGTAGATATTGTGCCAGTGCGTATCGCCTGTGATGATGAACACATCGGATGCGACCGCATTCGTAGAACCCACGATGGTGTTCCTGTAGAAATACCGGGGATCTTCACCATGCTGGTACTCCGCATTGAACAGGTCAGCCCAGCCACTGGTTCCGCCATAGACCGGGTACTGGTAGGTATGGCCGGCGATCACGATATCCAGACATTCAGGATGCACGGACACGTCGGTCTCATCAGACAGAGGATCTGTATTCGTGCGGCAGGTCAGCTCAGGAACTTCAGGATGCGGACCACCGTCAGGCCAGCTCATATTGGTGGTGTCCTCGGAGAACACCATTCCCTTGATTCGCATCGGCAGCTTGTTGAACTCAGCCTTCATGCTGGCAACAATGGCTACGTTTTCGTCGAACATGCCGTTGCTGTCTTCACTTATCTGGGGGATACCGACACACTTGTACTTGTCGTACCCGCATCTGTCTGCCTTGATACGAATCATATCTGGAACCTCAGTTCTGGTTTACTGCTGTGATTGTCACGGTGTTTCCGACAGTATCGACTTCCACAGATCTGTCGCCGTGTATAAGAACGTCACCCGTCCTGCCATTGATGCTGTGCATGCCGACGCCGCGCTTGCCGGCCAGATTGTCAGCCTGCGTGTAGAATTTTGCCGGGAACACTCCTTTTCCAATGTCTGCGGCCGCCGTGAACACGACTGAATCAGAGCTCCCGGAGACCTCGACGTTATGTCCGTTCTCAAGTTCCAGGATGTCATCCCACTGATACATTTCAGTGTCGAACATATACGGGCTGATTGTGTCGTCATCGTCCTGCTGGAGTATGACAGGAGGAAGCCCGCTTTCAGAGCCCTCGATCTTCAGGATAGGAGCCATCTGCTGGAAGACCAGGCAGGACGGGTGGATTCTGTAGCCGATCTCCGGCGCATCCTGCGGCCACTCGATGTCGCCCTCGACGTACATCCAGTTGTTGCCTGTCGGGATTCCGCTCCAAATGATGGGCACATTGTAATTCTCGCTGTAGCCGTAGGCACTGCAGGTTACTCTGACGTGCGCGTTCGTTGCATCGAACCCGGTCAGCATCGCCACAATGTAGTCGCCGTTCTTCGCCAGGTTCGCAGGCTGACCGGCCGGCAGTACTACGACAATGCGCATGTATTTCACGTTACGGAAAAATGCCGGCTGCACCGCGACCGGCATGAACGGATAACTGATGGACAGGTCTTTCAGCTCATTGGACATCGAGAACACCTCTCAGTATAATCGCAGCGTCTGTGGTAACGACGCGCAGGTTCGACGTGAATCCTGCCTTGATAATCAGGTTCTTCTCCTCCACGCTGTAAGTGGAGCCGTTGACAACGATCTCGCACCAGGTATTGTTCTCCGGCACATCGACGTTGTAAACCCCAAAACTGGCAACCGTGCCACTTTCCGGGATTACGTTCCAGTTCTTGTGCCCCAAGACGGTCGTTCCATCGGAAACAACCGGTGTTTCTACCTCCGACGTGCATCTGATACAGAGGTCGGCTGTCATGTACTTGCCATGAACACCAAAGCTCTTGGCTGTGCCACTCACTGTCTGGATATGACAGTCAGGAAGGAGAACAAAAGCGTTGCTGCCGAAATAGTGCATGTCGTTCGTGTAAACCGACAGCGCAAACAGCCTGGTGCAGACATCCGATTTGCAACAGATGAAACCGCGCAGTATGGCGTACTGGTCGTACAGGAAGAAGGAGCAGACGTCGGTCTGTTCACTGGCCGCATAGAGCTGCCCGCTGCAGACATCCGCGCCGGTGCTGTCGCAGATGACAAGCCGACCATCTGACGTGATGCCTTTGAAGCGGCATGGAAGCACGACATTGTGGTCCACGTTCACAGACACGGACAGGAAGCTGTCGGCCGTCAGAACGCCGTCCCCAGTGTCCAGAGAGCTGCCGTAGGTGAAAGGCCAGTTGGAGATCGCAGCTTCGTCCGTGCGGTCCAGATTGTTGGTCATCATCAGCATCAGGCTTCATCTCCTTTCCCCTCGTAGCAGTTCGGAAAGTCCGTGTTGCCTTGGATCGTGACAATCAGGGCGCTCTGTTTCTCTTCTACAGAGAACGTAATCGACGCATCACCGGCCGCCAGAGCGAACTGCGGAGAAACTCCATCAGGTGTTGCCGTGTTGATGCCCCGTACCGGAACAGCCGTGGACACCAGTTTGTAGACCAGTGGTGTCTCGTTGACTTCTGTGCCGGCCTTCAGATAGGTCTTATAGCAGGAATCAGCCAGGGATTCTTCCGGCACTGTAAAGCCGATCAGATCGCCGGAACATGAGAAGTCCAGATGGTTGTCCACCTGGTGCGTCTGACCATTGATGACCACCTGTTTCAGATTGCCGGCCACGACGTCTGACACATACGAAACACAGCGCGGGTCCAGATAAAAGCGCCCTGTGTAGCTGCCGTAGGAGTTCTGGAGCAGTGATCTGTCAACCATCATGCTGACAGCATACTTGACGTCATCCTTCTCGAACTCGGCGCCTGCACTGTCCTGGCCGGATGCAACATAGACAGACCCGATGTCCTTGTCCACACCGTTCTCCTCTCTGCAGAGCGATACCAGGACACCGTCCATCGAGATGCTGATGGCAGATGCAAAGAAGCAACCGTCCGGCTGGTCCTGGACACAGATGCCAAGATGTGTGATGCACCCAGGAGGGAACGGACGAGGCTTCTCAAGTCCGTAGAACGGATAGTCAGCCAGTTTTCTGTCGTTGATATAGGTGGTAAGCATACGGCTCCTTTACTGATTGGTACTACTGCTACTTGCCGTGCTGATCGGCACATCAACAGGAATCGTAGACCCAGTGATTATAGCCTGGTTGTTCGGTTCACGGGCTCCGGTCGTCGTGTACAGTCTGGTTTCCTTGTACTCGAAGAAAGTCTCGGACTCGAACGGCACATCATAGCCAGCAAGTGCTTCTTCGAAGGTCGTCGTTCCAGGCACCAGTGTAGTGATCTCCGGTACCTCGTTTCCGGGCTCCGCCGACGTCGTTCTTCTTATCTCCTGGAAATGTATCGAGTCCTCTTCCGTATAACGTTCCGGTTTACCGACTTCCCACAGGATTTCCACGCGCCAAACGTTGTTAAAAGGCACAGACGATGTCGGCGCCGTTTTGGCGTTCAGGTAGTCATCCTTCGTAGGAGCCACGATAGGCTGCCTGCTGGTATAGGCCGGAGCGAAATCGTAGTAGACGTTGTCCCCGATAGTCTTGCCGGAGACATTCACAGTCGCGCCACGCACCGTAATGACATGATTCTGCGCGTCATACATGACGAAGTTCACAAAAGGCAGGAACTTCATCTGCAGTCCATAGGTGCCGGAAACACGAGCTTGGATGAAGTCGGTCTGGATCGTCTTGGTTGTGCAGTTATTGTCGTGGATGACATGCACCTTGGCGTCCGTCAGCACCTGCACACTGGTGGCTCCGCCGGCACCCTGGTCAACAAGGGTCTGTAGAGCCGCATCCTCGGCACTCACATATTCCACAGGGTTTGTACCGACGATAGGCTCGTCAGTATCCTCCATGTTGAAAGGCTTGAACCATAGTACAGGCTCTGGAATGAACACGCTGAGGTCCTGCTTTGCTGTGCTGATGCTGTTGTCGTCGTTCTGTCTGTGGTCGTACTCGATCTTGATGGTACAGCGGATGCGCCAGGTGCCGTCGCAGCTTGGCAACGCACGCTTGGTCTGAACAACGAATCCAGCGGTGTCTTCCGGCGCGATTTCCATGCGGAAACTGGCGTTGTTCTGCATCACAGCGTAGTTCCACATGTGCGCCACTGTGATGTACTGCTGAAGCAGCTGCATACCCTTCATCAGCACATCCTGCTCTGCTTCATCTGTACAGTGCACCGTGCTGCCGACCACACGGAGTAGATTCAGAGCTGCTTTGTCTGCAGTAAGGTCCGCAGAATTATGGAGCATGACGTCCTTCATCATGTTGACAAACATCTCGAAGTACTCAAGCTCCTTCTTGATGTGATACAGCGTTTCACAGGAAGAACATGTTGGGCATAGATCTGTCAGAACAAGCCCTTCCTGCACTGTGACAACACCTTTGAGCCTGTTGATACTGGAATCAGGTGTCGTATCTTCACTGGTCTCCGCGCTGCCTTCCTGAACAACCTGTCCACTGATGTCAGCGATATAAACAGCCTTGTTCACATCGCCTGTCTCTGTGACTGTACCGCCACGCACATCGCTCCAGCTGTCGCACTCGGACCCGTGAATAAAGAAAGAGCCGTCCGGCGCGGCGTGCTGGCCGTTGATGCTGTAGACCGCGTTCTGCAGCACGATAGAGCGCAGGTAATCCCGGTCGATACCCAGTATATTGGTATCGCCCTGTTTTTCGCAAATGAGCCCGTTTCCTAACTTGATTCCGTCTGGCTCGATCATCTCGGTTGTTACTTTCTGCTGGCAACCAGCGAAGGAAGTCTTGTTTCCACGTTGTTGAGACTGATAATGAAGGCATTGAGACTCTGCGTGAGTCGCTCGACCTGATCCTTGAGCAGACCCTGGGATGCCTGGATGTCGGCAACGTCACCGCTCTCATCACCGCAACAGGGTCTGGAGCACGGGTTGCTGATCGTGATGCCGTAAGCCACGTTGTTGACCTCTGTGCAGTCCATGCCGCCAATATTGAGGTTGCCCTCACTATCCGGCGTGATCCCGTTGATGCTCTTGAGCGGTGTGCCAACCTCTGTCGCCATGATTTCCTGGATCTGCTCTGAGAGCCACGTCTCATCCAGTTTGATAGTCAGCTCGTTGGTGTTCGTATCCAGTTCAAACGCGATGCCTGCACCGGCTTTCAGCTTGACTTCTCCGCTGACAGTGCCAAGTACATCTTCACCGACCATGACAGTGACGCTCGACATGATCTCGTCCACACGGACGATTTTCGTGATGAGCGTCGGATTGATCGCAGCATGCTCGTAGGTGAACTTCAGAGAGCTGATGTTCGCCACTTCCTGGGTAGAACCGATCCAGAGTTCACCGGTCAGATTCCGAAGCGGATCCCACTTTGTGTCAGCCGGGATGCCAGCCGCAGGAGTCAGCGTAACGACTTCTGGGTAACTGCCATCGGCCGTCACGATTGCCGGAGAGCAGGCACACTCAAACGAGTGCTCCGCATCGTACTGGTAACTGATGACTACCTGTACGGAGGCCGAGTAATGGTTCACGGAGGACACAAAGAAGTTCGCCGCATTGATATTCGAATCCCCCAGTTTACAGGGGATGCTCATCTTCAGATCGACCAGAAACGAAGACGGCAAGTAAACGCCATCTTCGCTCACTACGACCTGCGTATCCTGAAGAGGATAGTTTCTGTGCATGTTCTGGTTCAGGAACTCCAGAGCCTGCCTGTCAATACTGATCATATCGCACCCTTGAGTATGGCAGGCTCAATCGAGACCTGCACCAGGTTAGATGTGACGGCCGTTCCGACGCGCTGCAGATAGAGCGCTGTGCCTGCAAAGAAGTCATCGACACCGGCGTCGGATGTGATGTTCTTGACATAGCCGTCTGTTCCTATATAAACGGGTGTTCCCGGAATAAGAATGATCGAATCAGTACCGACCGATGTGATGCCGGAAGCGACATATGTGATCGTCGCACCGGCGTTGCCGCCGTTCATGGCGATGCCGACGCAAGTGCCGGCCGTGTTCTGTGCATTTGCATGACAGACACCCAGCTTGCCATTGGCATTGATGTAGACCGCATTGCCGGCCGCAATCGACTCACCGGCCTGAAGTTCACCTATGACCATTCCTGACCCTCCTGGATCCGGCGTGACCGCCGAGGACTCGTTGGATGCCGCGACATCCAGTTTGAAGCCGACACGCAGAAGTTCCACATTGTCGGACGGTGCAGACGGAATCGCAATTCTGGCGACCAGCATGCCAGGGGCACTGACGGTGCATCCGGTCAGTGAGACTTCACTGTATGACAGCTTGCCTTCTTGACCAGTGAAACTGAGTTCCACTGTGTTCTGCGGATTGGTCGTAACGGGGAGATCTGTCATATTACCAGATGTCGGCTGCTCAATGAACCAGCCATCGACATTCAGTGTAGCGGACGAACCGTAGAGCGTGCCCCATGCGGAAGCCTGGAGCGTGACACCTTCCGGTACATCCGTGACAGGCAGGAACATAACGAACTCTGATTCACGGCCGGCCGGGAATGTGATGAATTGGAACAGACCGTCCGTGATGAGCGTTGTTCCGTTGTGCTGAATGCTGTAGGCGTCGATCTGGGAACCAACGAGGTTGGCAGCCGAGACAGTCGTAACGCCGGTCACGCTGCGGCTCACCTTGATTCCAGGACCTGCATTGATGCCGGTCACAACTGGCGTGTAGGTAATCTTGCCTTCGACAATGCTTGAGATAGCGAGCTGGCTCGGAGCCGTTGCGCCTGTTGTGAACTCATAGGGAGTCAGTGTCACGACACCATTCGCATCATCTACGCGGAGCATGCTCTCGTTGGTGGACTGGATACTGCGCACCACTGAGCTGTTATAGGCAAACGGGAAGTGGTTGAAGATGACCACGGACTTTGCTTCTGGTGCATCCATCAGCTTGCAGTAGAGCTTGCCGTTCACAATGTCGAATGGAGAGGACGGATCTTCCAACGTAGGCTGCAGTTCGCCGTTCCAGAACACGGCTGTCGTAACTTTGGATAGAACACCGACGTAGGTCGATGTCAGGAGTGTACCATCATACACCCAATAAGCACCGGCCGGTGCATCTTCGTCTTCAGAGTCGATTTCTGACCACCCATCCAGTAGGATAGCTGTCGTGTGGTAGTGATTGTCGTGCGCCATATAGAACAGCGTGAGACTGAACATCCCGTTGCCATAGTAGGACAGCACAGGCTGCCTGAGTAGACCGTCCGTATCCTTGGTCGCTTTACCAGCCGTCGTGGTTGACAGATAATAGGTCCCGGCGGTCGCATTCGTGCCAAGGCAGTTGTCAGCCACAGTGTTCTTCGTATAGAACCCGCCGCGCAGCAGCGTGCCGGTCACACCGGATACGTCACAGCTGATAATGATGCCTTCGACGCGGGCACTGGGTGCTTCGATGCTGGCTCCGTTCTCGCCAGGGAGCGGAAGCAACGCTGCGAGAGCAGGCTCATACTTGGAAGTCTCTGAATTGAAATAAACAAGAGCGCCCTCGAATACATCAGCCGTGATCGGAACATCGTGCTGGATAATGGCGTTCTTGGTATCATTCTCAGCCAGCCGTCCTGCGATGCTGTTCAGGGCATCCTGGATATAGGACAGGGAGTTGTCGAGCAGTGCAACAGCGGCTTCGTTGGTAGGCGCCGTCTGGTTGCCTATGAGGGGCACCGTGTAGGTGCTGATTGTCGTATCCGACATCTTAGCCTCCGATCTTCATGTGTAAGTCAATAACAATATGGGTCCCGGCGACCAGCGGTATCTGACTCGTCAGCAAAGCGGTGTAGACGAATCTGTCCTTCGTCGGGTCCTCGTTCATGGACACCAGCGTGGCAGTTGTGATCCGGGACCGCTTGGTCGGTTTGGACCCTATAAGATCCGAAGCGGATAACAAACCGGTGAACATCATGCTACCGTCTTTGTTGACAGAACAGCTTCTCACAGGGATTCTGGCATAGCCGCAAGCAGGGCGTTTTGCAAGATACTCGAAGAACTTGCGGTCAACTTCCGGGGCTGCTTCAACATCCGCTCCGTTGTATGTGACGTAGATACCGTCCAGCTTCTCGCCGGAACCGCTGAGAATGTCGGCAATTACTTTGTTGCCGCCTCTTTGAAATGTCCAATGGCTCATGGAAGGATTCTTGCCTCTGCTGCTTGTCCCTGTACTGTGACTGTGGCATCTACGGCAACAACGCCCATTCCGGCGTCGGCTGTAAAGCCCGACAGGGTTACATTAGCAGTGTCGGTCGAATCCTTTACATAAAGAGTGAGAAGACCACCCAGGTCGGTGCTCTTGCGAAGCACCTGGATGGCGGCTTCCAATTTGGACAGTGATGCAGCTGTAAGACGCACAGCGCAAGTCTTTCCACGGCGCAGAACTTGCATCACAAACTGGTATGGATTGATGGTGCCTGCGGCCATACCAGCCGGTGTCTTGATCTCGATGAACGGGCAGGCCTGGTTCAGACTGTTGTTCGTGCATATCTCCATGTACTTCAGCAGTGTAGGCACATCACCGGACAGCGGAAGAACCGTCTGGTCATACCAGTAGACCAGACTGTGCGTTGCGTTCTCTGCAACCAGTTCACCTGCATCTGTGCGTACACGGATGCCTGGGATGTCTGAAGCAGATGGGCTTTCAGAGCCCTTGAAGAACTTCATGTCACCGAACAGGATGGTGCCCTTCTTAACATCGTCACCGGCATGCAGATTACACGGCAGCTGTGACTTGTAGATCTTGTCATAAACGCGTGCGAACCACCAGTCCTGTTCCTGCCAGAGCTCGGAGATAGCGCCATCCACATCGCAGACCACGCTGTTTGCGGCACTCGCCAAGAGCTTCTTGGCGTTGTAATAGGTAGCGCCGTTCTGATGAATGTCCCAGACGATATCAGCGCAGTCGTTCAGTTCTGGTGACATAAACCCGCTGATGGCATCGTACTCATTTGCAACTGGCTCGACAATTCCGATGAGTTGCAAATAGACCTTCAGTTCTCCGCTCGCCGTTGTGACTTTCACAGACGGGATATTGAGCTTGGTCGGATCCTCATAGAACAGAATCTGCCCCTGTGCAAACTTGAAATCCGGCCCGTTCGTCAGCACACGGTTCCATTGGTACAGGTGATCCACCAGATATGTCGGTTCCTGGATCGGATTCACGACATCCATGACCCAGCCACGGTTGTTGCTGTGCAGTGTGACATACTCCTCGTCTGTGGGTTTACCGATTTCCCAGTGATCCACCACACCGCTGCTGTTATACACAGGACTAAGTTTGACATTGTTCACAAACTGCTCCCATGTGTACCACTCTCTGTGCAAAGAACTTGCATCCAGATAGACGACAAACGGCATATCCTTTGGATACACCGTCTGACTCATCGGAAACAGGCCGTAGAGCCAGTTGTCGAACCGGTATCCAGTGTACTTGTAGAACTCGCTGAGTAAAAATTCAACTCCAAGTACAAAATCTTGATCGTCGAAGATCCGGTACCAGAAAGCACCAAGAAGCGACCTGATTTTTCTCACCCAGTTCATACGGCCTCCACTCTGACGTTCTCAACCGTGATGCTGAAGAAGCAGCACTGGAAATCCCAGAAATCGTCATTGGCCGGGTCGCTGATGTCGAAGATGCCGGTGTTGTTGTAGAAGGTGTCCACATAGCCGCTCTTCGTGTAAGCCTTACCTGTCATGACACAGGGCAGGCGCAGATCAGCGGCAGGAACAGCCGTGGCACAAACAGTGCGCAGATCTGAGAAGTTGATGTTCCTGGTCCCAACTGGGATGCTGTTGATGTAGTCTGTGATAGTCTGCTTCAGGATGGCAACCTGGTCATCTTCCAGCATGGTACCAGAAGAATACCCGCAGCTCACTGTGACTTCAACTGGAACTGCAGCCTTTACCATCGTGTCCTGTCCAATAAAGTGCTCGGCATCATCGTCGATGTACTTCTGCAGAGCCTCAATGCCCGGAATGTAGGTGCAGAACACGGTTGCCGTCTGCGTTCCTGTCATGGAACCAGGCGCGAATGAGATCTTCGTGACCTGCTTCGTGGACAGTCTGGCACCGGCTGCAGGAACATTCGGATCACTGGACTCGAAACTGACGGTGAACGGTATCGTCGAACCATTCACGATGACGGAGTTCACAGCCAGGATGCTCAGATAGGGCAGCGTGCCAACGTACTTGCCGTTCACGATACTGCACTCGACCTGGAAGCTGTCTGTGGTAGACTGTTTGGCGGTCTTCACATAGCAGTCCACGATGCCGCCTGGATTGATGTTCACGTTGTTGTACCGTGACCGGAACAGCGGAGCATCCTCGCCGGCAACAGCTGACAATCCGAGAACAGCCACAGGAGCCTTGGCGAACTTCTTCTGCAGACCGTAGTAGGAACCAATACCGGACGCCGCCGTGTTGTACTCAGCACGCGCCATGAGTTCCGCGTCCGTCTCCACATCGGAGCCGCCGGTGACAGGACTGGTCAGTTCCGCCTGGATGATGATACTGGTGCTGAAGTCGATTGTGACATCGCTGCCAACCGGGATCTCCAGCTTGCCGGGAGCCGCGCTCACGACAGGCAGGTTCGCAATCCAGTAGTCGCCGGCTGCAGTCTTGTATTCAATGGACTTGATGTAGACGAAGTCAGATGGCGTGCCGGACGTGTCACCGTTTGTTATCAGGTACTGCTCCGGCGTAATCATGGTGGCACCGCCGACTGTGAATTGCGAGCCACGGGAGATGCGCAGCACAGGCTGGGACAGGGTCAGTGTTAGGATACCGCGTGCGCTGGTTCCCTGCAGTCTGGTCACGAAGTAGTTGGATGCCACCATGTCTGCAATCGGGTTGTCCGTTTCCTGGGACGTCTTCAGGTACATCACACTGGATGTAGCCAGCATGTTCAGGAAATTGTCGGTGGACCAGGCCATCAGATATGCCGACGGCCGGATGACCAGCTCTCTGATGACGGAGCCTATCTTGGTGATCAGGTTCGGGGACGACTGCGACAGAACATCAGCCGCCATACTCTCGGCGTTGTCGAATGAACGCTGTGTGGGTTCTATGTAATCAGCCATTGTTCAGCTTTCCTTTCACTGTTGTTCCATCTTCCAGCACCAGCGTAAGTATCGCCGAGCCGTCGTTGAATCCCTCGCCTGAGAACGATTCGATCAGTTCCCTGTCCTCGTCATCCAGCATGTTTACAGCAGATGCACAGCTGGTAGCCAGGATCGCATCGAATATCTGTTTCGGAGGGATGTTGCCGCCCTCCAGGAAGTTCCACAAAGTGTACCCGCCGTCGCCTGTCCTGTAGCCTTCTGACTGGTCACTGAACAGCATGACATAGAGTCGTTGCAGGAGCATCAGCCCTGTGTCTTCGGATGCCGTTCTCGGATAGAACTCAACGCGACCTTCTTCAGCCGGTATGATCTGGAGATCTTTCATTGAGGTGTCTCCTTGATGGCCTGCATCGCACGTTCCAGCTTCTCACTGCGATTCGCGGCGGCCTTGATGCATGAAAACATCAGCTTTTTATGGCCGGCATTGATAATCTCGGCATCGCGCTGGGCACGGGATGCTTCGTGAACCTGTCTGACAGCCGTCGTGGTCTGCACCATCGTGTAGAGCGTCTTCTTGCCCTTACTCTCAAGCTCCGTGGCATACTTGTCGTTGGACTGGCTCCTGGTCGGTATTACAGGTGCAGCCTCCTTCTTGTAGTTCATCGAGAAGGCAGACAGCGCAGAATCCAGAGAGGCTTTCTCGGCCTGCATAGACTTGAGCAGTACGTCCTGGGAATGCTTCATAACATGCTCCTGACATCAGACATCATGCCCATGATCTTTGCGCGGCGCTGAGATACAGCAGCCGGCGTGACATGGAGTTTCTGGGCGATTGCCGTATTGGACAGAAGCGGCCGGCCGTGCTTGCCGGAGGACCACTCCATGATCTTCTGGTCAATAGGGCCAACACTGGCGTAGACATACTCGAAGTAATCGTCGTCATCCAGGTCAGACATGCCGACATAGGACTGATGCGTCTCCGGGTTGATGGTCGAGCTGTCGTTCCTGATTTTGTTCTGGCTGAGAATCTTGTTGATCTTCTTCAGCGAGAAACCGGAACGGTCTGCCAGTTCCATCGCGGATGGCTCACGACCCTTGGCGTCTTCAAATTCGGCTGCCAATTCCTTGACATAACGTGACTCGGCATAGCTGCGCTCCGAGACTGGCATGATGTTATTGCGCTTGGCGCCGAACCGATACAGGCGCTTCAGAGTGTGGAACACATGGGTACTGGGATCCGTACCGTAGGACGGATCGTATGTACGAGCCGCATCGAGTGCCAGCTTGGTAGCCTTGATGTACAGGGATTTCTCCATGCCTGGTGCAAAACTGGTCAGGGCGGAGTTGATGGTCGGTTTCAGCTTCTTCAGCATAAACGACGTCTTTTCAGGGTTCTGGTCTTTTTGCCAGTCCAGTACAAGGTTCTTGAGCGTCTTGGACTTGAACTGCTCAATGGGAGCTACAGTGATGTCCTCATCCAGCTGTTCCAGTTCCTCGGCGGTCGCCTTCGGCATCGTCTTGTTGATTTTATCGAAAACGTTTTCCATGTGTCACCTCTTATTACCTGTACCGTCTTACTCCGAACGTACATGATCAGCAACGGCCTGCGCTATGTTCACAATACCTTTCACGATACCAGAAGATTCGGCAAGTGCTTTCACAGTCTTTACAACTGTTTTGGCTGTGGAAATGAGCTCATCTTTGACATCAGTCTGACTATCCGATACACCAATCTCGTTGTAGAGTTCTTCAAAGGCTGCGAGTTCATCATCCTGGGCAGCTGTTTGCTTCTTGAATGCTTCGCGCTGCTTTGCCGTATCTGCCCATAACTCGTTGTTCCCCGTAAGATAGTCATTGTGTTCGCCTTTTCGATACAGCGGGCATGTGATCTTCGGCTCTTTGGTGTTGCGCTTGCGAACTCTGTCGAGCGTTATCATGTAGGAGTTGTTCGTTGATTGCCCAGAGGCATAGACATATCGAATCTGCTTCAGGATTCCTCTGTAACCGAAGATGTCAATGGTCTTTCCTATGTGGTTCTCCAAACAGCCAATCGAGTTGTTCAGCCCAAAGCGAACATCTGTAGTCAACTGGAATGACGCGACATCAGATGCACCATGCAGATACAGATACATAGCTTTCGCAATCTGATCTGCGATAATACCTGCACGGATCTCGTCGTTTTCCTGTGCAGTCTTATCGCCGCCTTTTGCCTCATTGTCGTTCTGCGGAGTGAACTTCGGCATCTTGACCGTTGTACTGCCCTGCAGCTGGTTCAGCATGGCAAAGTCCAGCCAGACAGGCGCATTTGCATAGCGCACTTTCGGAGACAGACCTTCGATCTTATTCGCAGCTGCTTCCAGTTCTTTACTGCCTGTATATCTGTACTTTGCCCAGCGGCGGATATCTTTGTTGGTTGAGTACACACCGAAACAGCCTGTGGCTTCACCGCTGGTCTTGCTTCCGTCAGCAGAACCGGCACCAGATGAGTAGTCCACGACAAGCACGTCCGGATCGTTCAGGTGCGCCATGTAATTCATGCTGGTGTTACACTCTACAACGTTCTTGTTCGGAATCGTGATAATGTCAACCGCATTCCAGGCATCTATCGGCCGCAGTTCCATGCGGAAGTCGTCAGCGTGTCCGCCAAACACAAAGTGCGGAACCAGGTTCATCATGACATCCATGCCTGTAAGTGTAGTAACCAGAGAATCCAGCACGGACGACTGTTGCAGCGTGGTTATCAGCTGTCGGCCAAGATACGTATCAAAACCGACCTCTGCATCAGCGTGCATCTCGGTCTTGTCCAGATAATAGTCGCAGAAGATACATTTCTTGATTCCAAGTAATTCGTCATCAGGTACTTCAACAAAATCAGCACCCTCGCCGTTCGTTACTTCACCCATAGCAGCGATCACATTGGCCAGCAAAGCAGCCTTTGTCAGAATATCGCAAGACAGCAGACTGTCTGCATAGACATCACACAGCTCGTCTTCCGTCGTGTTCTGTAGTGCCGTGTACGGTTCAACAACACTGGTATTCATAGAACCAGCTGTGGGTGCTTCCATGCTGCCGCTCGCGCCTTCCACCAGGATAGAACTGTTCGTCCTTCTGTAACCGGCAAGCGGCGATATATGCAGCATAGCGCCAATGCCCATGCACATGACACGTAGAGCCTTCAAATGACCGCTGGCTGTCTTGATGACCTCGGAAATACTGATGATATGTCCACGGAAGATCGCAGCCTTCCAGGTACCATCGTTGTCAGCCTCGTAGAAGGAACAGCGCAGGAACTTGGAAGCCGTAGCACGACGTTGCATGCCAGCACTGAGCAGGTCGCTGATGGAGCCATTCGTATTGTTCAGTGTGGCCTCTTTTCCGGAGATAGGTGAGCCTATACCGATTGTAGCCGTAATCGTCGGCAATTCGTTGATGCCCAGGCTATATTCGAGATGTGTGCAGCAGTACAGCGACACCTTGTCGTCGCCGTCTTCATTGTACAGGTTATGAACACCCATCAGCAGAACGCCGACGGAGTGTGCTGCAAGATTCCCACTCATTTCGCAAGCTCTCTCAAGATCTGAAGACAGCCGGCTGCGATGTAATCAACAAAGGTCGGAGCCACCAGCTTCTCCTTGATGTCGTCATCCAGGTACTGTTTGAGTGCCTGGTATGTCTGGGCATTGCCTATCATTTGGAACAGACAGAAGTCCTGGTCATCGTTGTCTTCGGTCGGACGCTTTACAGGAACATAGGTGTTCACCGGATCGAGTTTCTCAATCTCCTTGCCGAAGACCGTATGGAGCACAGCGTTGCAGATAATACAGGCGAACACAGCACGTCTGGCTTCCGGTACAGTGAGGCACAGAATAGCCAGAATGTTATTGATCTTGTCGTTCGTCGTGCAAACTGTGAATTTCTTCTTGTACCACTCGTAGGCCGCAGGCACAGCAGTGGTACCGAGAAGGACACCGTAGAGCTTGTTGATCTCAATCATTTTGTCCGTCTGACTCCTATCAGGTTCATTTCGTATCTGTATGCAGGAGTAAGCCCCTGGCCTTCCATAGCCGGAGCCGTCGTTCTCATCTTCATCAGGATGCAGCGGAACGCGCCGCTGTTCGGAGAGGATGCAGGCGTAATGCTGATGTCAATGCGGTTGTTAATGTTGGCACTCAGCTTGTTCTGCTCGTAGAAGTCCATGATCTGCTTGTGTTGTTCCTGATTGCTTCCCTCGCAGGTCCCGTAGAAGTCAATACCGGCCAGAGTAATCTGAACAGGGTGATCGCCAAACTCCGACACCAGGAAGTCCGAGTTGAGTGTTTTTGATATGGACATATCAACGCCCTGGTTTATGACAATACCTGTGATCGGCATGTGCGCGAATAGTGCAGACGCGTTCTTTTTGTTCCCGCTACTACCTGTAGCCCGTGTCTTGATTGACTTGCTGGAGCTCTTCACAAGCACCGGTGTAACAGTCACATAGGCGGTGTTCGAGTCCTTCACGTCTGCGAAGGAGATACCACCTGCTTCAGGGAATATCTGGATGCGATCACTCATCAGCCACCGCCTTTCTTTTCTGTTTCACCAGCTTGTTTAAGGTGTCCATTTTCGTTACCTTTGCCGGCACCCTGACCATTCAGGAATCCGAGAAGATTGTCAACGGCTGTTGACAGCTTTCCAAGAACACCGTCTGGATTTGCGAGCTCGGCCATGATGTCTTCCAGTGACTTCTTCTCAGGCTGCACTACATCCGGTGCGCCGGCAACTGTTTTCGCGACTACACCAAGTTGTTCCTGGATGCGTTCCCAGTTTTCAGCAACCTTTGCACCGCCAGTCTTTATGGCGTTTTCTTTCCACTTTTCTTCGGACATGCCGCCTATAACGACATCTGTGCTATACTGGCGTACGAGATCATTGGCAGACTTTTCATCGCCCAAGATATTACTAAGCAAGCTCTTTGCATGCTTTATAGTCTGTGACTCTTTCGAGTCATCTTTAGCATCCAGCATCTGATAAATGCGGACTTCTCGTATGGCGTCATTTATAAATTCATCAGCAGACCCTGTCTTCGGTCCCTTATCAAGGAAGTCCTTCAGATGTGCCTGGAACTGCTCACTGTAGTCAGCATCTTTCTGGTGCTCTTTGTAGTCACTCCAGATTGCTTCCATTGCTTCTGGCGCAGTAACACCTTTCAGCTTTGACCGATCAATGCGACCGTCTTCACCAACAGCGTTCTTTATCGTGTTATACATGCTTGTGGCTTTTTCATTTTTATTGTTGAAATTCACCAAAGCACCACGAATGACACCGCTCAGTGTCTCGTTTTTATTGTCCTTGCTGAAGAACTCGGCAAGAGCATCCGTAGTCATGCTATTTGCTGTTCTCAGAATCTGCGCATCTTCAGCTGAGCCTGTTTCCTTGTAGGCATCCACAAAGCGCTGCAGGTATTCTTTACGACGTGGATCAGTATCGAAGTCCTCGATATATTTCTTCATCACGTCGATGTTCTTTTTATTGCGCTCGACGTCGGTCATTTTAGATGTTTCGCCTGCCATAGTGGCTTCAGAAACAGCCTTTATATTGGACAGATCCTGCTCAGTGAGGCCGGCTTTTTCCATCCAGTCTTCAATATCCGGTATACCCTGGAAGCGCTGCTTGAGCTCTTCTGTATCAAAGCCCTGGTTCGCACCACCTGTGAGCATACGAACCAGAAGTTCACCGGCATCGGACGGATGATCCATAGCCGCACCGAAAAGTTTCTCACGGAACTCTGAACGCTGACGAACACGCTCCGCGTTTCTGCGTTTGACATCGACATCACGCTGCTCACCAAACTTGAAGAAATCTGTACGCAGTGCCTCATAGCGGCCTTCCTGCTGGATTCTTGTAAGCGCCATGCGAGTGCCGTCATCAGCATCCCGCTCATTGATACGACGAACGAAGTCTTCGAGAGTCTCGTCTTGGTTGTTCCGCATCCAGTCCAGGATCTCATCGACACCAGCACGTTCTGCACCATTGCGACCGCGTCTGAAGGCACGCAGTCTGCTTTCCACGCTACGAGCACCGGCGGCACGTGCGCCAAGACCTGCTGTGACTGCTGTGTTGTAACCGGACAGAGCATAACCGCGCTGTGCCATCTGGTGTATCGAGGTTGAACCGGACATCTCCAGCATAGCGCGTTCAGCAGTCATGCCGCCGGCAATCAGAGCCTCGTACTGCCGTGTGAACTCTTCCGTAGAAGAATCATTGGTACCCTGTCTACTCTGCCAGACAGCATAGGCAAGGTTCATATTGTTGGCGTACGGAGATGCAGCCTGGCGCACAGATCTATCTGTGACAGCACGCTCATACTGGCTCTTCGTCATCATGGACGGTGTAAAGCCGTAGTTGGTAGCCGCCAGAATCTGACCAGCCAACGCACCAGCACCACCGGCGATCTGATACGGGACATTCATCTGTGACATACCTGCCTCCAGCTTTGTTGTCATGTCCTGTATCTGAGCCGCTGTGTAAGCACCAGTCATGATGTCGTTCATTGTGTTCCTGGACAGCTTTGCCACCGTACTGCTGTCAAGTTGCCGCAGATCACGGCCGGACAGATCCTCCAGGAACCGGATCATCTTCGGGACGTCGTCACCGAACAGGTCCTTCAGAGGCGCCATCGCGTTTGTCATATCCTTGACACGTTCGCGTAGCTTCTCTGTGGCCTGTTTGATACCGTCCGGTCCACCGCCTGGTGCAAAGTTCAGGTTCTCAGTCAGCGCCGCAACCAGAGCCGTGGTCTCATTCAGAGACATACCGCCGTAATCGAGCTTGTTGTAGTCCAGCTCGTACTTATCGTTCAGGAACATCTGGCCGACGGCATCAGCCTTATCCGCCCAGTTCTTCTCGCCACGCCACATGGAGGTACGTGCGATGTTCGAAGAAGCCTCCTTCAAGTTGTAGGAAGCCATCATTTTGCCGGTCGGGTCCCAGATACCGTTCATCATGAGCATGGACATCAGCTTGTTGTCCATCATGCCCTGAGTCTTGTGCTCTATGAACGCATCGTAGTTGGTCCAGCCACCGCGCTGCTCCAAAGACATCTTATCAAAAGCATCCCTGGAGAAAGCTGTTCTGTTCAGACCCTCAAAGAACTGGTAACGCGCTGATGCCTGCATCTGCAGCATGTTGCTCATACCCTGCACATTGGCAGCGGTATTCATGTTCTGCATCGTAATGCCGAAGTTCGTCATGTTGCTGTACAGCGTAGCATTCCACAGAGGATCCGTGGAACTGATACCTGTCATGGGCTCGATGATGTAGTTCTTCAGCATCTGGACCAGCATCTGGCTGGCCTGCTGCCCCACAGGTGAGTTTGCATCCAGTCCAAGTGCCTGGGCTGGAAGCATTTGTAACAGCGAATTAAGAGTTGTATTCGAGGGTCCCATGTGTTATCCGCCTTGCTGTTGAGCCTTTGCTAAAGCCTCCGGGTCAATGGTCCACCCAACTGAGGCTACAGCCTGCTGATAGACATCCATAATCTGCTCGTTCGTCATGTTGTTCGGATCGAATAGTTTAGGTGCAGGCTTCTTATCTTCAGTCTGTGCTTCGGAGCGTCCATATTGGATATCCTCCAACTTGTCGATATTTCTCGGACTCGCCAGACGGCAGCACACGATGCGCCACTGCAGCTGCAGCGTGGCGCGGCGCTTCAGGACACGCAGCGCCAGGTTGGTGCGACTGTTCTCAGGGTCTCTGGCGTACTGTTCAAGCGTGTGGTAGGTATCGAACTCCGGCAGGCAGAGCATCAGGCAAGCGCGATACCCTGCCAAAAATTTTCGTCGAACCCAGCCTCCAGAAGAGTCGTCTCCAACTTCTTGAACTCGTTGATGACCCTGTTCATGATCGCCGGCGGCGTGGATGACAGAACATCATGGCTGGACAGCCTGGTGTAGGCTGCCTGCACGTCCTGCAGGAACTTGGTCTTGTTCTCGTCATCACGCATGTCAGCCTTCCCATAGGTCTCTACGAGCTTGTAGCACTCCTCGATGACATACTTGGACGGCATGTAGACGCTCTCTTCCTTGTCGTGCTTCACGATGATCTTGCTGACCATGCAGTAGGAGTTCACGATTCCGATCAGGTCACGGAGCTGTGAAGAGTCGGCCGCGAACGGCTCAACCAGTAGCACGAAATCATACAATTTCAGCCCTTCTTCACGCGATGCCGCCTTAATTGTGATCTTCAGCTTGCCGTCGTAGAGCGGGAAGGTGTGATTGAACGGTTCACCGGTCATGATGCTGGCCAGATAGTCATCCACGACCTTGCCATCTACCTTGACAGGCTGACTTGGCGTTTCCTGGCCGCAGCATGGACAAATGTATTTCTTCTCTTCGTCGGGCATGGTATCAATCCTTTTCTGTATTGGTTATGTAGCCGGTCTGCAGATCGTCCTGCTCGTAACCGGACTTGGTGATATGACCAGATTCCCAGGCGTTCCATCCTGGGTAACATGCTGTCGTTTTCTTGCCATCCAGACTGATGACCGGTACTTCTTTCCAGGCAACTGTGGAGACGTCCTTCACGATGGCTCTTGTGGCTTCCTGCCAGACCATACCGGGAATGACGATGTCTTTGCCGAAGCCGTAATAGGTCGGGAACAGGAAGCTGTTGCCGCCAACATACGCATCCTGATACAGGGTGGTGCGCAGGCTGTACATAGCGGATGAGCCGGTGCTGTTCTCCAGATTGGGATTCGTCTTCGTACTCGGCATGTCCATCGACTCGAACGTCTCTTTCTTGTCCACGATCTGGCTGCTGTTCACATAGTAGCTGCCTCTGGAAATCACAGACTGCAGTACCAGCATGTTGCCACCGATCTTGACATGACCAGACGCTGCGATGTTGCCCTTGATGACAAGGTCAGGTGTAGAGGACGTGCTGATTGTCAGCACACGGAGCTCGCCGTTACGGACCACAGTGACCTTCTGTGCCCCGTCCAGGACTGACATATTGAGGTCCACAGGCGCAACCACCTGCTGTGCGTAGAGACCGATGATGTTGCCACCAACTGTGAACGCTGTGTTGACTTCGCCGGAGGTCACGACAGTGAACATCTGAGTATCAGACAGATGTCGTGAACTGCGCTCGATAATCGCGCCGCCTTCACCGGAATCCAGTATGATTGTACCAGGGTTATCTGTCTTCTCAACACGACCCTTTGCTTCACTGTTGCCCTTGTTGATACCTATGTACAGATTGTGTCCTGTGAAGGAAGCATTACCGAGGCTCTTGATGATGATACCGGTCTTCTCCGAGTTGGACGTGTCGTTGCACTCAAGCGTGAGTTTTCCTTTGCCGTTTGGCTTTCCGTCTTTGTCCACAGACGTCGCTGCAGCCAGCTGCATGTTTCCAGTGGCTCTGATGTAGATGTTCCTGGTGCTGTTGACTGTGACGTATTCCTGTGCGTTCAGAGACAGGTGTCTGGACACCATCGCGCTCATATCGCGGCCTGGACGCAAGATAACATCCAGCGCAGGGCTGATAATGATGTTGCCCTGTGACATACGAATCTCACTGCCATAGCCATCGCAGAGCAAAATAGAACCATCCGGCTGCTGGGTAATGAAGGACGTGGAGTCGTAGTATGTATGAATCTTGCCAGTAACTGGGTCTGTGAGTTGCAAGGACTTTGGCAGGTCGTAATACGGCTTCGTGGTCGGGCCTGTCTTCGTGTGCTTGTCAAAGCGCAGGGAAAGCGGGTTCTCTGCGACATACAGGCCGGCCGCAGCGAGACGCTGTTTCAGTGTCTCGATGTAGTCACCGGACAGGAGCTTGTCAACGATGCCATTGATAGCCGCATCCATGATCTCCTGGTTCAGTGTGTGCTTCGGAACTTCCTTCTCCTCTTCCTCCGGTTCTTCGTACTGGTATTGGGACAGGAGCTCCAGGATTTTCGCAGCCTTCTCGTCCTTATCCTTGTTCACCAGGAAATAGCCGTACTGCAGAATTGACACGATGGCCGGAGACTTCACACTGCTGTAGCACAGCGTGGACGCATCGCAAAGTTCGCCGGACAGCGATTCCCGTGTCCTGGACAGAACGTTCGGCTCTGTGCGGTCTGTGTGAATCTGTTCGCCTTCAGGGAAGTTGCTGATCGTGTGCTCCTCGCCGTCCACTGCAGGACCGCGAACGTGCTGCATACGGAACAGCGGAACTGTTTTGTTCTCGACCTGATACTCCTGCTTGAGAACACCAAATCCGGACTCCAGACCAAACGCTTCTGCGGCATCGACCGCCATGTCGTCCACGGAGACTTCATCGCTGGTCTGCTGGAACGTGGTTGGCGTATGCGTGGATACCTTGGAGGCCACCAGTCTGATCTGGTCGGAGAGTGCGGCGACGTCGATGAACGCCAGGGGAGAGCCCTTTATCTGGGTCAGGTATTTGCCGACGTGGATGCCGGCCGGCCCACCGTTATTCACGATATCCACATCACCGGGCAGCACATCCATGTCCGTGCTGTTTGAATGGTTCTTGAAGCGGGAACCGAAGGAGTTCTTCATGGAGTCGATCACAGCATCGAACACATTGGTGTCCGCCGTGGTAAACCCGTTCGTGTTGTAGAACACACGGCCGGCCTGTGTGTCTGTCATATCAGAGCCGACGTCATTCACAGCGGTCAGGATGTATGCCATGTACGGGTACTGGATGCTGCGCATGCAGATGACTGTGCTGCCGTCCTGAATGTGCTGCTGCAGCAGAGCACCACATCGTGCATCGCTATATGGCAGGAAGGCCAGCAGTTTCTCCTTCACAACACGGGTACCGCCGGATGTGCAGACGATTGCCAGCCCGTATTCCGGAGCTGACACAATGATTGTACCGAGAATGAGTTCGCCGTCTGAGCGCATGATGCCTCCTTACAAAAAGTCCCGCCTGCGGATTACTCTACAGGCGGGATACGTATGCCAACGTGATTGCTCGCGCTTATTCCATCTCAAGGTTCGTGAAGTTGAACTGGAGAGGCATCTGCACGATAGCGATGTTGTTCTGCTGGCTGATGTTGAAGTCCATCTGCCGCATATCGAGATCATGCAGGTAGAATGTGAGCTTGCGTGCGACATTGACACTGGTGTTGGTACATTCCAGTGTGCCGAACGGGCGAATGGTGAGCAGGATCTGGTCGTTCGCCAGCTTGCACGGCTTCGTGACGTTCTTGAAGAAGTTCTTGAGGTCCGTGACATCCGGGCTGATGATGGACTGCACAGTGAGCGTGCCTTCCGGCGTGCCCTTGATGATGACACGGGAAACGCCGCCCTTTGCATTCGCGTTCAGCGGTGTGAAAGTCGTGGTGGGAACAGCGTAGCTGAACTGGACCTGATTCATGAGCATCGGGATCGCAGAGGTTGCGCTGTTATGTGTGCCCCACAGGACAACCGCGCCCTGGAGTGTCCAGGTCTCGGTCGTTGTATTGGGCGAATTGAAAATAGAAATCTTGTCAGACATGGTTCAGTCCTCCTTAAATAACCCGAAGGGTAATCTTGAACTCGTTGAAGGGCTTCGGCGGTTCACAGGAGATGACTGCATAGATGCGGTCCTTGTGAATCGGATCCTGATAGATGTTGTCCAGCGACCAGGAGAGCAGCTGAGCACCGATGTAGGCACTGCCGGTCTGGTTGATGGTCTTGCTGTCCATCAGGATGGAGATGTCATCCGACAGAGCCAGGATCATGGTGTCGTTGATGTTGGAGCAGCCGACGCTGTCTTCACCGATGTGGCAGAGGCTCAGGCAGATCTCGTCAACGTTGGCGACGATGGATTCCTCGTCCTGGTTCAGGTCGTTGGCGACGGCCGTTGTGACCTGCTTCATGTTGATCGGAATCTCGTCGGAGTTGTTGGCGATGATCCAGATACCTTCAGAACCGAGCTGTTTCAGCTGGCTCTTCGTGAAGCCGTTCGGCTCCTTCGCAGTGAGGAAGCTGTATGGCATGTTGGACAGCGGGCGGTGGCACGGCTGATAGGAGCGCATACCGGCGGGAGCCGCAGCCAGGATGCTGTTCGGAATCGTTTCGCCGTTGTAAGCTGCGCTATCAGCCCAGACTGCCTGCGCCTTGTAGGAGTTCGGAATCTCTTGACGAGATGCGATGACCGCGTTGATCTTCTTCTGGTTCGTGTCCATCGTATTGTCCCAGACATTTCCGATGCCGTACCAGAGCGCACGTCTGATCTTGCTTTCCTCGTCTTCGGACACTGTGATGACATCATTGAGCAGCGCCGCGATGATGGCGTTGTAGGTGACACCCGCGTCAAGGTCCGTAATGATGGGAACAATGCTGTAGATCTCTTCGTACTTGCTGAGGAAGTCAAGAGCCTCACGGAAACCATCGACAGTGTCCTTGGTCGTAGTCGGCGTGGTGAAATACACCAGCGTGTCGGGAGCCGCAAGGCAAGCCAGCTTGACAGCCAGAGCCAGCGGGTTCGCGAGACAGGCGCCGCCAAGGATTTCATCCACGGCGTCAGCGTTGTAAACCTGACCGAGCTTGCCCTTGAACAGACCGTTCGGCTGTCTGTACTCAACAGCCATTGTGTAGGTACCAGCCTGGAGCAGACCGAACTGGTTGTCCACAACACGAGCACCAGCACCGGCCTTCACGTTGAAAGTAGTAGTTCCAGAGATGTTGACCGAGGTATCGCCCGAAGAATCGACCAGGTAGGTGTCAGCTTCCACCAGGAAGTTGAGGGCTGTGATCGTGCCGCCTGAAGCACCGATTGTCGCGCCGGTGAGATCCAGTTCGACCGTACCGTAGCCGCCGGTCGTGGCAGACTTCGAAATGCTGCGCACTTTTGCGATACCGCTGATGGACGTGCCGGTGATCGTGACGCTGTCACCCAGCTGCGCCTCACGGGAACCGAACACTGTATCAGCAGTCTGACCAAGGCCGCTCTTCACGTTCTTTTTGCAGTCCACCGTCGCAGTACTGGCGCTGGCCGCGACAGCCTGAGACAGACTGGAGATCGCCGCATGTGCGAACAGGCCGTCCTGCACGAAGATCTTGCGATATTCAGTGTCGATAGCCGGAACGAACGGAGTGCCGCCGTCCACAGGGACTTCAGTGACAACACCAGGCAGTGCGTAGTTGGTCGAAGCAGAACCAGCCGTACTGATGGTGACAGAGGTGACAGCGGCCTCGGATGCGACATCTGCCCTGTGCAGATAATAAGGCCGGCCGATGCACGCCACACTCAGGACGGTCTGGTTTCCGACGTTGGAAGCCACGAACTCCTGCGTGAGTGTAACGCCAGGGAAATTGAAGTTTTTAATAGCCATAGGATATATCCGATCCGCTGACATTGTTTAACAACCGAAGTGTCAGCTCTTCTTCGGCTGTGATTGTGGTTCTTATAAGAAGAAAAACGTTAATCATTGTGAAATTCCTACGCTGGAACGAATACCACGGAACACCGGACCCTGCGTGTCAGTGGTCCAGGAAATGCAACCTGCTGTCTGTATCTGGATGAACGACTGGTAGGTTTCCTTGGCGGCGTTCTGGTCATCTGTTTTCTTCGGAGCTGTCACGCTGATGACTTTGAAGCTGTTTATCATCCGACAGTCTTCCAAAAGCTGCAGTTCATTGACTGTGAGAAAATCCTCAATAAGCCCAGCCAGCAACAACGTACCATCATAGCTTTCTGTCGTGATGCTGATGTTCAGAGGGATGAGCTTGGTACAACGGCCCTGATACATCGGGCGGGCACCATTCAGCGCAATCGCTCCGCCGCCGGCCCGGTTCACACTACTGTTGTCATGTGTCGTATCTCCAACAAAAACCACGATCATTGGCGTTGTGTTCGCCTTAGTCGTGTTCTGTGCATAGGCTGTACCAATGTCGAATTTGGCGAACAGCTTGGTCTCATCCTTTTTGTCCTGACGCCAGAGCAGGTTCTTCAGACGTTCGTCTTTGATATTGATCGGGTCTGCAAAGAAGTTCTGCAGAATATTGCAGAGCCAGTGCATGAGCCTATACGCAGACAGACCGCCACGCTGCATGGTGTCTTCGTTGCCGTCTTTTGTGTAGTCTGTCGTGATGGTGCTCACAGCTGTTCCTCCAATGCTTTCTGCCAGTCAGACATCGCCTGATCTTCCAGCGTCTTTTCGAGTTCCGGTGTATATGCGACCTGCGCAGACTGATACAGGTCTTTTATCTCGACCTTCTCGTCTGCAGGAACCTCATACATGATGTCGGTGTACTCTATACGGCGCATCTGGAAAGCATATACCAGCACAGTCTGCTTGTATACGGATGCCGGTGTAACCTTGTGGACAAAGAAGCGCTTGTTCGTGCCATCCTCGACCCAGACATCTCCGTAGCGAATCCAGGGGAACGCTACGCACTTGCCGGTGATTGTCTCGTGACCTTCAATGGCATCGAAACTCTGCTCTTCACCAGTCTGCGGAGTATCCTTCAGAACTGACAGACTGATGCCCTGGTAATACCCACCATCGTAGCCGGTTCCCAGACAACGCGGGCAGTGCTCATTCACAGTGTTCTGGTTGTCGAAGTCGGTACAGTCTGGGCAACGGACACCCCAGTGCTTCTTTTTAAGCAGCACACCTGTGCATCCGGAAATCTCGATCTGCTTCTCGACCTGTGTCACGACGTTCTTGGCTTCCGCGCTGAACGGCCATGCCTCAGTGGTTCCGGCCGCAACAATCGGCGAGAAGTACTCCTGCAGGGGCTCGTCGCCTTCCTGCTCACCTGGTACATACAGACGCAGCCTGTAATGCTCGTTCATGTACTTGTTGTAGTTACGCAGCCTGGGGTCTTCCCAGATACAGACATCCTTCACATCCGGGGCAAGTACTTCCCAGGGACCTCCTGCTCTGGAATTTTGAACTTCAAGTTGAAAATTCTCAGGAAAAGTCAGCCCCGCAAGTACGTTCCAGGACAGCTGCCTGTGATTGTTCGGCAGGATGGAACAGACAAAGGATGTGAAGATGCTGTCGGCCATGTTACCACCAGGTGGTGAGCCCGCCGAACTGCGGAATGTCGATCACGCCATAGCACTCGCCCATGTTCAGTTCAGCTTTCTTCATATCGACAAAGTGGATCCACTCGCCTCTGGCAGCCTGTGCAAGGGCTGCATACTGCGGTCCCTTGTCATTGGTGTCCAGAGTAAGACCAGCTGCATTATACTGCATGCGGTTGCGAGTGTACTTATAGGCGATCTGCTGCATGAGATAGCCAACGACACCCTTGATGAGATGTTCGCGGAATGGGAAGTTCTTGGAGTTGAAGTGCGTCTGCAGCGTTGGCGGTTTCTCTTCCCACTCGTCAATGCAACGCTGAACGGCAGCGTAGATCTGGACATCGGAGAACTCCAGGTCATCGAGCAGGACGTTGGCTTCCGGGGACACATCCATGATAGCCAGACGAACGTCCATCGCGGTGATCGTGTTCGGGTCGCTGTCGTTGCTGCCGTCCATGCCCTTCCTGATACACAGGTAGGCACGGTGGTCGTGTCGCAACACATCGTTCTCATCGTAGAGCTTGAACTCGCCGTACCAGACGCCATTATTGTGGTTCACCTCATCCGGTCCGAGCTCCAGCGTGACCTTTCCGTCTGCATCGAAAGTACACTCTTTCTGTATCTTCCGTGCAGACGAGTTCATCGTAGGCCGTGCTTCGAACACGACCTTGGTGATGCCTGTCATGTCCAGCGGAATCGCGCCGGTATAGTCCTTCGTCAGCTGGACTGTGAAGGTATGCGTAACCCCGGTCACTGTTTCCAGGACCGGGTAGCCGTAGGAGTTCGCGCCGATGCCGTTGCTGACGATGGAGGACTGACCCTCGTTACCACCGCCGCCGGCAATACCGCCCTGGCCGCCTATGTTTTCAGTCAAGCAGATGTCGGCCATAGTTCAGACCTCACGGAATCGGGATGTTGTTGCTTGTGACACTGGGGTTGATAGATGGAGCAGGAGCCGTTGCCTTGTTGGTGAGAGCCTTACGGCAGGGGCAGTTCTGCTCATGCGTCTGGATATACTGGAAGAGCTTGAGCTGGACGAGGTTGTTGAGCGAAGACTCTGACCACATGTTGCTCTTCATCTCGTTCACAGTGCTGGTCAATTCGGACATCTGTGTTTCCAGCTTTTCAACTGGTTTCAGTTTCATGCTGAGAATCCACCACATCACAAACAAGAAGCCTGAAAGGGCTATGATGCCTGTAAAGATCAGGATTGCAGCATTGGATGTCTGCGGCTGAGCAAGCGCTACTCTCAGCGCTTCAATCTCTTCAAGTGTCAGATTGTTCATTATAGGATGTGTCCTCTGTTATATGTTTAGCGGTTCTCACCATAGGTTCCAGTCTTGATGACCTCATAGGCGATCTGCTTTGGCACAACACTGAACAATGCTTTCCAGCCGCCTGGATATGCAGATGCTGTCGGCGCTGCATAGGCTGTCGTTGTCCCGCCACTGACAGACATCTGTGGGTCTGTATAGAAAGTGGTACCCGCTACAGGAACCAGCGTATCTGTGAAGATCGCGGCTGTTCCGTTTCTCCAGGCAAAGCCCCTGGCTGAATCGGATTCCTTGTAGCGGGAGAATGTCATGGATCCACCGCCCTGCAGAGCGATTGTTGTCGTAGCAGGTACGGAGATCATGCGTTTGGTTTCGTAGATTTCAGAGAGATTGAGCGTGACACTGGACTCACCATACTGGACACAACGATTGGGCAGTTGCCAGAGAATACCGTTGCTGTCTACAACGCCGACAAATGGAGCGGTTGTATTGAGTGTGCAGGTGAGATTCGCGTTGACAGAAGCAATCGTGATGGCTTCACTGGCGCCTGTTGTCTCATAGTCCTTTTCAGGTCTACGAGCCAGAACCCTGCCCTGCTGTATGATGTATGGTGTTTTCACAGTGTCCATGTGTCACGCTCCTGTGCTTCAATCCTTCTGGACCGGGAAATCCCAGCACTCGTTGATCGGGACCCAGCGCACAGTCTCTTCCTCGACATTTGCCCAGAGGTCCACAGTGAACTCATGCTTGAAGTCCGTGATGTTGCCCTGGTTGTCGAAGACTGTGATCTCACGCCACATACCGATCTTGTGCTGGTTGTCTCCGTTGAAACGAGTATAACGCGTCACGGTCTTGTAGCCGGTACTGGCTTCCGTGCTGGTGACGCATTTGATCTGATACGGCATCGGCGCATCGACAGGATTGCTCGTCTGTCCCCCGCGCAGGCGCCCGTACAGATCATAGAAAAGGGAAGATGCCATTTGTCAGTCCTTCTTGCTGAGTTTGAACTTCTTGACGACTGCCTCGAAGGTTTTGGTGTAACGCAGAGCGGCCGCCTTGAACGTGACCTGATTCTTGCCGAACCAATCAGTCAAAACTTCAAGTGCCTCTTCATATTTCTTAGCGGAAAGCAACTCGTTGACTTCCTTCTCGACTGCCTCTTCGGTCTTTTCCTCTTCCTGCTCTTCAGCAGATTCCTCGGCAGTCTCTTCGGCTGGTTCCTCTGCAGGAGCTTCTTCCTGCTCTTCAGCCTCAGCCTTCTTGTTGAAGCCGCGACCGCCTTTTTCCTCAATCATGCCGTCGCTCCATTTGACAACGTCCTTCATGTCTTCACCGACTTCGACGACGCCGGGCTGGTCAACGATCTGGGACTTCATGCCGAATTTGCCGGAGAGCTCGTCCATGCCCTTGCTGTTGGCGACGACCACATGATTGCCGAGAACCTTGTAGTTCTTCTCCTGCGCCTCGTCCTTCTTGGGCGCTTCCTCGACTTTCGCCTGCACGATCTGGGTGGTCTGGACAGGCGCGACGCTGAGATCGCCGACTGGGCTGAATGGGATGATTTCCTGGCAGCCATTGGGTTTCATGACGCGGAGTTCCAGTGTGACATAGCCGCTCGTGACTTCCGCCTTGATGGATTCGCGCTGCACCTTGTTGGCTGCAGACCAGATTTCGTATGGGACTTCGGCTGTGCCGTTGGCTTCGAGCCAGGTCTGCTTTTCGGCAGTCCAGTTCACCATGCGGCTGTTGTTCAGAAGGTTGTGGATAATGGTTGCGATTGGTGTCATATTAAATTCCTTTCAGTTAGGATGGTTGTACATCCTTACTATACAATGAAAAAGGCCCCCTCCGTGAAGAGGGAGCCAGAATCAGTCGCGGACTGGTGAGAGGGATTAGCCTTCCCAATCGACGAGGGTGCCGGTGAGGGATGCACGGGCAACGCCGGGGCTGTTGGCCACGGAGGCGCCGACGCACTCATGGGCGAAGAAGGTCATCCAGATGTCATCGACTTCATCGACGACCATCGTGACGTCGTTGTAGACGTAGAAGCCGCCGTAGTACATCGGATCGGTGTAGATGAACACTTCCTTGGTCGGGATGAGGTCGGTCTTGATGGTGACGACCGTGTCGATGCCCTGGATCTTGGAGGTGGTGACGCCGTTGACGAACATTTCCTGCGCCATGTCGCCGCCGACTTCGGTACGGTCGAGAGCGCCGAGATCGAAGTAGGTGAGGTCGTTCATAAGGAACTTCTTGGTCATGAGATGACCAGGAGCCACAGGCATGCCCTTCTTGAGGTGCACGAGAGCTTCGCGGCTGATGCCACCGCAGGTGACATAGCGACGGCAGCCCATCCAGGGGTTGACCGTGTTCAGAGGACCGCAGATGTCCTTGTCGAGACCGATGGTGACGTTGTCCTCGACATCCATGATGTCTTTGAGGAGCAGGTCTTCGAGGATCTCAAGCAGCGGCATCTTGTAGGCATCGAGACGGATCTTGTCGATGCTGTACTTCTTGGTCATGATGCGGTTGAGTTCGATGCGGATCTTGTTGCCGTAGATGTTCTCGTTCTTCGGGCCAGTCTCGAAGGAGACCATGTAGGCGCCGGACGAGCGAGGAGCGACCTCGGCGTAGATGATCGGAATGTCGGAGGTCTCGGACGGGTCGAACATGTCCTTCGTGACCTGGACAGGCGGAGTGATCTGACGACGGATGCCGTTGGAGCGGATTTCTGTGCGGAAGTAGTCGTTGGCAGCGAGTGTGCCCTGCTTGCACATGTCCTTGTCGCCGGTGGCGAACTTTGCGCGGATGTCTTCAGAAACGGAAGCAACTTTGATTTGATCCCAAGCCATAGTGAAGTCCTCCTTGGATTAGGCCCCGACAGCCGGGATGAAGTTGGTCCAGAACCCGATGCGCTTCTGGAGATAAGCGTCGTTCGTGTAAGGAACGCGGGAGACGAAGCCGAGGATCGGCACGGAACCGGACGCCTTGAACGGCACGGCGGTCGCGACTTTGAGCTTGCCGATGTCAGTGGAGCTGGCAGCGGTGAGCGCGTCGTTGATCGCATAGGTGCCTTCGACAAACTCGGTCGTTTCGATTTCGTAGCCGGCGGTGCACGGAATGGCCGTGATCTTGCCGCCGACGGCGCTGAACGTGGAGCGACGGGGGTTCGGGAAAGTGAAGGTGTTGGTGGAACCGTAGATCTGGACGGTCTGGGTGTCACCTTCGACGCCGGTGGTCACATCGGGATCGAAAGCGTTCTTGAGGGAGATGAAGGGCACCGGGAAGTTGATGCTGGAAGCAGCGGCGAGGCCGATGTTGTACTTGCCAGTGGTCGAATCCAGGTGAACCACCGAACCCTGCTTGATAGCGGAGTTCGCGAGTTTCTTCTCAGGCGTGGAGGCATCGAGTTCGCCGTCGTGTTCGACGCGATACTTCGGGTGTGCTCCGTGCGCCAGAACAGCAGCGTGGTTGATCTGCTGATCGAAGTTGGTGCGTGTGAAGCCAGCCATTGTTGTAACTCCTATGTAGGTTTAATGAAGGCCGAGTGTTTTGCGCATGCGGTCGATGCACTCATCTTCCGGGCTGCGCTGTGTGTTCTGACTGATGTGGACGACAGTGCCACCCGCGAGGGAAGCCTGTTCCGCAGCAGTCTTTACTTGAGCGTGCTCGTCAAGAAGACTTTGAATGACAGTCAGGCCGGCATTCATGTCTGTCTTGAAGATCGCTTTCGCCTGTTCCACCTGGTCCTCACGGAGAGCGCCGCTCTTCACGAGGTTCTTGCAGGTGGAGTCAAGCAGGTCCTCATCGACCTGCTTGATTTCCTGGGAAGCCTGCTTGACTGTGGACATCTGCTGCGTCAGGGCGCGAAGATCTTCGTTGGCCTTGCGCAGAGATTTGTTCTCAGTCTCCACGGCGGCCAGGCGCTCAATCAGCTCAGATGCGAGCTTTTCCATTGCCTGTTCTGCCATGTGCGGGTCTCCTCAAGCGTTCTTGAGCTGTTCGAGCACGTAGGCCACACGGGGACTGTGCGACTGTTTCTGCAGCGAAGCTGCCTTCTCAATCGGTTCTTCCGTGGCTTCGGGCTCTTCTCCGCCCATTTCATCAGCTTCGATGGAAGCTGCGATTTCCTGAATGAGTTCATCCGGGGTCATGCCCTGCTCTTCAGCAAACGCAACGAGTTCTTCGGCGTTCGCCATGTCTTCTTCAGTGGGCTCTTCGCCCTGCTGGATTTCTTCAGCAGCAGCCTGGATGAGTTCGATGGGATCGACGCCCATTTCGTCAGCCATTTCGGTGACGGTATCGAGAGCGTCGGCGATGTCGTCGGGAGTGACATCGGCGTCGAGGATCTGGGAAGCGCCGTCAGCGAGCATCTGGGCGCCGTCGGTAAGTTCGCCGACTTCCTGTTCAGCATCCGCCAGATCGGCAACCGCTTCGCCGTTGGCTTCGTCGAGGATCTCGGCATCCATTTCCGGATTCGCTTCGACAGCGGCGTCGAGAGCCGCAGCGGCGTCTTCGGGAGCGATGTCAGCAGCTTCGGCGAGTTCTTCCGCTTCCGCGTACTTCTTCATGGCGATGATGTTGTCACGAGTCGCGGTGAAGGCCGGGTTGACAGAGGCGAGCTTCTGGAGAGAAGCAGTCGCGGCGTCGATGTCAGCCTGCGTGGAGCGCGGTCCGAGAGACGCCCACTTGGCGAACACTTCAGTAGCTGTGATGAAGGAATCTTCTTCCTTCTTCGCAGCAGCCTTCTTGTCCTGAATCTGCTTGAGGACCTGGGCAAAGGCCGCAGCGCTCTTGGCCTGTTCAGCAGGCATTTCGGCGCTGGAGCCGTCGGATTCCTGGGTCTCGACTGTGCTGCCGGTGTTGGCGAGGGCCTGCTCCGCAGAGGTGTTCAGGTTCTGGGCGTTCGGGATGGCGTCGATCTTGGCGGTGGGTTTGTTCTCCGCCGCTTCGGTATCGGCCTGGACGCCTTCTTCGTTCTCGTGGATCTCATTGGTCATCTCGCGACCGAGATTGTTCTGAGCCAGGAGATTGGTGTGCGTGATAGTCTGTTTGGCTTCCTTGTTGAGACCGTACTGCGCGAGCAGTTCGGCAACGCGGTTCGCCTTGGTCTGGAGTTGATTGCTCATAAGTGGATTCCTTTATGTTGTAATCCAGGGTTTGGTGTTCTATCAAATGAAAACACGGCAAGTAATCAGCCGCGTTTCCCGATTCCAGCTATTTTCATGAGGGCGTTCATGCAGGTGCTGTCGTTGTTCTGAGCAGCAAAACTGATGAGGTATCTGGCATAGGTCCTGCGCAGGGCTTCCTGTGCGAACTTATTCAGAGACGCCTTCTTGTCTACAGTACCGTGTTTCGGAGCGCCGACGATTGTGATGTGGATAACCCGTGTATTGACAGCGGGGTCCGTCATCCCGAACATCGGAACGAACTTCTCCAGAATGCTGTCGAGGTTCAGATCCACAGGCGGATGCTGGTCGAAAGAACCGTCCAGCAGCTCATCATTGACATCCTCATCATCCTCCAGCTCACGCATCATGCATGACAGATCGCCACAGGATTCGTCGTCACAGTCCTTCAGCGCGTTATCCGGATCAGAGCATTCCTTGCCAAGCAAACGGAACAGCATGCCTGGAGTCAGCAGGATGCCCTTGCGGTTCGCACCGTCGATCACCTCATCGGCAGGATAATTTTGAACTTCAAGTTCAAAATCTTTCTCTGCGTCATCTTCGTGTTCAAAAGCGTCCTTATCAGGCTTCTTGTCGCCCTCGACGATACCCTCGATCTGCTTCTCCATGCGGGCCAGCTTGCCCAGGATCATGGCAGCCTTCGTGAGCACCATCGGAGGACGGACACCGACTGTCTGTGTCGCTTGCTGCATGATGTCGTGCAAGGAGCTGGTCTTGGTCAGCTTATCGCCGTGACCGACTTCCTGTAGAACGAACGCGATCTTGTCGGCCGGCACATTCACACCAGAGATGTCATAGAAATCCGGCCGGTCGTTCATCACGCAGGAGCGAACGCCGCAGTCATAGACTTCGCCACGGTGCATCTTGAAGTGACTGCAGTGCTCACTGGCTGTCTTGGCCTGGCGTCCGCAAATGGTACAAATGTCGTGAGGAACAGATGCGCCGATGCTGAGATAGATGTTCTCGCCCTTGGCTTTCTTCTGGAGCCTGGGCGCCCATTTCTCAGTATCCACGGCAATAATGAGTTCGCCGCGTTTCATCATCGGATTGTACCTGGCAGCGACCACTTCGCCGGACGGATCCACGCCGGCAGTCTTAGTCTGGTGCTCCTGGTACACAGCGCCGTCCTTCATGTATGTATCATCGTGATACTTGGACAGGCCGCCGTCGAGAACCATCGCTTTCTTCGACATGTTCTCCGGGTGCGGGAACTTGAGTTCAAAGGACTCACCGTTCCAGCCATCACCGTTCATGTTCGGGCCGTACTGCTCATATGCACCGGTCGTGATGACATGCAGATACGTGCGGTTGGCTTTCTTCTCCAGTTTGTCGATGACATCATCGAACGCGCTGGCGCGTTTCACCATCGCCGTCTTGTCAAGCCCTTTGGAGCCCAGGCCGATGATCTCTACCGGCTGGACATCGAAGTTGAAGGACTCAGGGAGGAAACTTTTCTTCATCATAGGGCAGACTCCTTACGCCTGAAGTGCAGGAACGAGGCCGGCCTTTTCGGCATTGGAAAGGATGTTGTCAACAACGTCCTGTCCAATACGAGCACCAGCAGATGTCCTGTATGTGATCTGACCTGTGGCTCTGTTGTAACCACCGATCTGGAGGCCGGCGACATCAGTGAGGAATTTGTTGCGGGCGTTCTGTGCCGCGATACGGTTCTTCGCCTTGTCGGACTCTGCACGCTGAGCGGATTCCTGTGCTTTCTGCACGTTGTCACGCTGCTTGGATTCAGACTCTTTGGCCTTGTCCACGTTCTTCTCGAACTCTTCACGCATGCCGCCGATTGCATCATAGGCAGCATTCGCACGTTCCTCACCCTTGATATCGCGCTTGCCTTCGATGACCGGCTTGAGATTCGGCATCTCAGGAGCGCGGGTCTCATCCATGCCCTTGACAGACTTGACTGCAAGCTGCTGGGCACCGTGTTCATCGGCAGAGGACAGACCACGGAGAGTCTGGGCAAGAGCCGCAATATCAGCCGTGGACATACGATTGTTCTGCGCCAGGAGCTGTGCCACATAAGAGCGAAGCACTTCGCGCTTGTCCGGACGTTCCAGCGTGGTGTCCATGTCCATCGCCTTCTGTGTGGCGAGGAACACCTGCTCTGCAGGATACATGGCAAACTGGGGATCTGCTGTCATGTCGGACCAGCCCAGGAGACGGTCTCTGTAGCGATCCTTCGTAAGGAAGTCCGCATCAAGAATTTCATTCGGAGCCATGTGTGCCGCGTTACCAGCCTGGTACAGAGCGTACGCATTGGAGAAAGCGTTGCCAGCCGTGTTACCAACACCGCTGATAAGATTATCTGCAGCACCCAGTGCGGAACTGGCAGCAGCATGTGGAAGCGGAGCAAGTTCCTTTGCACCTTCAATGACGATGTCACCGATACCGGGTGCCGCTGTCTTGACGAAACCGGACTCTGCCTTCTGGATGAAATCTCCAAGCATGGCTGCCGACTTGCAGAACTCCGTGAGACCTTCGCCATACTTGTCGAGCACCGCCTTCAGGTTCTCATTGGCTTCGTGCATCTCGATCATCTTGGCAGCCTTGTCAAAGACCGGATCATTGAACAGAATTGCGTCTGCCGCAGTCTTTGTCCAATCCGTATGCTCAGGCAGCTTGTCCTGGATGGCATTCTGGAAGCGGTCGCCGTAGTGATTGATCAGACTGGAGAACGCATAGGAAGCACTGGCATCCTTGATAAAGTGATCGGCCAGTTCCTGCTTCAGAGACTCGGCGACGGATTCGACATCGCGCTGCTTCTGAAGAACCTCGTAGATGGCGGCCGCGTTCTTGGTCATGACATTCTCGACGTGCTTGACCAGCCGGTCGTAGTCCACAGTGTCCTCAAAGCAGGCACGGGCAGGAGCCTCGGCGGATGCCGCCTTCTGCATAGGAGCGCCGGTAACGGTGATCTCGAAATCGGCCGCTGTGAGTGCCGCAGCCTTTTCCAGCGATTCACCGGTCATCAGTTCCAGGACTTTGTCACCATCCGTCAGCTCGAAAGGATCTGCTTTATGTTCGTCGGCTGTTTTCTTGAAGGTCAGCACAGTGACGCGCTTGTTGAAAGCACAGGACGCCACTTTTGCGAAACGGGAATCCACGCCCTCTTTCTTGAGTTCATCCGCAAGGAGCTGGTTCCTGTCACGGGATGCGTCATTGCTTGCCAGAATGGCAGCGCTTTCGATGGCGTTCGTCAGCTTGCGCTCATCGGAAGAAGATATCTTATTTTCCATCGTCCTGTTCCTTTCGGATGATTACGGGAGTATATTGGTTGACAAAGTCAAGACCGGAAGCGTTGACCGCCTCCAGTTCTTTCTGGCTATATGCTCTGATGCCCTCCTCAAGATGGCCGGCAAGTTCCTCAAGTGAACTGGATCCAGCCTCCTCGCGGTCGCGCATCTTCTCCTGAAAGTCTTTTTCCGTCATACTTTTAACGGCTCCTTCCATGACCGCGACATAGTCCTCGGCTCTCATGTCGGTAGCCCTCACGACGTACTCAAAAATGCGCTTCTGCTGTTCCGTCGCCGTGATCTGTTTCATGAGCTGCTGGGTCTCGCTGTCTATGAACCCTGTTACAGCAGCCGTACCGCCCATGTTCTTGCCACCGTAGTACGCCATCAGCCGTGCTTTCAGGAGCGTCGTGTTCTCGCTATGGCGTTCGGGCTCTAAAAGAAAGTCGTGGATCCAGGCATGAACAGCCGTGATCCCCGACAGGTCGCAGAACAGTTTGGCGTACAGGTCGAACACGACCGGCCTGATGTAGAACCCGTCCAGTTCCAGCTCTTCCGTTGTACTGCCGCTGATGATACAGCTCTCGATGTCTGCCGTAATCGCCGAGTGCTTCATGATGACACCCAGCGTGATTGTCTCAACGGCATCCGGGCAGAGCACATCCATATAGATACGTGTAGCAGGCTGATTGAAAGCCCGCAACACCCGCACGGCGTACTGGACATGAATGTCCGTCGGGATAGTTGGCGTGATACCATGCAGCTCGTCGTTCAGATATTTCACGGCTGCCTGGTACCGCCAATCCGGAGGTCTAAGAAAAAACTCCCTTGTGTTGGAGGGAGTCTTTTCTGCCGGAACGACCGGCCCTTCCAGAATCTCGACGTCGGATTCCTGGCTCATACAAACTCCTGGTTAGAGCATCTGACCAGTCATCAGTTCGCCTGTGACGTCACCGGTGGACTGCGTGCCGTCCACGGTACGGAGCTTGAAGAAGATGGTCAGATCGGACAGACTGTCAAGTGTGCACTTGAGACTGTCTTCGAGTGATTTCATTTTCACTGTACCATACTTCTCTTCCATCTTGTCAGTGTGCCAGTAGAACTGGAACAGCTTGCGGCACAGGCTGTCGATGGTCTTCATGAAGCCTGGGATATCGTCGTGGATCTCGTCGAAGAAATGGTTCTGGCGAGCAAGAATCTTGAGCGCCGTGATGTCGAACACTTCCTTGATGCCGTTTTGGGCGGCCGTTTCGACAGCCTTCTCCAGATTGGCCGGATCCTCCAGGATCGTCGGCATCTCCATCTGTCGAAGCTGCGGAGGCTGATTGAGGAATGTGTTGGAAGCGATGTCGGCATCCGGGTTGCTGTATTCGCCCTCGAACGCCTCGGCCTTCTTCTCGATGAAGTAGGTCTGGCTCTTTGGGCTCATGTAAGTCGCGCCGTTGCTGGCTTCCTTGAGCATGATCTTGGCAACCGCCGGCTCAATGTCGTATTCCTTCACCAGGTGCAGCGCGGCTTCTTTCAGGGAAACAGGCTCACTGGAAGCACCGTCGCCGGAGATCACGTAGTCGGAACCGTTGTTGTAGACACGCGCCTTGCGGTAGTTCTTCTTGAGGTACTCGCCCATGAACACCTCGAACGTGACCATTGTCACATACGGAGACTGGGTCGTGGAATCCGGACTCTTCTTTTCTTCCTTCTTGGCGACCTCATCTACAGAGACCGGGTGGTTGAACTCGCTGTAGCCTTTCTGCTTGATAAGGCGGCTGCCGAACGGAACGACGACAGATGCCTCGCTGATGATCGGGGCCTTCAGGCCGGAGTCTTCAGCAGCAACACTGTAGATGCTGGATTCGTGGCAGCAGCGATCCGGAATCTTGTATGCACAGCCGGAACTTGGAACCAGAACGATGTCATGCCACTCGACATTCTTGAAATTGCCATTGGTGATGACCTTGCCGATTCCTTCCGCCATTTCAGGCTTCCATTCTTCGAAGTCCTGGGCATTATGCATGACATCATGCGGAAGTTCCGTGTACTCGCCATCGGTGATGACGATCATCTGGCGCGGCCGCTTGTAGTTCTCGGCCGGCGCTTCCCAATGCCCGCCACGTTCCCAGCCACAGCAGCAATCGTAGCCGTCTCTGGTATCGACAAGCGCCAAGACTTTGTGCTTGGTCACGTTGCCGTTCATAGTCAGGAGTCCGGCCTTGCCGGGAGCGTTCAGGGTACGGAACATGCCTTCAACGTTCTTCTGACGGACCACATCAGGAGCCTTGCCGAGAGAAACGTTGGCAACCTTGCGGATGAAGAAGCCGTCCTTATGGAGCGCCTTCAGTTCCTGGGCGTTGAGCGTCTTGGCTTCCTTGGTCAAAGGCAGGATGAGTTCCACAGTCGGCGTGTTCTCACGCTCTTCGATGGCAGCCGCTTCCTTGGCAAAGTTGTTCACAGCGTCCGTGCTGTAGAACGTCAGCGTGGAGTTCATGAAGTTGGCGTTCTTGATGAGATTGTCCAGCATGGACTCGGCCACGCCCTTTCCCATGTGCAGAGCAACATTCAGAACACTGCCGCAGTCGGAGGCCGTCTTCTGCATGTCAGGATCGAGGTACAGCAGACCGCGCAGGAAGATAGGAGCCATCTTCACTTCTGGCAGCTCCATAGCCGCCGTCTTGGTGATCGGGTCAGCGATGGAACGAATCGTGGTAGCCTTCGCAGAACTGTTATCATCCACGGAGTCGCGAGGTACGAGCTGTCCGGGATCCGAGAGGTCTTTGTCGCGCAGCCACGCAACCCATGCGTCGGACAGAGGCAGGAACTGCTGCGTCTGGGCGACGAACATCATGTCACCGGTCTGGATCTTGTTTGCCTTGAAGAAGGACGGCACGAACACGACAGAGTTGCCGATCATATACACAGCAGCGCCACACGCCTTGGTATCGTCGTCGGACTTCTCGATGAGCTGGAAAGCGAGCTTCATGTTGTCCATGCTCGGCAGCTTCTCGGCAATCATGGAATTGGTGAGAATGCCGAACTGCTGCTCGAAGGAAGGACCCTCGTCTCCGGCGTTCTTGGTCATCAGACCGTTGCGAACGATCAAACTCTTCATGCTGTACCTCTTATGGTTTGAATGGCTGTGCCACTATTTTGTCTACATAACTTGGTGAGTCATAGGGATCAGTGATTCCCTGACGTGCTGCGTCGAAAAGGCTGTCGCGCAGCCGTTCGCCCGCCATACGGGGCAACCAGTACTGGCTGTGCTGCAGCGCCTCGGTAGGACGCAGGAACTTCGCCGAGAATGGCGGCTCCTTATCGGAGACCGTCACGTCGTCGAATTTGTACTTCTTCAGCGTGCTCGCCACTTCGGGCGTAATCCGAGTTCCAACGCTGTAGTACAATACAGGCTTTTCAAGGTACATGTTCAGCGCCTTGTCAGCCTTGGTTGTGATGGAGTTCTCGCGAGGCTCCCAATCTGCAGCCACCGCACTGTAGTCAACGATGTCGCCTGGTAGGTAGTTGCCGAACCCATCCGGGTCTGTAATTTCGACCTTATTCAGGAACGCTCTGGAGAACGACTCGATGTTGCGTCTGTCCGTACCCCAGCCGAGATCCTTAAGAACCGTGTTCAGTTTGTTGGTGAAATACCGGCGGCCTTCACCGAGACCCTTGTAGCCGACAATGTCAGCAGGATTCGGTACGCCATTGGTCAGCACGTCGCCGGCATACACTTTGTCACCGACCTTGACCTTGATTGTGCGGGCCGGTGAAGAATAAACCGTGGAACCACCAACAGTGATGTAGCTGCCACCCTGCGGAGCTGCCTGGATGTTCGTAACGGTGCCATCAACAGGTGTCAGAACAGCGCCCCCAGGGAAGTTCTTCGGAACAGTGAACATGCGCTCTGCAGCGCGGAACCCGGTGGGCTGGTCTTCTCCTTCAGGATCAACGACTTTGCGGCCGCCGACACCCCCTTTATGTTTGCTGCCGACCGAACTTTGTGTCATAACTTCTACAAAGGAACGAGCTGCGTTCATAGGAACGAACTCACCAATGCCGGGGAACTTACCATTCTCACCAAGACCGCTGCACTTGGCACAGATACCATGTCTGCTCTTACATGTGATCGGGCTGCGGAGAACCATCTCCTCGCCTTCGTCAGCCTCGCCAACCATCTTGCCGGTCACGATTGTGCCGGCCGGATACTTATGCCAAGGACGGAGCAGGACTGCACCGATGTTCTTCTCGCTGTTCGCAGGGAACGGAATACCAGTGTCAGTGGTACCGCAGTCATCTTCGCTGATGACTGTGTCATGTGTTGCGGCAGTCACACGCTTGCCCAGATAACCGGACTGGCCGGTCGCCATCTGGACGTCGTAGTAACCTTTGCGGCCAGATGAAGCAGACACCCAGTAGCCCATCGGTGATGCGCCGATTGCGTAGGGGTCGATCATCATATAGGGCATGTCACGGTTCAGGGCATCTTTCATGCCCATGTTGCCGAACTGCATCTGCATCAGCTGAGTCTTATTGCCACGGGAACCTGAATTGATCTGGGAAGCGAACGCTGTGGAGCGCCGGTCATTGTCTGCAAAGACAGCGTCCTCGACCTTCTTGGTGTACTTGTAGCAGAGGTCGGTGATCTTGGCTTCCTTCTGCTTCTCGGTCAGATGGTCGTCATTGAGAACCTTGTCAATGACTTCATGCAGCTGTCTGTTCAGGCTCTTGACACCCTTCGAAATCTTGATGTCCTCGAAAGGAAGAGCCGTGTTCCTGCCATACAGGGACACGACGGTCTGACCCAGATTGTTCAGGTCCTGGAGAACATCGACGTATCCGTCAGGGTCATCCAGGGCCATCTGTGTCATGAGCTCTGTGAGGTTCTTCTTGTCAAGAACCTTGTCAGCCCAACCTTTGAATTTCTCCGGTAATTTCGACCGGATCAGTTCTCTGCCAAGCGTAGTCCGCATGAGCAATCCTTATTTCGCGGGGAACAGGAAATTCGACAAGACCTTGCCGATGTCATCACCGTATTTACGAGCCACGATGTTACCGCCGATACCACCGAGAACCCAGTTTGCTGCTGTCCCAGCACCCTTCAGATTACGAGCTGTAGTGTCGGTTCTTAGAATATCCTGACCGCCTGGAACCGCTTTCCCGTTCACCATATATGGTGCCTGTGTACCGCGTCCCTTTGCGTCTGTTCCGGAATTACGCCATGCAGCAAAATCACTCTTTGGCACACCAAGTTTATTTGCAACACGTTTCAGTCTGACATTGGCAAGCATCGTATCAGCTGGTAACAGCTTGTTACCGAGCCAACCACCAATCAGTGTGCCAGCTGCCTCACGTGCATGTTGTGCCGCGACCTCTTCCGGTGGTGTGGGTACCTTCCCGTTATCGTCCATAGCCCTGTCTTTATTGCCAGGATTCTCTTTCTCGTACAGTTTACGAGCTCTGAGCATTTCCGCCTGAGTAAGACCATGACTGCCTGGAAGTGTGTTCATAAGAAGCATCGTGCCACCACCGCCAAGAAGCGCACCAAGGATCATGTCCATAGCACGCTGGCGCTTCGTACCGTTACGACGCAGCCAGCGGGATACAAGATAACCGCCACCTGCACCAAGCCCGGCACCGAGCAGACCCCAGCCAAACTCACCAGGAGCCATTGTGCTGAGTGCTTCCTGCACCTTCTCATCGCCGTTTTCTTTGCGTGTCGCAAGACTCGCCAGATAGCTGTCGTCTTCGTCGCCAGCCTTCTTCACCATAAGGAACTCAGTGTAGGTTTGCATGGGTTATTTCCTCCCAAGGACATCCATGATATTGACAGGACGCCACTGCTCTGCGGGCTGTGCCGGCTGAGCCGCCGCTGTCTTTACTTCAGGTTCCTGCGGAACTGTCGGCTGGAGTTCAGCGGCCAGTTCGTCGCGCAGGTTCTGTTCTTCGTCTTTGTCTTCCTGCTTGCGCTTGTCATCGGTATGCGCCTGAGAATCGACTTGGTCGCGGACCACGTCCATTTCATCACGCATGGTCTTGATGAGCTCTTTCAGGTCGTTCATCTGCTTGCCGATGTTTTCGATGGCCTGCTTCAGCGGTGTGACAACTTCATCGCCGACAACGTTCGTCATCAGACTGGCCAGTTCCTGCATCATGGGATCCATCGGTTGTTCTTCAGGAGCCCCGCCCATCATGGCGGGATCCATAGGAGCACCACCCATTGCCGCCGGATCCATCGGAGGCTGTCCGCCCATCATGGTGGGATCCATCGGCATGCCGCCGGACTGCATCTGCTGCATGGCCTGCATGTAGGATTGATATGCCTGCATCAGAACATCGGGAGGAACCGGCTGGCCGGACTGGTCGAAGAACTGGCCGGACGTCTGGTCGAGCATGATGCCCATAGCCTCTGCCAGGAACTGGATGAACATTGGGTCCTGCATGGCTTCAGGCGGGAGACCGCCGGCCGGAGCGCCGCCCATCATCGAGGGATCCATAGGAGGCTGCCCACCCATCATAGAAGGATCCATCGGGGCACCCTGCGGAGGCATGGGAGCACCACCCATCATGGACGGGTCCATCGGAGGCGCACCGCCGGGAGGCATCATGCCGCCCTGCATGGAAGGATCCATCGGAGGCTGACCGCCCATCATACCAGGGTCCTGCGGAGGTGGCTGCATAGCTGCCTGCATGGCTTCCGGAGTGAGAACGGCGACTGCGCTTTTGCGCATGAACTGATTGTAGGGAATGTATGGCATTTATGCCTCCTTGTATAATCTGGTATTTGTCTTACCTTAGCTCTGCATGTCAATGGGATCGTCTATGTTGATGAGCCCTTTGCGATACGCCTCACGAGCCTCAGCCAGATCCTTAACTAAGAGGGGGCGTATCGTGGACTTGTCGTTAATACGGCTCGCGGTGTAGATACCCTGCAGGTATTCCTTCTCAGGCTTGTACGCTATCTGGCGGTTCTTCATGGCGATCAGGTTGCGCTCCGGGAACATCCTGCGTCTGGCCTCTTCACGGGCATTGTCAGACATTGGCGCATGAATATTCACAGTGTCGCCGTCGAAGTCTGCACCGAAGGGCACCACAATGGATGGGTTGATCTGAAGCGCATGACCTGTCACAAGAACAGGATTGAACGCCATGACACTCAGCTTGTGCAGCGTAGGCGCACGATTCATGATGACAGGGTGTGTCTTCATGACTTCTGTCAGCAGCTCCCTGGCCTGACGAGACTTGTCATGCACCTGCTTGATGGCTTCCACAGGAGTGTAGCCACGCTGGACCAGACCGCGCTCAATCAACGGAGAGAAGATGCCGAATGCCATTTCTTCCGGAATACCGACTTCGTTGAGTTTCAGTCTTGGGTTCGGTGTAATGACGCCACGGCCTACGGTGTCTACAGTAGAACTGATAACCTTTCGCTGCGCGGCGCTGAATTTCGGGCTGTCGCCAAGCGCCCATTTCAGGAGCCCTTGTATATGTTTAGCCTTGAAGGCTTTGTTTTCTGGTTCATACAGACCGGTCAGTTCCTTCCAGTCCTTGTACAGACGTTCACGAGCCTGCTGCTGGAACTCTTCCGGTAACTCGCGGGCCTCTCGCACGTCATCTCTGGCATCCAGAAGCTGCGCATACAGATAATTGCTGTCAGCCACCATCGTCAGACCGTTGTGCGACGTGATTGGACGGAACTGCGGAGGCAACACCGGAATTTTGTCCAGCATGTACTTATCAGGACTCACACCTGCACGGCGCATGCGCTCGATGGCGACATACCGCTTCAGCATCGCATCCTTCTTGCTGGTCGGTGCGTTCTTCAGTTCGATCAGCGCGTTCTTGGCTTCCTTGTTCAGATCAATATTCGCAAGCGCATCGCGGAGCTGCAGAGGACCACGAATACCGTTGTATTCAATCTTTCCGGTTGCAACTCCTGTGAAAGTCTTGTCAGGCATACGGAGCAGTCTGGCAAGCGGCTCTTCCATGACCGGATTCGGAACCGGCTCGTCGAGCTTGATGTAGCCCCACTTGTCACCGTTGATGCCGAACACGTCCTGGCCGAACAGACCACCGTCGATTGGACGGAAGTTCTTGGCTTCATACGTATCTCTGGAACGGAGCTCTCTGGGTCCGGTCAGTTCATTCACATCGTCATTGGAAAGCGCAAATGTGCTGATGCCCTTCTGGGTCTTGCGGACGTTCACACCAGAGCCGATGAGGTGCGCAAAGAACTTCTTGTGGACCAGCGGCTCACCGGGCATTGTCGGAATGGAGCCTGTTCTGATAGACCGCCAGAAGTCTGCGTTGGACTGACCACGGAGAATCTTTGCGTCCTTGAGCGTCTCAAATGCCTGGTGCCCAACGAGTGCCGATGTTTCCAGGGAACCAAAGCGCTTGCTGCCTGTGCGACCGCCGCCACTGGGTGTTTCATCAGCAGAGTACTCGCCGGTACCACGAGCGGACAGCTTGGATTCCGCCAGGTGTTTCAGCTTGTGTACATAGGTGAACCCTGTAAGAACACCGGGGATCTCACGACCTGTCTCCGGATCTACCAGGTCATCGTCAGCATGTACATGCGCTTCTTTCAGCTTGCCTTCGACATAGTCATGCAAGTCGCCTTCAAAGAACGCCGGCAAAGTCTGAATCTGTCCGGTCTTCTTCGCAACCTTGCCGAGCAGCGCCTCATAGAGCTGCGCCGTATTGTTGCGGCTGGTAACTCCCAAAGGACTGAAACAGATATCAAGCGGGGTACCCTGCTTGGTCTGCGGCATCTGTTCCTTTGGCAGAATCTGAGCAATCGTGCCCTTGTTGCCGTGCAGACCGGCAATCTTGTCGCCGACTTCCGCCGGAGCAGTCACAGTCGTAAAGACCTTGACACCCTTGCGCGTCTTGACAACATCTGTCACGATGCCTTCATGGTCATGATCCCACGTCTCGGACAGATCTGTCAGGATGCGCTTACCCATCGTACCTGGACTGGGTTCCGATGTACGGACAGCCAGAATCATCGGGTCGCCCTTGTGCAGTACAGTGCCAGGTCGAACTATACCGTTGTCGTCCAGCTGTTCCATCTGCTCCTTTGTGTACTCGGCAGGCTTCCAGGTGATGTAGTTCTTCTTGCCCAGGCTTATGGTCTTATCCAGATCGACCGATGTGTTATACATGGTCGTGCTGGTCAGCTTCTTGGCGGCTTCCTCGCTGATGACAACAGCGTCTTCATAAGTGCCGCCCTTCCAGCTGATCCAGCCGGACTTCAGGTTGATACCAAGAGCAGCCGTTCCGTCCTTGTCCGTGTAGTTGGAACTGGCCAGGATGTCGCCTTTCTTGAATGGCATACCGGCTTTGATGACCGGTGTATTGTTGATGAAGCCCTTGGCGTTCATCGGGAAATTCACATACAGAGGAACCGCACCCTTGCTGCCGTCGTCCCAGATGACGTCGATGCGATCCTTGCGGACTGCCGTGACGACGCCACCCTGTGGTGCAAACCTGGCTCCCAGGAACTTGCCGACCAGTGTTGACATGTCCTTGCCGGAGGCCTCGTCAAGAGTACGCACAAGCGGCGCCTCTCTGTGTTCCAGCGAAATGGCCTGCAGCGGGTACTTGGAATTGTGCGTCACGATGCCGTTGGCGACTGCATACATGTTGTCGTTGATGTCGATGTCAACCATGATAGGACAGCGCGGGCCTTCCCAGACGTACTTGATGGTGTCTTTGTACATGTCGTTCCAGAGCCTGGAAGTGTCGCTGATCTTCAGTGCAATCTCGACATGATTGGGATCTGCACCAGGAGCATCGCGGTACAGCGTGTCAGTACCAATACGGGCGAACAGGAAGGACAGCTCGTCGCGCACCTTCATGTTCGGAATGAACAAAATCCAGATGTCCTCGTTGCTGTCTGTACCCATCATAGTGTCATCGCAAGTGTACCCGTTCAGGAACTCGGCAACGATCTCTGCGTAAGTGCTGAGAATCTCGGATGGGATGTCACGGGTGCTGTCTGTGAAACCGATGTGGTCTTCGACAAACTGCCAAAGCGCTTCGCAGCGCACAGTCATGCAGTAGAACCCGTCTTTCTTATACTGCCGGATAACCGGCTTGCAGTCACCCCAAACATAATGAATGGCATCACGAATCCTGACGTCAGCACCACACTTGTAGCGGAACGTGACAGACCCACGCTTGTTGCTCTTGGCGGATCTACAGAGGAGTCCCAGGAAGAAGGCAACATCCTTCGTGATGAGATGTTTGTTCAGGAACGTGCGCCGATTCGGTACATCGCGGAAAGCAGAGCGCAGGATAGTATCGCCAGGTTTCAAGTCACGTGCCTGGACCAGAGTCATTTTGCCGTTGATGAGAACGGGCCAGCGATGGTCATAACTGGTGACGAGGACTCGGCCGGACTTTGTGACAATCTTCTTGAACCAGCGCGGCTTCGGTGTCAGCTTGGCGATTGTATTCTGCATATCGTAGCAGGCGGTCTTGAACTCGCTGGTCATGCCTGGGATGCGTTGGTTGTGCGCGGTCAGATACTTGGCCGGCTTCATGGAGATCATGTTGTGATCATCCGCAACCAGTACGTTCGTGTCCGGATGCAGACAACCCATCAGGAGTCGCATGCCGATGACTGCAGACGGCATCGTCACCATGTTGGAAGACATGCTGTAGGCTTCATCTGCTCTGGGCAGGTAGTAGTCAACGTCCTTGCGAGGAACGATGCGGACGCCAGTCGGGCCGCCCATAGCGAACACCGATTTGGTCTTGGAGTGCATCATCTCAGGCGTTGTCACAACAGATTTCGCGATGGTCTCGGAATCGACCAGCTCTTCCTTGCCTGTATGTGCATTGATGAATTTCTGGTACAGTTTTCCGTCGGATCCCTTCATAACATTCTTAGTCATATAGACATCCAACCCGACGCGGAAGCTCTCCGGACTGCGGACCGGATCTACAAAACCGAGGAAGGATGGCTGCACTGTGCGCATCTCGTCAGGAGCTGAATCAAGGTCTCCAACGCCGCCTTCACCGATACGGGTGGTCTTGTAGGAGGCATCAACTGTTTCCAGTGGAGAGGAACCGTCGATCATCTGGGCGAGCTTGCTGTCGTAGTAGACGTCACTGATGTGCTTGTCCAGCGCATTGACTGGCATGAAATCCAGGTTGCCAACGTTTGTTGCTTTCCACAGGATGTTGCGCCCCAGTTTGTTGCCGTCACGAAGCACGTGTTCTGCAAAGTACTCGGCTGGGCCATAGAACCGCTGAAACTCCAGGGAGTCCTTCGGGTCTGGTTCCTGCTTGCCCCTGGAAATACCGAGTAGACGCTTTGAGGTAGCGAGCATCAACTCGCCGTTCACCTGAGCAGTGTCCACACCTGTTGTGGTCTTGTTCACACTGGGTGACATGCGCATATCGCGCACCCAGTCAGCTGCGGTCTTGAGCGGTTTTTCCGGTGTGAGCCGGATATTGGTCATGGCAGTACCGGCAGCTTGTATCGGTGAAACAGGTGCATCAGGCATAGTTATTCTCCTCTTATGTAGTCTCCGCGTATCATTCTACTATAAAAGAAAGAGGACCCCAATGAGGAGTCCTCTGAATTTTCAACTTGAAGTTGAAAATCTGCGTCAGCCCTGACCGAAGATACGATCCGCTGCGTAGTTGGCAGCCAGATTGGACAGTGTACCAAGTGCAACAGCACCGGCACCACCCATAGCGGGTTTGATAGCCCTGACCGCACCGCGACCGGCAGCAGACAGACCACGACCAACACCACGACCAGCGGCAGCACTGCCTCTGGAGATCGCATTGGCAGCAGTGTTCGCACCATTGGCGAGAGCACCGGCACCACGAGTGACGCCACGACCGGCAGCAGCACCAGCACGAGCACCGCGAGCAGCACCACGAGCAGCCATGTTGCCCTTGGTACCCTGAGCCAGACGCTTGCCGTAGCCCTTGACTGCATCAACAGCAGTCGGATTTCCGAGCTGTCCGGGATAGACGCGGTTGCGCAAAGTCGGGAACTGAGCGAGTCCTTCGGCAGGAAGTCTGAGACCATTGCCGATGCGCGATGTAAGGCGCGGAGCCTTGTAAGGCAGAGCGCGGAGGTTGCCCTTCACAGTACCAGCAGCACGGCCGGCGCGACGACCGACATTGCGACCGGCATTTTCGAGATTGCCAGCCAGTCTTTCAGCGCCATTGGTCAGGCCTCTGGTAACACGACCGGCACCGATTTCGAGATTCGTACCAGCGCGTCCAAGACGATCCTGGATAGCAGCGCCAGCGCGGTCAGCCAGACCAGTGATACGGCCGCCGACGCGATTTGCGATAGCGTCGCCGAGACGAGAACCGCCTCTCCAGCCGCCGTAGGCACCGGCCATCGTGGCCAGGTCAACGCCTGTATCGGCAGCGGAACGGCCGAAGCGACCAACGCTGGTGTCCTCGTCGGCGGGAGCCTGCGCATTGGCATCGCCAGCACGCATACGAGCCCAGTAGTCGTTCATGAGATCTTCGGTCAGCTGTTCATCCGCCGACTTGCCGCCGGCGAGGAAGCGTCCGGGAAGAGGGGCAGCAGTCTTGACCATGCCCTGGGCGGCAACGACTGCAAGAAGTTCAAGAGAGTTCATTTGTCACCTCTTTAAGAATACAGGGAGGGTCCCCGTGTGGAGACACTCCCTGCGATGTTTGACAGAAATCAGGCACCCTTGAGTGCGTTGAGCGCGTTGCCGAGGCGACCGGAATAGTCAGCGTAGGCACCCTGAATCTTGCCACTGTTGAGACCTCTGGCCGTCGCGATACCAGCGGCGGTACCGGCAGCACCACCGGCGCTGAGAGCGATGAGGGCGCGGAGAAGACGACGCTTGCGGAGGGACGGGAACAGACCCATCAGTCCGTAGGCACCAGCGCCAACGCCGAGACCGGCGAGAGCACCGATACCAGTACCGGCAAGCGCATTGCTGCGTCTGTCAGCAGCGAGAGCCTCGTAGGCATCTTCGATGCCGCCGGGGAAGCTCTGATTGGTGACGCCAGTCGGGTTGTTGAGGGAAGCCTCATTCACCGCCATAGCGCGTTCTGCTTTTTCAGCCGGCGTGGAGTGCGGAACGGTCTTCGGAGAACCGTGTTCGATCTCGGACTGTTTGCGACGGACGTCGGTCTTGTCGAGTTCGGACAGCTGATAGTTTCCGTTTGCATCGTAACTGCCAGCGGTTTTGATCTGGCCATAGGCCATGCGAGCACGAGCGACTGCTTCGTTGTAAGTCATTGTAAGACTCCTCTGTGTTATGTTTGGTTGCTATCGAGATAGCTTTTGTTGGTTTCTATTTGGAAAGGATGTTGTCCTTCGTTACATTAGTGGGTGCGTCATGCGGTGATTTTCGCGTACAAGCCATTCTTGGTGCGAAACTCCTGGTATGACTGGAATTTCTTCATTGGCGTTTTCGGCTCCGCATCTGCCTGCGTCGGCTGCTTGAATGAAGACGGCGCTGGCTTATATGTAGTGGAGCCCGCGACATTCCTGCGACCTGTCGGATTCACAGGATTCGTTGCATTCTGATACATCTTATTCAGATCAGCACCTGTATTCGTGGCTACAAACACATTCGGCGTAGTCCTGGTCTGCACCGTCGGCGGCTTAGGCGGAATCGGTGTCTTGGGAACAGATGGCGGCTCAGCAGGTGCTCCGAGATCTTCACCGAACTCGCCAGGACCATCATCAGACAGTATGTCCGATGCATCTTCTGCAAACCTGTGTTCTTCGCCAAAACGAGCAGCACGCGCATCTTCCATTTCCTGTCTCTTCAAATCGAAATAGGTCGGACCGCCGTCATCGAAATCTGAATCGTCTGGAACAGTGTATGTGTATGCGTCGCTGATCTTGTTGGCTTCCTGCACAGACTTGTGGTAATCAGCAGCCTCTTGAGGCGTCATCATACCAGGCGTCCACACGTCCGTCACAGTCTGTGCTGTCTTTCTGAACTCTGCGTATGTCTGCATGATGTTCTCACATGTTGTAGATCTTGGAGGCAGCCTGACGAGCTTTCTCGTCCGTGCCTGCCTTCTTGTTCTTCTCAAACAGTTCCTGTCCCCAGGCTTCCTGCATCTGGTCGTCGGTCACACCGAGGTCTTTGAATACCGTGTAAGCAGGACAGCTGGTAGTTCCTCGTTTGATCTTGAAGATGCCTGTTTCCGGTGTCAGGAACATATTGAAGCCAGCGCCGGTCCCTTTCTGCACGTTGAACTGTGCGGAGATCTCGTCGTCGCGCTTCTTCGTGTACACACCGGGTTCCAGGCGCATGATATTCGTGAAGGCGTACTCGTGGCCATTGCGGATAAAAGTTCCACGGTCTGTCATGTAGGGCACGCGCATCAGAGTCATGCGCTTGGTCTTACTCACGACCTTGTCAGTCGCTGCATCACGAAGCACCCAGGATCCGCGAAGGCGACGGTCGCAGGACTTGCCTTCCAGGATGCACTGTTTCTGCTTCGTGATGTCGATCTCGTCAGGGTCATCATAGTCGATGTCCTCAACAGCCAAGGTGTAGCGATCATTGAACAGAGGGAAGCGCTTCTGCACAGCGTTCTTCACGTTGTCGAACAGCGCATTCCTGATCTGCTTGTAATCGTCCAGCCTGTAGATCTGTGTGGGCTTCTCATCCAGAACGTTCGCGATGAACTTCTGCTGAGCCCTGACGAGATTGTTGAGTGTACCGGTGGTGTCTGGCATCAAATTTCTCCAGGGAACCAAACATGCTGCGTAAACTCATCAGATGCATCTCTTGGGGGCAGGAGACGTGCCTTCATCAAAGCGCGATCACGTTCTTCGGGCGACCATGCATTGCGTGCATCATCCAGGTAACTACCGAAGCGTTCTTGGTTTCTCTTGAACTGACGAGCCCTTGATTGCGCATCCCAAATAGCTCTGCGTTTCTTACTCTGGGCATCCCATTTCTTGTTGCGCTTGGCCATTTCAGCATCTCTTGCGTAGTCCTGTGGTGTCTTCTCCCACAGCGGTGAGTTGCGTACCGGTGTCATGAAGCCCGTAGTATCATTTGGGCCGTAGATCTCGTGACCCTTTTGATATTCGGCTGCTGACGGTCCATGGATCTGAGCAGGTGTAAGACCTTGCGCTTCTTTAGCTCTGGTCAGATTGGCATCGTACATTTCGCCGATACGATTGAGACCTCTGTCCATCATACTTCCGAGAGTATTCAAAACCCTCGCACCGTTATTATAAGCACGCTGTCGTGGCGACAGCATACTGGATGACTGCTGTTTATTGTAAGCAGCTGCAACGGGATTTTGCAGAGACATCTCGTTGATCTGATTGATCTGACGTGCTTTCTCCATTGGAACTGCGGAATTGTATATCTCATTGTACTTGGACATGTTGTCGGCTGGACCATAAAGTTCCAGCTGTCTTGCACGATCCGCCGCTTCTGCTGCCCGTTGCAATTGGTAGTTGCCTTCGTAATCGTATTTTCCACTGTCCTGGGTGTTACCACCAAAACCATTGGATATGTCAGGCATTCCAGTTGTCGTTATGGTAGGGGCCTGTCCATACCCCTCGACACGACCATCACTATGGATAACCCAGGGATACGAAATGCTGACATGAGCTGCAGCTGTCTTGAGCATCGAATTTTTAATTCGTTCGATATTCATCTTGAGTCTCCTTACTCTGGCGCAATATCGTTGAAGTTGCGCACTTTGGATTTTATGACCTTGTCCGGGATCTCCTTGGAGACCACAGACATGTGTGTATAAACGACTGGAAGATTCATAGGAACCTCCAATCAGAACTGGCGCATGCTGTTCTGGAAGTTTCTCATGCGCTGCTGCATGTTGTTATTGGCCATGCGCGGAGGCATGTAGCTGCCGGTCGTGTTGGCGCCGGGCTGCGGAGTGCGCAGGTTCTGCATCTGGCGGTTCATGCCGCCCCAGAACTGCTGCATGCCCTGTCTGGCGTTGTCGCGGCGCATGCCCTGAGCGCGGTTGGCGAAGTACTGGCCGGCGCCACCGAGGTTCGTGTTGGCGTTCTGGCGCTGCTGCATGTACTGTCCGGCGCCGCCGAGACGTCCCATAGCGGGAGCCGGGTTCGCAGAGTACTGGTTGGCACCCTGGACGCCGTTGCGCTGCATCTGCTGCATGCCCTGCGCCCACTGCTGCATCGCCTGATCGTTGTTCTCGGCCGCGATCTGCGGCTGCATGTACTGCTGCATCTGACGGACGTTTTCGTCAGAGGCGCGACGGCGGATGGCCGGGTTGTCAGCGTAGCTCGGATTGACACGAGCGTTCTGCGCATCCTGCATGGAGTTCATCGCGTTGCGGTAGGTGTTGCCGTACATGGCGCCGGACATCCAGTCGGAAGCCTTGTCGTAGGCGTTGCCGACGGCGTTACCTGCAGCCTGGACACCGTTCTGGACAGCCTGGCCAGCAGCACGACCGGCGTTGACACCGGCATTGACACCAGCCTGGATACCATTGTTCACAGCCTGCATGCCGTTATTCACAGCCTGCACACCATTGTTGATGGCCTGGCCCGCCGCTCTGGCTTCGTTTCCAGCCATTCTGCGGACATCCTGACCAGTGCGCTTCATATCATTCCAGGTATCCTGGGCATCCATCGCGAGGCCCTGGCCGGTGTATCGCAGATCATCAGCGATCTGCTGACCTTTCTGCTTCGCGGAATCCCAGAGCTGCTGACCTCTGTTCATCATGCTGTTGTAGGTATTGTTCACAGCCTGTGCGCCACGATTGATCGCCTGACCGGCGGCATCTCTGGCGTTTCCGACGGCAGTACGACCAGCCTGAACAGCCTGCTGTCCGGCGTTGATTGCGGGAGCAGCCGCATCGCTGGCCGCGTTGTAGAACTGGTTGATACCCGCCGTCATGTCATTGGCATCCATCATGCCAAGACCTTTGCCATAATACTTGGCTTCATCAGCGATCTGTTGACCTGTCTGCTTGGCGGCATTGATTCCGTTGTTGATGGCCTGACCAGCCTGGTTGACCATGTCGCGGCCGCCAAGATAGGCATTCGCCATTCCGGTGGAAAGGTTGTCCACGGCTCCGTTGTATGCATCGCCGACAGCCTGGGCTCCACGGTTAATCGCATCACGGCCGCCGATGTATGCGTTCGCCATGCCAGTGGACAGGTTATCAACCGCGCCATTGTAAGTGTCAGCGATAGCCTGGCCAGCACGGTTCACAGCATCGCGAGTTCCCGTGTAGGCATTCGCCATACCAGTCGCCAGGTTATCGACAGCGCCGTTGTATGTATTGGCGACGGCCTGCGCACCATTGTTGATTGCGTCACGAGTCCCAGTATACGCATTCGCCATGCCAGTACTGAGATTGTCGATTGAGTTCTTGTAAGCATCAGCGACGTCATCGCTGCTCAACATGCCAAGACCTTTGGCATAATATTTCAGCTCATCGAGAAAGTCTGCCCGCTTGAGCATGCTCTTGTGAATGCGATTGAGATTCATGAGTTGTAACTCCTATATTTACAGTGTAAGTGAAATTGGCTTGTTGTATGTCTCAGTCAGAACAGGCTGTTCCGTACGGACGCTCTCGACAGGAGCTGTGACCTGCGCAGGTGCCGCCGCAACTTCTTTCTTCTTGCGCTGTGGAGTTTCTTCGTCGATGTCTGCGAAGAACTTGCGGGACTTTGTCGGAATGATCGCGACCGGCGTGAATCCAGACTTCATACGGGAATACTCCTTGAGGCCCTTCTTCATGGCACGATACCGGATGTTATTCTCATCCGCCTTGCTGAAGTAATAGTAGGAACCGACCGCAGCGGCACCCAGAACCAAACAGCTCAGAGCAGCGAATCCGCCAACTGTACCGCGCATCGTATCCTTGGCGCCACTGACAAAACCATCAGCCTGCTTACCAAGAGCCGCCTGCTTCACATACAGATCCTCATTGGTCATACCACCGAGCGCTCTGCGAACCTCGGAATCAGAGGCATTTCCCTTGGCAAGTCTGGAACGTGTCTTGATAAGGCGCTTCAGAATGTTCTCCTTGCTGCCGATAGCGGCATCCAGCGCCTTGTTCCGCTTGCTGTCCAGATAGTCATCAGTCGCCTTATAAGCAAGGCTGGTAGCCAGAAGCACAGCTCCGATAGGAAGAGCTGTGCTAAGTGCATTAGCTGCTGAGAAAATGGCAGGCTGGCCCAGTGTATTCGGAGCATCCGCCGATGCCTCCTTCGTCTGCTTCTCTGGATCAAGAGATCCTGCAAACGTTGTGGACAGTTGAGATTTCATGCCGTTCGCCGGATTATCGCTCTTGGCGAGTTCCGACATACGATTCACATGGGACATCCCGCGCCACAGCGCAATCAGGCCGGCGGCCATCAGAGCATCGGCGCCCGCCTTGAAAGTCAGATGGGCAGCACGCTGGCCGCCCTTCGTATGCGGAAACATATTGTTGACCCACCACGCAGGAATCCTGTCAGTCTGATGAAAGACCTGCGAGAGCGGGTTGAACGTGTTGAACCATGAGCCCTGGCGGCTATCGCCCCATGCTGCAGCTGGATTGCTCATTTTCGCTCCTCTCGTATAAACTCAAAGCGCGGATGGAGTTCCCAGCCGACCTCGTCGTAACGGAGCCACACCATGAACTTGCCCTTGCTCTGATCATATTGTTTCTGTTCGTCTACTATGATAACTTTTCCGTCATAGGCAGCCTGAATGATCTGGTTGTACTTTTCCAGTGCTTCCGTGTCCTCCGGTGAGAGCCAGAACATCTCGGAGTGTGGCACGGTACTCAGCCGGAATGCCTTCGCCAGCGTCTCATCATCCGCGATGGGCAGGTTGCAATCGGACTGCTTAACCTGCACATTCTGGATCTTGTGTTCTTCCCTATAGGACCAGAGCGCGTCGCTGTTGCTCAGCTTGATGCTGCCGTCGTCTTCTTTCTCACGACCCGGCAGGTCATCCTCTGTGAGCAGTCGCGCACCGGCTGCGCTTATGCAGATAGGTTCATCAACGGTATCAGACATTCAGGACTCTCGCGGCTTTCGGTTTGGTTGCGGTCTTGGAACGGTTGTATTCGTCCTCCAGACGGCTGGCAACATAGCCGACATCCGCTTTCAGACGCTCGTTCTCGTACTCTTTCTTTACCGTATCCTCGTCCTGTTTTCCGTGGGACGTGATGTGCGCACCAAAGGCGCCGATACCTATACCGGATGCTGCAGCAGCACCGAGCAGATACAAAGCACCGTTTGTAACTGCATCGGAACCCGTAGCAAACATACTGCCAAGTAGCTTCCCGACATAAGTAACGCCAGGAATAGCAGCCCGCTTGACCATCGAATCTCGTACTGTTTGTATGTTCATATCGTCTCCTCAACTGATAATTGACTTGATGGCACCGGCCCAGGTTCCGGCTTCAACGATCCTGTCCTGGTTCTCCTTGGACAGACCTGTTACGGCTCCGAGAGCAGTCGTGAACAGTCTCGCTGCAGTGTTGGCGAACATCGTCTTCGCAGCTACGCCGACGACACCGCCAAGGCTGAATTTAGTCTTGAACTTGTCCACGGCTGTGTCGTAAATGGTTCCCATTGGTACATTAGCCGCGCCGTTCTGCATCTGAGCACTGGTAAGAATGGCTTTGCCGAAGTTCATCGCATACGGATCGTTCTTCAGGAACGGATCATTCGAGAAGAACTCCTGTTTGGCGTACGGGACATTGACCTGCTGGCTGAAATCGAAAGGCGGAACATAGCCGCTGTAATTGAAGATGTCGCTCGCCAGCTTGTTCATGGCAGATGCTGTCTTGGTCAGGTTCTGGGAGCCGGGCATCACGTATCCGTAGCCGCCACCCATGTCGTGGGACTCCATCTTGCCATTCGGCTTGGCGTTCCAGCGAAGAAGACCGCCCCATTCTTCATTCGGTCTGTGACAAAAAGCAAGACTGAGACCAAGCACGCCGAGCCCGACAGAGCCTGGTATGATGTATCTCATCTTCTTGTCTTTCTTGATGTCATCGACTTCCTTGTCGAAGTCCTCGTACGATATGCCTGTCATGTAATGGATCGGAGTACGAAGCAGGGAACGCGCTGTTTCCGTGGCGCGATTCCAACCGAGAGCACCAAGACCAAACGCGGTCGTGCCCATAAGGGCAGAGTGGCCAATCGGGTTGAGGGTCACTGCCTTGTATCTCTGAAGTCCTGTCGAAATCGGATTATGTGCCATTATTTATACCTCATGTATAAAAGGTTCCGCGTCATGACCAGGGATTGTCTTTAAGAGCCCTGTGGTAGTCATCCTCTTCCTCGTCATCTTCGTCGATGCCACTGGTCAGCATAAGCGCACCGCCGAGAAGCAAAGACAGCGCAACGCTGTAGAAGATCCACGGGTTGCTGGCGAACTGTCCCATCCCGCCGAAACCTTTGGATGCCAACCAGAGACCGGCAATCTTCGGGCCGTTCTTGAGTGGATTGTTGAAGAAGGCTTCGCTGACTCTATTTCGGATATTGGTTTCGGCTGTGTTCGCAAGCTCAACCCATTCATCTCCCAGCATATCCATACCACCAGCAGCGCTACCGTTATTTGCAAAAAGTTCAGCAAGTTCCAGTAATTTGTCATCTGACATCTCGTTTACAAAATCAGGATCTGCAAGCGCCTGTGTAAACGCTTTCTTTATGGCTGCAACACCCTGTGAGTCATTTGCAAGCGTTGCACCACCTGCTTCACTCTTCGCTGCCTGAAGATTCAGAAGACCCTGCATCATGGCACCCGTCTGATCTGGGTTGTTCTTCAGATTCTGAACCATGCCATCCTGGAAGGCTTTGAACAGGTTACTCGTGTCTGCCACCGATCCACCAGTACCATCACCAGCGTTCATCTCAATGAACTTGAGAACAGTAGCTGTGTCGTTCATAGCAAAGAACTCACCAATGGTATCTGCTATAACACCGGACTTGTCATTACGCATAGCATCCGCGAGCATCTCTGCCTCGGACATATTATCCCAGTACTTCTGTTTCAACAGCTTGAACATACCCGTATCACCAAGCACACGGTTCTTCAGCATGTCAACCGCAAACTGCGCCTTGTCAGTAGGAGTCAGATTCTGGAACATAGGTGTTTCCATGATAGCAGCTACAGGCGTTCCCTGGTCTATGGAACGCTGCACCCACTGCTTCATGACAGCTGGATCCTGGAGCTGATCTCCGCTGTAGCCTTTGCCAGCCGCCCATGATGTATATTCCGCATAGTTTGCAGGATTATTACCGCCGTGCTCTACATCCCAGGCATTTGTATATTCTCCGTTCTGATTCTGTAGCATGCCAAGCTGGAATGTCGCATTTGCAGCATCATCACCGTACCAGTCTCTATACAGATTCTCGTATTCTCTATTACTGTTCATGCCTAAGAAAAGACCGGCCTGCGGATTCCCGTTTGTCATATAGGCTTGTACCATACGGGAACCAAACGGAATACCAGCACCGAGACCTATCGTAGCTGCTAATGGGTGTTTGCCAACATATGGAATTTGCCCCATACCCTTCATAAGCAGATATGTCTGTGGCGCATCCGCACCATAAAACGCTTCGCCGAGACCGACACCTTCCCGCAGCAGAATATTACGCCAGCTGTTTTCATTACCAGGTGTGTTATCCTGGAACATGACTTCGGCATTGCTTTTGAAAACAGTATCTATAGCATCATGTGGATCCACGCCCATATCAACAAGACTATTTGCAAACTCCTTATTGGCTTGATTTTTATAATCACCAAGAACAAACTTATTTGCAAGGCTATTGATATAATGATCTGCTACCTTCGCATGCTCAGCACGGTTCAGCATAATATCCTGCTGCGTACCAATCTGATAGCCCTGACTGCTGGCCTTCGCAGCTTCCATCTCCACAGGATCCCAGTTGTTGGTTGCCTGCCTGAACTGCTCCGGAGCATCCTGGAACCATGTCCAGGGTTTCCACCAATGACGACCGGTATCCTGCGCATCGGTACGTTTCTGATTGATATAGTTCCAAGCCGCCGCATGATTCCACAGATGCTTGTTCTGATCCGTCAGCTGGATACCCTGGGCTTCCAGATCAGCCTTGCGCTGTGCTTCCCAATTCTTGACGTTATTCTGCCAGTCGTTGTATTCCTGCTGATTGAACTTCGTGAGCGAGCCGTCCGCGTTCTGATGCTGGGCATACTGTTGCGGAATAGTATATGTACTGCGTGTGTACCCGTAACCGTTCTTCTGCGGAGTAGGCTGACCCTGCTGCGCGTTATATGGCTGAGCCGCAGCTGTCGGTTTCGGAGGCTGCGGCTGCTGGGGCTGTTGTGGCTGAATCGGCTGGACCTGATTGGCGTTGGCGAGCTTGATGAGTTCATTCAGTGTCATGGCAGACCTCACTGCGGCTGTGGCATCTGGGACTGGGCCACGGCATCCGAAGCGACCTGCTGGCGCATGTTCTGGAGCTGCTGTGTGACAGCCGCATGCAGTTCAGGATTGGTCGCCTTCATGTTGACCAGTTCCTGACGGCGGACGTTAGGCGGCGCGTTGTAGAGTCTCTGCGCTTCCTGCGCACCCTGTTCCCAGACACTGCCCAGCGGCTGTCCGCCACCTTCCGTGTCGCTGGCCGGAACCGGCGCAGGTGCAGCCGGTGCGCCAGGACCCATCGGGGCTCCGGGCTGCTGTGGCTGTTGTGGCTGCAGCGCAGCCATCTGGGCATCCATGACACCCTGCGCCTGCATAACGCCGGCGATACCCTGCGGCGGGAACACCGAGCCGACCATCTCCTGGTCCTGCTGTGCCTTGTCTTCCTTGGTGAACTGCTCGCGCTCTTTCTTCATCTCGTTGATGCGCATCTTGAGATCTTCCTCGAAGTCCACACCGAGTGTCTTCAGAACGTTCGTCTTGGAGATCTGGCCGCCGGTCATCAGCTGGAACAGCATCTGCTTGTTCATGTCGTCTTCGACGAAGCTGGTGACATCCAGCGTGACACGCATGTTGGCGAACTTCTCGTAGTCGCAGATCTTCTCGCCGGCCCACCGCGTGAACGCATCCATCGGCTTCGTGTTCGGCCGCCACTGGCGCTCGAACATGCGCATGCCCATAGACGGCGCAACGACCTGGAAAGTCGTCTGGCGGAACTCCTGCGGGATCCCCATATCGGACAGGATCTGGGTCACATACCATTCCATCAGGTCCACGGGTGTCAGCTCTTTGGCTTCGCCACCGATCAGTTGGTACTCGACAGGCGTCGGGCTGACCAGCCAGGTCGTCGGGTTGTCCTTGACACGACGAATGCCGTTCTGGATAAAGGACATGAACTGACCGCCGCCGATGGGCAGCCTGTTGGGATCGTGTGCGGACGCCGCAATGTTCTGCGGTCTGGGACTGATGATACGGACCGGCGCGATGTAGTCCATCGTGACGGCCTCATTGAATTTGTCGAGATGCTGCAGCCGGATGAAATTGTCGAAGCTGGTCATAAACAGCGGAACGCCCCAGCCCTTGTACCGTTCGTCCAGCGGGGTCAGCGTTCTGGTACGCGCCGCGAAGAACATGTCCTCCGGGAACTTGACCAGGCCATCCTGATGCACGGCATCCAGGAACGCCTTCGGGGTATTCAGCAGATAAGCCATCTCACCGCGCTTGATGGCGTTCTTGATATCATCCGGAATCTTGTAGAAGTACTGGAAAGAGTCGGTCAGGCGGTTGTACTGGACGAACATGTCCTGCGGAGCACGGAAGATGAACCGGACCTTGCGGCCGTATTCGTCCGTGGTCGGATCGTCGTGGATGTTGTAGACGACCTTGCGACCGCACTTCGGGCAGGTTCCCGTGAACTGCTTTCCGTCCCACTCGAACTCGACGCCCCTGGTCAGCTGCCGCAGCGCCATCATCCAGTCGCACTCAGGGCACAGCAGCCAACGGCTGATCGGGCGTTCACAGGAGACAAATACGTTGCCCATCGCAGCCAGTTCCACACCGACCGTATTGATGAGATTCAACAGGTCGTATTCGTCAACCAGCATGTCATGCAGGGACTCGACAGCCTGCGAATCGGCAGCTTCCTTCTTGTCCATCTGGATCACATTGATGCCGGATACGAAGTAGCTGATGCACTTCTGGATGCAGGTGCGGTACTTGGCGTTGCGCTCCCAGAACCACTCGGCCCAGATGAGAACCTGGTCTATGTTCTTGGGGTATATGTAGTTGCTGTATGTACGGAAGGGGTTCATCCTTCCGCCGAAGGGTGCGCCACCTGAAAGATCGTAATAAGCCATGACTGTCTCCTATATAATCTTATAGAAGGACCAGCGTCAGCGCTTGTAATTCGGGTACTTGCCTGTCAGCAGCTTATAAAACGTCGGCAGGAGCGCCTCGATGTTTTTGTTCAGCGACAACAGCGCCAGGGCGATCCGCAGAGACTCGTTGGTGTTGCTCTTCTCGAAGATCAGATAGTTGCGGAACGTCAGAAGCGCCTTGCTGTCCGGTAATCCACTCTGGATGACAGCCGCCAGGATTCCCTGCTTCACAGACCGGCACCAGGACGTGACCAAATCGGCGACATGGGCACGCTGCGCCGGGTTCTCGGCGGCCTGCATGCAGTCGGCCAGATCCTTGGCTTTCTCGATCTCTTCCGGGCACATCTCGGACAGATACGGGAGCATCATGCCGACCGTGATCGAATTTTCAACTTGAAGTTCATTTTTGTCGGGCATCAGTTTCGTGAGCTGATTGACAGCCTTCATGAAGGCGCAATTCTTATGATGCTGGACAGATGCTTCGTAGTGCTTGCCTGTGCCGTGACAGGATGTGCAAACGCTGTTGCCTTCGTCGTCTGTCTTGATGACGCCGCTTTCCTGGACTATCATGTTGAAGAAGTCGGTATGTTTCATGGGAATGTCCTCTTTGTTATGGTGTTTCTTGCTTACAGTACATCAGATACCAAGGAGGCTCCTATGATTGAGACATACGTACAGGGTACCGTCGAGTTCTATCAGGAACTGATCCGCTTGTTCTACGAGGAATAACAAAAGAGCCCCAGTTGGAGGCATCCAGGCCTGGGGCTGAATCCGTTTGGAGAATCCGGATTCTTGGGAAGACCAGTGACCGGCCCTGCAGACGCACATCACTGGTGGGAGAGGCATGGTTTTCCGCTGCCGGGTGAGAGCTATGGGAACTTCCCCGGAGCCTTGCGCCATTGTGTGACCGCTCTTCCTTACTATAAGGAGGTGCTCTATGAAGAATATCACCAAATGGGTCATCTGCAGGGTTCTCGCATGGGACAAGACAGTGACCAAGGCAGAATCCAAGGCGATCCTGGATGTCGTTTTCGATATCAGAGAATGCGAGACAGTGAGACCCCTTGCGGCACTTCGGATGCTGGGATGCAGCCGGCCGACGCTGCGCCGGTATGTGAACAAGGGATGGATCCGGGAAATCAAGATCAGCCACGCCAACAGGTTCTACGATAAGAAAGACATCGAGCGCCTGATCCAGTTCGGTCCACCTAAAGTGTAAAAAGAAGCCCCCGGCCTTACGGCCAGGAGCTCCCATGCATCACTCCGATGCTTTGAAGTTGTAGATCGGTTTCAGGATATCCAGAACCTTCACAGTATCCTGGATATTCTCGACGATGCTCTCCATGGGCTTGTAAGCCTGGGGCGCTTCATCGAGTGTGCCAAGATTGACCGAAGAAGTCCAGATGCCTGCATCCTCCATCGTCCGTGCGTAGTCCCCCAAGTCGATGTTGTTCCTGGCCTGGGCACGGGACATGATGCGACCTGCGCCATGCGGCGCCGAGTAGTTCCAGTCCGGGTTGCTCTTTCCTTGGCACAACAGGCTGCCATCTCGCATGTTCATAGGAATGACAAGCATATCACCCCGCTCAGCGGACACGGCTCCTTTGCGCAGAATGCGTCTGCGCATACTCACGTAATTGTGCTTGGTATGGAACGAGAAGCGCGGCTTCCAACCCATTGCGGCGCACAGTGTGTACATGATGCAATCGCGATTGAACTCTGCATAGTTCTGCACAATCTCGATATCATGCATATAGTGCTGGAAAGACTCGTGCTCCAGGTAGCACAGCGCATCTGGGATATTGCACGCCTCCGCTTTCATCTTCTGCAGAGTCGCCTGTATCTCGCGCTGCCTGCCCTGGCGCTTCAGTTCTTCGATGATTGCCGAACTGGACCACTTACATCCCTTGAGTTCCTTTATGGCGAGCTTCTGATAGTAATTCGCCACTTCCAGACCCAGGTGCCGGGAGCCGGTATGTATGACCAGCCATACAGCATCGTTGCTCTGCGCACGGTTGAGCTCGATGAAGTGGTTGCCACCTCCAAGTGTTCCCATGGACAGCTCGGCGCGATCCACATCAATGCTGTCACTGCACCAGAGCGATGTGTCGATGCGCAGCATCTCCATGTACTTGAACATGTCCGGTGACACCCAACTGCGGATATTCATACCGCTGGGAATCAGGGCGCGAACCGCTTTGTCGAACTTATCGAAATCAACATCGACCTTGCCGATGTTCGCGGCCAGCATCCCGCACCCGATATCGACGCCGACGAGGTTTGGACAGATCTTGTCGTTTACGGTCATGGTGGTTCCTATCGTACAGCCGACACCCGCGTGAATATCCGGCATCATACGAACCTGCTGACCCTTGACGAACGGCTGGTCCATCAGGAGCTTGACCTGGTCAATGCTCTTGTCGTCTACCAGATCTGTGTAGATAAGTGCCTCGCCATAAGCACCTTTAACCGTTTTCATCGACTGCCTCCTGTATGATCTGCAGCTGTGTTTCAAGCTCCTTACGGTTCTCCTGAAGCCAGTCCTGGATGCACTTCATAGGATCCTTGTACAGATCCGTTGGGGACATTGGAATTTCGCTGCAGTTCTCGTCGTCTGTCCACTCATTGGGTTCCCAGACAACGAGCACCATGCCGTCCCTGTGTTTCGTCTTGACAGTGCCGCGAAACAGTACAGGATTGGTCTCATAGTGCTTGTTCCACCAGTCGCCGCACTCCGTGTTGATCCAGTAAACGGTATCGCCCTTCTTGATCTTTGGTTTCTCAGACGATGCCAGTCTCTCATGAATCTTCATCAGATTGTACCAGCGTGGAACCGATTCCTTCGGCTTACTTGTCCTGGTTGCCATTTTGTTCCTTTCTGAGACCTTCCAGCAGATCTCGATTGTGTGCATAGGCTGCAGTTGCCTGCTTGAGCTTTGCGCTGACCTTCCGGATCTGGTCCCGCAGGTCATCGACCTTGCTATCCATGTTCTTCTCCAGGTCCCAGATCAAATCATCAAGGCCGTGTACAAGGCTCTCGTAGACGCCCTGCTTGGTCTCAGCAATATGGGAACGCAGGATATTTACATTGCACGGGCTTGTGTCCTCTGCACCGTCCGGAATGATAGCATAGGCATCCTTGCCCCACACGCTTTCGATTGACTGCAGAACCGTGCCATGCATCACAGTGATCTCAAGCACGTCGTTCTTGTTATAGCGCAGATACCAGAACCAGACTTTCTGGCCAGGTTCGAGATAGTTGCTCATTTGGAGCCTCCTCTCAGTTCCTTGATTTGTTCTTCGAGCTTTTGGCGCATGTCCGACAAGAACTCGCACACAGCCTCCTCCGGTGTTCTGTAGAAGAGATCCTCTATGTTCGTACCTTCGACACCGACTGCAGGAGACAACCCGTTGGGCTCCAGATCGACGTGCATGTTTCCGTTCTCGTCAATGTCCGTGACCTTACCGCGCCAGATCACAGGATACGTGTCTGAATCGAGACTCGGATTCTCTTCCAGTGTCTCGATGTCAACGAGATAGACGATGTCACCCTTCTGGAACTTCATTGTCAGCTCCTTTCTGGTCATCCTGGATGATACCCTGCTCACGCTGCAGATCGACAGGCGGTTTGTAAGGCTCTGACAAAAGCCTGAACCCTGGACGACAACCGCACAGAAACACAAGCCTGTTGTCTTCCGGTTTGTCTGTATCCAGCGCACACAAAGCACAATCCACACAGCAGTAGGAGTTTGGTGCCTTCGGACAAGAAATCATCAACTGCTTGTGATCGTCGAACAAGCGACCGTCGCTAAGAATAACGACACTCATTTCGCTTCCTCCAGTTCTTCCCTGCGGATTGACAGTTCAACACGTGTCTCGTGCAGATCATGTGTCAACTTGGCGTAGTCACGTTCTTCGTCGAAGCACAGGGCTTCCGCGCAACGAACGGCTTCCACCTCTGTGTCGAAGACATGACCGGCCTCCACATTGCACGTACGCTCGCCTACTTCGGGATCATCGAAAGTAAACTCATACTGATACGGCACAACACAATGACCGCCGGGCGCCAGCTGCAGGCGCACTTCGGTCACGACGCCGAACGCAACCGTACCGGTGCAGTCAGGAACGAACCAGGCATGGTCGCCAATCTTGTAGCCGTCCCAGTGCTCCTCACGGTTCCCATAGGCATTGGCTTCATTTGCCATTTTTGTCTTCCTCCAGTTGTTTCTTGAGGTTGTCGATGTAGTCCTTGTTTGTCTTACGGAGCTTCCGTATCAGAGTGTTAATGCACTGACGCTTAGTCGGATACACAGTTTCGGCATCTTCGAAATCCGTGCTTCCATAGCCGTAAGTGACACGAAGTTTGCAACGTAACTTGCCATCCTGATAGAACAAGCTGATGACTTCGGCAGACCTGCACATGTTCCAACGTATGAGATATACAGTGTCTCCGATTCGTGGGAACTTCGGCATTTGTCCTACCTTTTCGGACATCAGCTGTTCGAGCCTCTTGCGTGCAGCCGGTATATGATTGCGCAGCAGCCTGCGACGGTGTTCCATGAATGTCTCAGCATTGTTCTCCATGCGAGCCACAAGACTCTGGTATGCTTCCAGCTCCGAGATGTAGAGATCGCTCTCGGCCGCCGTGTCGCGCAGACTGACATCACTGCGCAAAGACTGTATGCCGTATTTGTTACCATCCGCATCACAGGCGTCCGATGTGATCTTCACAGGATAAACGTTACCGTCTCCGTCGAAGTACTCGACAACGAGCCACCGCTCGTCACCTGGTTTGAGTTTCATTGTTGTTCTCCAATTTGCGGACCCGTTCGTGCGCCTCGTCCAGAAGCGCACGTTCGTGGTCCATGTTGCGCCCGACATACTTGCCGTGCATGATTTTGTCGATCAGCCGGTTGATGGTGTGAACCAGCTTCTCCTTCTCGGATAACCCGACGTAGGCTGGGTTTCCCAGCAGGTCATCAAGTGTCATTTCTTGGGCTTCCTTTCCTTGATGTCGTGCATGACCTTGCCGGCGGCCTGCAGGCGTTCGGCACGAGCCAGCGCCCGCCTGTACTTGGGCATGTCTTTCCGGATATCACGGATGCACTCCTTGTACCATCTGATCGACCGTTCATTATCCTCGACCAGCTTCTTCCAGGCAGCCACCGGATTGTCCAACCAGACTTCCCTGTCGATCTTGGTCCAGGTTGAGACATAGCCGTTATCATACTTGACATCGTAGTAACGCCCACGCCAGGTACTGTGATAAGCGACCACTTCGATGTGGACAACCTTCCAGTATGCCGTCTTGTAGAGGTGCTGACCGACCTGCAGGGGTTTACGCCTGGTGCTCATGGACGCGTCTCCTTTCTGCTTCCAGCGCATCCTTCTTGGCGCACTGCAGCCTATACCGGAAAGCACGAGCATCCTCCCATGCGTAACGCGCTTTGCGCACTCTGGCATCCGCGTTACGGATCAGAGAGTTCCAGGCCCTCGCCGGACTCTTGTAGACATTGGTGGCGTCGTCCGAGTACAGTTCAGGGTTCGTGCTGTCATCAAACTGGAACAGGTAGTCGAACCCATACATGCGCTCGCCATTCCTGGGCTTGATAACAGTAGCACGCCGGATGCGTGTACTCGACTCGACTACCCAGACGACATCGCCTGGTTTGAGTTTCAACTTACTCATTTTTGTCCTCCTGACTGAAACGACCAAGATCGTCGTCAACATCCTGGTCAAGCGGGTTGATAGGCTCCTGCATGTCAGGTCCCATAAATTCTGCCTTCTGCTGTATCACAGCGGCTGCAGTTCTCAACTGATCACCATCTATATGGTGCCAGACGCTACCATCTTCCTCAGATTCATCAAACTCATGAATGCTGACAGGATTCCAGGACGTCTGATGATTGATACTGATACCGCTGATAGGCGACACAAGGAACTCGACATGAAGTGCATCGAGTTCCCTGGCTAATCTACGAAGCGCAAATGCAAGATACAGATGGTTCTGTTTTGGCGTGTTGCCCATGTCAGATCTCCGCCTGCTGGTTGCGGAAGTCGGCGATCTTGCACTCGATCTTCATGATCTCGTCGCGCAGCGCATCGACCTTCTTCTGCTCGTGCTGGATGAGCATACCCCAGGCCATGTCCTTCGACCGGAACAGCCAATCCTCCGTGACGTCCTGGTCCACGAAGGTGCCCTGTGTGTCGTTCAGTTTGAAGACCAGGTAGGCATTACCAGGCGTATCAGTGTCCACACCAATGTCCACGATCTCGACCAGGATAGGTCTCTCGTACACAAGGCTGGCGAACCAGACCTTCTCACCGCACTGGAACGGCATGGAATTGTTTTCAGGCGGGAAAACGACGTATTTGTCAGTTCCGTTCATTGTTGTTTCTCCAATTTGTTGAGTGTTTCCTGCTGCTTCTGCAGCGCACGCTGTCGCCCCTGGTAGAAGAAGCGATTGTTCTGTGCTGCCCTTTCGGCGCATTCACTGATGTGCAACTCCACTGCGTTCAGTTCTTGTGCCTTATTGAGTGCTTCATCCGTTTCTGTTTCACGGAACAGCTGGCTGTCTTCTATGCGCTCCTCGATGACGATGACATTGTTGCTCTTGGCGTGATTGCTGTCGTATTTCACGAAATACGTTGTCTCATCGAACTCATCCGGGAGCCCGACAATCGTTGCCTTGACCACGCCGGTCGCGTCTGCCACCAGACATCTGTCACCATTCTTGAACCTGCACTTCGCACGATCCACATGAAGATAATCACGCTGCACGATGTCCAGCCACTTGGTCCAGGCGGCATAGCTCTCATCCGTCATAGCGCCATTCTCGTAGCTATCCGCCAGCTGGTCGCGCATAGCACGCATGTTGAGTTCGATTTGATAACGCCGACCACGCATCTCGGCATAGATCGCGTCCAGTACGCATGGAGCTTTGACAAAGCTGTCCAGCTTATCCAGGATAGTGACGAGCTTCTGGATGTGCTTCTCATTGTCCATAATAGACATCGTACAGATGTCGTTGTTGACAGTGCTAACACGCAGCGCTTCCATGAGTGTCGCATCATAGTCTTTCACTCAGACACCTCCTTGAGTTGTGTTGTCCAGATTTCGAACTGGTCATCGGGCGCAGCTTCGATGTATGCCATCAGTTTGTCGTAGTGGTCATCAGCATCGAGGTCCTTTTCTGTGAGCCCCTCGTAGAACTTGTCCACGTATGCACTCTTCAGAACGCGGATCTCCAGCACACCCGTGCCGCCGTCGTAGCTCCACTCACCATGATACAGGTTGGACTGCTCGTGGAACTCGCAGTTGACTTCCGCAATGTTCCAGCCTTTGTCCAGCATGGTCTTCACGAAGTCCTCCGGGACGTTGTCATCCCAGCCCCACTTGATCCACCCGTAGATGGATACGTCGTTGCTGTCGATTTCAACGTCGCTGTCGAACACCCACTGCTTGGCGTTTCCAAGCTGGAAGCCTTCGCCTTTCTTGTCAGCTTCCATGCGGGCGTCTTCCAGCCACTGGTAGCAGGCCTTCGCCTGTTCCTTGTCCGGGATCACGATATGAACCGAAATGTCGCAGCAGTTAGCCATTTGCCACAAGCTCCTCTCCGATGAAATAGGGCAGCAGCTTGTGCACGTGGAAAGCCAGCTCCCTTGTGATTGTCTTTTTGCTGGACCCGCCAATGCATATCTTGATGCCCTTGATATACAGCACGCCGCCGGTGACGGCGTTGTCGTTGTTGCGCGTCCACTGGATGGACTTGCTGAAGTCCGCACCGGTGACATGCTTGAAGATGCAGCCGGCCGCGATGACGTCGGCTGCGGCGGAATCCACCGTGCCGCCCGTTTTCAGGGCGGCGCAGTGAGCCTTCTCCAGCTCAGTTCTGATTTTCGTCTTCAGATCCATCGTCAGACTCCTTCTTGTTGTCGAACAGCTTGATAAGCATGATACCGAGCTGGAACACCCGATACATCGTGTTCAGTTCTTCGTAGTGCTTGTCGTCGAGAACACCGCTGTCGTGCGCTTCTTCGACACGCTTGTGGAACTCTGCGTTGGCTTCCTCGCCCTTGTTCGCGTACTCGACCATGACCTGCGGGTGCGTCTTCAGGGCGTCCACCTTGTTCAGCGCGACGATGATGTCCTGATACTTCACGCAGCGCTCTAAGATGATGGAGATATCCTGTTTGAACTTGAAGAGCTCGAAGGCTTCATTCAGTTCAGGGTCAGAGTCGAGCAGTTTCTTCGCGGCGTCCAGCTGTTCGCGCATGGCGGGGTTGATATTGATTTTCTTGTTGTCGTCCATTTTGATTTCCTTCAGTTAAAGTTCATGAGATCGGCGATGAATGCACCGTCTTTGTACACGGTGTCCTTGTAGTCTTTGGTCTTGTCGCCGTCAAGACCGTAGAGCTCCTGGTCGATAGTCAGGAAGGGGCGCACGACGTCGCTGTCGATGTCATACACAGCCTCATGCCTGAGCCATTCCAGGAACGCCTTGTCCGCGTACTTGCAGTCAGTGTCGCAGACATCACCGAACATCTTGTCGTGCACATTGTCACTGGTGAGATAGATGTCGGCCCTCGTGTGATCGTATAGCACTCGCATGAAGCGCATCATGACGATCATCGTGTTCTGGAGCTTCTCAACCTGCCGGCTGAGATCCGACAGTGCCTGTCTTGTTTCTTCTTTCATAGGCACCTCAGATCAGCTGGGACTTGAGCTGCTCGATACCGCAGTTCACGTCGAACAACTTCTCAGCCAGGGCGAGGCTCGCGGACTGCGCCGTGTGCGGGCACTTCCGCGTCACGAAGAAATAGAACGAGCCTCCGATGATGGAGTGCTCCGGGTCTTTCTCTTCGTCCGCAGCGCGGATCTGCTTGGACAGGTTGACGAGTGCGCCGGCCACAGGCTGATCGGGCCGCATGGACTCGAACCACCTGATGTGCGACTGCAGGAGTTCCTGCACTTTCAGCATGACGCTAAGAGCCTGCGCCATTACCTCGTTTCTCGGTCTTTTATACTTTGTGATTTCCTCCATTAGAGGCCATCCTTTCTGAGGAACCGTTGGTGACTATCAGAGACAGCGACCCATTCGCTGCTCCAGTCGGTTGGTTATATAGTCCCTCAGTAGATTATGCCCTCATTTATGCGCGTATTCAAGTACATTCTAAAAGAAAAGACTGGTTGCCCGGAGGGCTTCCAGTCAAATCTTTTCAGGCCATTTTCTTTTTCTGGCGCTCGTTCCACAAGGCCTGGCATTCACTCCAGGCCTCATGGCACCAGTTATCTTGCCCCGTGACGCGATAACTGATGTTATCACCGAATGGCCAATGAAGAGCAACCCGAACATTCCCTTGGAAGAAGTCGATATCAGACCACTTATCGTCATAGGAATTTTCCTCATAATAGAGAGGAATCCATGCCGGAAGTTCTATATCGTTATCTTTGGCTGCTTTGCGCTCTGCAGCCGTATACCTGACAGGGAACCACGAAAAATGCTCTTCCGGTTTTCCGTCCATGTTGTAGATTTCAACAGCCCTCTTCAAGCTGGCATCATTCTGAATAGCCGTAGCGATGTCTTCGAGAAAAACAAAGTTCTTGTCAAAATCAAACATGAAATCGAACTGGTAAGTAGTGATAACTTTCATAGTTTATCTCCTTTCTTTTTGGAGGTTTCTTCAGCCCTGTATCACCGTGACACAGCAGCCCGCAGAAGTCGGTCCTATGCGATAACCGCTTCATCTTAGTATGCCCGAAAACCAGCTCAAATTAAGGCCATTCTAAAAGAAAAGCGAGAGCCCCTTTCGGAGCCCTCGCAAGGTTCATTTTACAATGCCGCCTTCATTTACGATGATACGGCCTCCTGCAACTATGTTGGGATGTTTTACAACACCACCGGAATATACATAAACAGCGCCGCCACTGAACACTGTAGGACGTATAAGAGTACCACCGGCATGTACGAATGCAGATCCATCTGTATATATCTGCGTATCATACACACAGCCACCACTGGAAATTATCAGGGATTCACTGTTATGTACCTGGAGACAGCCACAGGAAATGTTGTAGACGTGAACATCCTTGCACTCATCAGAAGTATGATCAACGCTCCTGCCTTCCGAGTCGTATCCATAGATGCCTTTCAAAGGCTTTCCATTGGACAGAACGGAACCACCAGAGTCCACATTGAGAATCCCGCCAGGGAGAACACGAGCATCATTCACAATGCCGCCATTCAGAACGTGTACGCTCGCACCACTGGAGATAACTATGTTGTTCACATAGCCACTTACGTAGACCGTCACACTGCAGTCAGGGCCAACGCTTGTGTTGATCAGACGACCGCCACTCCAGACAGCACACTTTGCACCGCAGTGATCCAGAACAACGTTGCATGCGACACCTGCGCTTATAGACAGATAGCCGTCTGAACCGGCCCAGACGTTGTCAACATGAGCGCCACTGTTGACATACAGACGGGCTTCGCTCATAGTAACACCAGAGACTGTGGCATCAGTAACATGCATATTACCCGTCAACTGTGTATCGTATGCACAGCCACCGCTGTTACGAATAACGCGCATAAGCGCACCACGTCTGACATCAGTGCCGCTCGCAGTGCCTCCGCTGTTGAGTTCAAGCGTACCGCCGCTCATGACTTCCGTGCCGTATGCGTAACCTCCCTGCTTGACAAGGAGATCACCAGCGCTGTGCACAACCGTGTTGTTCGCCTTAGCGCTGCCACCAACGACCAATCTGCCAGCACTGCAAACAGAACAGGAGTCTGCAAAGTTGTAGGACTTGGAGAGCACGAGTGTAGCATCCTTGATGTCACAGCAGGAAATCATGATGCCATTCCGCGTGCTCATAAATTCAGGATGCATTGTAGTCCAGGCGGGACGCTGAATGGTCCAGTTGCTGTATCCTTCACGAAGCTCATAGACAGCAAAACCAGGCCGTTTGAGGCAACCACAGATGTGCTCATCGAGTTGTCTCCCTTTGGGCTCTGCATTCCAGATGTGTTCCATCTTGGGAGGTTCATGCGGCTTGTCGTTCAGGATCTCGTCCCATCCAGTACGTTCGTCCAGGATGTCATTGATGCCTTTGCTGAGTTCATCGAAGACATTCTGAAGCTTCGCCAGTTCTTCGTTGGTGCAACTCTTGAGCTCAATGCATTCTCTCAGAGTATCAGCTGTAAGTTTCATTCGTCGTTCTCCTTTGTGTGCATGACATAGCTGTAGCCGCCCCTGAGTGTCTCGATGGAGCCGCTGCCGCGATTTTCCACCTTGCAAATCCCATCGGAGCTGACAATGATGGTGCCGCCGCTCTGGATGCACTTGTTGACCACGGCGCCGGACATCACATGAAGCCAGCCCTCACGAAGTGTGACCTCCGCGACGCTGCCGCCAGAGTGAACCACGATGTCTCCGTCGAAAACGTCGATGGCGTTCATGCCAGCGCCTCCCTGTACCTCCACGAAGCCGCTCTGGTAGACCCTGGTGATGTTGACCGTGCCGCCGGACGTAACTGACATCTTGGTCCCGTAACCGGAAACATCAATGGAGTTGATGTGCCCATCATTGACACAGGTTGCTTTCTCGCCAATGCGGCCGCCATTTATGTACCCACCGGAGGACACATAGACAGACGTGTTCGCGTCTGTGGCAGCCAGCTCGGTCAGCGAACCTGATGTACCAATGTAGATCTTCGCGCCGGTGCGCACGCTGCAGCGCCAGGAACTGGCATGCCAGCCTATGTCGATCCGTGCGCCGCTGTCGGCCAGCGCCGAGTAGACATGCGCGTCCCGTAATAATTCCAGATCAGCGTTCTGCAGGTTGCAGTTCTGTACTTTACCCAGCACACGAACATCGCCGTCGTTGCATGTCATGTGACACACTGTGGCGCCGGAGCCGACTGTCAGCTTGTTGCCAACTCCGTAGCCGTTCATGGCACCGACCGTACAGTCGCCGACATGCGCATTGCCATACTTGAGTACGTTGATATGCTGGACTGGCTTGCCTGCACTGGTAACAAACAGGTTGCCGCCGGAAGACACAACGGCACTGGTAAGACAGCCGGTATCCGAGACGCAGACACTGCCGCCGCCCTTGATATCCACGAAGTCAGCGCTGGCTCCATGTGCGATACTGAAGTAGCCACCGCCATAGACCGTAGTGTGCACGGCCGACGCGCCGCTGGACCAGATCTGCAGCTTGCCGCCGGAGTTGATGCAGCAGTCCGACATGACAGCCTTGGAGCCGTGCACCGTGACACTGCCCATAGCCAGCTGGCAGTTAGTGATGCTGGCGTTGTGGACACTGCCGCCCGTCTTGATTATGCAGTCACTGAGACTGCCGGACTCCGTGACGATGAACTCGTCACCTTCCAGGATGCCGTCCTTGATGGGACCGTAGATACGGACCTGGTTCTTGTTGCCGGACCATTCGCAGCCAGGCGTGTCGCTGGTGATGAGTGTACGCACCATGCGACTCTGCTTGGCTTCGCGGAGAGCATCCAGGTTGTCTGACTTCCTCTGCAGATTCTCGACGAACGCAGAGCCATGCAGCGGCTCTGGCGCTTTGCTGTCAGCGATGCCCATGCTGCCCGTCGAGGAGCTGTGGAACAGCCTGTCCAGTTCCTCGCGGAAGTCTCGCTTGTTGTGAGTGGGTTCATGGTCGCCGGGCAGCTTGTCCAGTAGCCGCAGGACGACCCCGTTGAGACTGATCAGGGCGTTCCGGAGTTCCCCGATGTCTTCTTTTGTGATGCTCATAATCGTGCCTCCTATAGGTTAGGTACGCTTGTTGCTGGTCAGTGCCGAATGCACTGGTTGCAGCGTAAGAGCTCTCATATGATTATGCCCGCAACACATGGGTGATTTCAGGTGGATTGTAAAAGAAAACGCGGGGGCCATTACGGCCCCACGCAAGTCACTTCGCGGACTTCTTGCTTGTCCGCTTGGTGGTTTTCTTTGTTGTGGTTTTACGACCGGACGTGCCAACCTTCGCATGCTTCGGGTTGATGAGTCCTTTCCTGGCGAGCTTCTCAAGGTCTTTCTTGAAGCCCTTGCGCATATACCAGTTGTCGTATCGCTCCTTCAGCGTCACCGCTGCCCAGCAAGTTGCGAACACGCCGGCCAGGAGAGCCAGCGTACTTGCGACGATGATGCCGACAGACGCCAACGCGGCAGGGACGAAACCCCACCCGTTGTCATCCATCAGCATCACCGTCATGACTCCGACGACGAACGCAAAGATGGCGACGAAGATCGAAGCCTTCACAACGGAACGGCCGGCAGGTGTTAACACGATTTGTCTCATGTGTCACCTCTCAGTCATTGCTGTTGTTATCGGTTTCGTCTTCGGCGTCGTCGCTGTCATCGCTGCTGTCGGCATCCTCCGTGTCGCTCTCGTCGGGCAGATCGTAGATCTTTCCGCCGAAGTCGATCACGAGGCCCTTGGCGCCCGTGCTGATGACGGTATCCGCGTCAGCGAACTCTTTGGCGAGCTCCTTGTCGAGGAACTGTTCGTCTTCACGGGACGCGAGCTTGTTGACAATCACAAGGTGGTCCTTGTAGATTGCAGCGGTGACGGTTCCAGCGAGCCAGTCTTTGCGGATGGTGAGCTTGTGAATCTTCATGATGATGATGATACCTTTCTGGAGCTGTGCTCCGGTTTGTGTTGTGGATAAGATTCAACCTCATTTTATACTGCCTGCAAAAGCCTCAAAATTAAGCTCAAAACGAGGCCAAAACGGGCGCTGCGCAGAAGGCTGAAAATAGACAACTACAGCCTAAAAAATTTCAAGTTAGCTATAAGTAAATAATCGTTGCCAGGCTATTATGCCCCCGCACATGGGCAGATTAAGTACAGACTAAAAGAAAACACAGGGATTCCTCCTTTCAGTTTGTACTGTGTTTTCTTTGCCCCGGATGGGCATGCCTACGCCGAACAGACTTATGCCTGTTTCGGACGCAAGCCGCGCCGCTTCACTTCGGCAGCACTGAGACGCTGACCCTCAGAGAGTCCCTCGCGGTCCTCATCTTTGGGCGGTTCGTCAGGACGACCGGGATATGCGCTTGCGAGCGCATACTCGATTCCGTTCGCTGTCTTCTCAGGCGTCAGCACGATGCTGAAGAGTTTGGCATCTCGACGAACCTCCTGCACATCCCCGAAGGGCTGCAGGCAACCATGATGAAGACGCAATTCATAATCTTCATCTTCGATGGTTTCAACAGTTGTCGCGACACCAACCACGCCAGCTGCCTGGAAGATCAAGCAGACGGCACCGCCGAAGCCAGGCTGCATCGCATAGAAATCTGCGTGCTCAGCCAACACGATGACATCATTGATGTCTTTGATCGTGTCGTTAAAGCGGCTCGAACCCTTGACCGTGTCACCGGCACGATGATCTTTCAACGGGTCGAAACCCGGTGCGATCTCATTGAGGGTCTTGAGGGCGGTGGTGAGGATGTTGCTGATGTTCATGATTACGATCCTTTCTATCCCTTCTGGGATGGTTATTATTGGTGAACATGAACAGGAAATCAACAAGCGCTGCCAAGTGTCTGGTATAGGGCACTCTCCCCAGAACCTGGCAGCAAATCGGCTTTGTGAGCGTCCCAGACTCACGGGTCATTACCGAACCCCGGCGACCAATCCATCCGTCAATGCTAAGGGCACCGTTCGCCACACAGCCCGGCCTGCAAGGGGATTTTCACCCTGGATGGTAGTCAACGTAATTGGTTTTTACGTCATTATATACTGCCCTAAAAAACCCTATAATTAAGCTCAAACAGGCTAAAAAAGAGCCCGATGTTTCTCCACTACATCGGGCCCTGTTTGTCTTTGGAACGAGACCTCAGTCGGCCTGCTCCTGTTTCGGATCGTACTTAGGGCAATCTGCTCCGTACAGCACCGTGCCCTTTTCTGAGCACTTCCCCCAACGACCATTAGTTACGCCGTCTGGGCTGTAATGAGAGCAGCCTTTGCACTGATCCGGGTCTAAAGCCAGAAACTCCTTGCAATCATCGCAATCAGGATCATCAATGAGTTTCTTGTCACACTGGCAGAGCGGCTTTCTCCAGTCACAAGACGGCGGCAATGCACGGCAGTACACACAGAACTTAGTTTTCATCCTGCGCCTCCTGCTTTTCAAGCTCGTCGATCTCCTTCTGAATAGCAGCGGCCTCGTAGCAGAGACTCTCGTCATCGCGGAAACCGCGATTTGGATTGGAGTTCACTGCTTCGATGTCGCGCTCGACACGCGCCAGCTTTTCCTGTAAGTACTCTTTTCGTGTCATGTGACACCTCCTTTGCAGTTGGGTTTACGAAATACAGGGACATCTTACTATGCCGCATTTTCCCCCTATTTTAAGCCCTAAACTACACAAAAATAGGCACTTACAAAAGTGCCTCAGAAAAATGGCGTAAGTGCCCCAAAAGTCCCTATGAAAATGTGGGAACCGGATTTTGAACTTCAGGTTGAAAATCTACTGAGAACTTTGCGGCAACCGGCGCAAAGTTTGCAGTACGAGCAGGGTTAACTCGTAAATCTGCAACAAAACTGCAGAAACAGAAATTAACCCTTACACCGGCTGGAACATCGGTGGCTTGCCCAGCCGCTCATCCAACTCGCTCAGGTGGTGCTTACGGCGGTACTTCTGCACCATGTTCCACATATCATCCTGGGACATGCTGTCGATCTGGTCACGCAGCTTCTGGACACGGTCCCCGTGGAACTTGTTGTACAGCGCAGGGAATTTCTCCGTGGACTTGTTGCCGAACTCCTCGATGGCCGTCTCGTAGATATCCGCCGGCCACGTGTCCTTGTCCGGATTGTTCTGGAGCTGCCAGTTGTAGAACTTGTTCAACAGCCACGGCAGGTCCGGCGTATTCGCGTCACCAGATGCCAGCACCTCGCCTGTTCTATTGGAGAACTTCTTCCCGGTGGCATTCAGTGTGTCGTGCTCCAGAATGGCCTGCCCGATCTCTTTCAGCTGCTTGTCGTTGAAGATACCGGTAGACAGCAAAAGCGGAATGGCCGTCTCCCGGCCATACTTGCCGTGCTCCTTGCCTGTACCGCGCTGACGGATGGCGCAGTCGTGGAAATAGATGGCGGCCTTCTCCTGCAGGGTCAGCGGCCGGTGCTCCAGGCCCTGGGTCATCATCTCGGCGTTCTGCTTCACCTGGTTGACATGCTCCCAAGAACGGCGTCCAACAGCTGGATAGAACGGCCGGGCAAGGCGCCGCAACCTGCGCTCGTCAGGAGACATGGAGGCATCCTTCTGCATGCCGTCCTCCTGGCTCATCACAGCAATCGCCAGCAGATATTCCGGCGGAATATGTCCGTCCACTGTAGGCAGCATGTAATGCCGAATGCCCTTGAACACCAGCGGCGTGTTGTTCGGCCTCTTCCACTGGAGCTTCCTGTAAGAAATCCGCTTCGCAGGGATCAGACCAGGACCATGCACGTTGCTCCTATAGATCGGCCGCTCGATAACCCCAGCGTCCAGCAACTCTGTGTACGGCGGCAACGTGACCTGCACACTGGAATTACGGAAGGCACGCATGTTCTCCGAAACATCCGCAGGTATTGGCTCAGTCAGAACACTGATGACTCTGGAGCGACCGGGCGCTGTGGATTCCAGCCAGTTCAGGATGTCCAGCTTGTCCTTGGAGCCAGCCCTGTAGCCGTAACGCCTGGCCAGGTTCTCCTCAGAGTCACCGATTGGACCGTAGAGGCCGTCCGTCTTCAGTGTGTTCTTCTTGGGAACATATGTATAGAGGTTGTGCTTAGCCATCAGTCTTCCTTCATTGCAATAAAGCTGGGTGCTCTGTATGCACCCGTCGGGTACTGTTCCTGCGCCTGGATACGAGCCGTCCGGCCACGGTAGGCTTCCGGGTGTTCCAGCATGTCGCGCAACATCCGGTGATCGAAGCCTGTTCCCACGCGGCCGACCACTTTGTCAGATCCAGGCAGGCTGTAGGTGAAGCCACCTGCTCTCGGCGCGGCCTTGGTATCAGCTTGGAACACGTCCTGGACGACCACGTCATAGTCCGGCCGGATCTTGCTCTTGATGGGGCGCTTCCCAGGCAGATGCAGCACGACGCCCTCTCCGGTGTACGGATCACGGCCTTCCATGATGTTCTTCAGCATGCGCTTGGCTCTGGAACCCTTGGCGCTCGGCAGGACTGTAAAAGAAGGACTGTGGAGTCTGCGCACGATGTCCTGCATGGGCGCCCCGTAATCGTCCCTGCCCTTATTCATGGCCAGGGCCGCAACCATGAGCCGGAGCCCGCGCTGGCGCTTCTGGATGGCGTTCTGGAGCGTGCTGTTGAGATAACCCGACAGTTCGTTGGCTGGAATCACGCGGCCGTTCCTCATGCCATAGAGCTCGCCCCTGATGAGCTGGCCCTGCAGGTCCTCCGGTACCTGCACCTGGGACAGACCGCCGATGTGCGCCGTGTAGTCCGGCTTGAGCCCAGACTTGTCCGGCCGTATACCATAGACATTGATGCCGTGTCTGCCAAGATACGCTATAGCGCCTGCGCCGTCCACTTTGGGCACCACTGTAGCGCCCTGGTCTATGAGCTTCTGCGCGTCCTCAATGGGAACCGACTTTAGGTGCTCCTTCTGGTACTGGGTTACTGGCTCAGGCTGGCCGGGTTCCTTGATGGACATCAGCCAGTTGCCTTTGCCTGTGCGCACCATGCGGTATACGTTGGAGTCCTTGCTGGTGCCCCTGGTAAACTCGATGTAGCTGGGCGTGTTCTTGAGAAGAATGACAGGAGACTCCTCGGTCTTGGTCACAGTGCCGGCACCGTACTTGCCCTCCGGGATGGTGCCCTCGAAGTCCTTGTAGGCATACCTGTGCAGACTGGTGGGAACAGCGAGCCTGTACTGACCTGGCTGCTCCGGCATGTGTTTCGGGAGCGCCCATGAAAAGAGCCCGGATTCGTTGCCGATCCGCATGTCTGTGTGGTCGCCGGCCCTGCGTGCCTGGTGGTGCTGGCGCACGAGCGTGAGCAGCACATCGGTGGGCAGGTCCATGAGGCGGCCTTTGTTGAGCTTGTTTGGGATTCCTGGAGCGAAGTCTGGCATTGGTTCTTCCGTGGGTTCTAGTTATAAGAGCAGGAGGGTCAGGCGTCACTTGTGGTCGTCACCGAACTTGCGGTAGGTGAACTGGGGATACTTATCAGTTAGATCAAGCCCATCTACCTTTATCGTGCCGATAACGAAGCCTGCCCACTGTGTCGTACCAGCATCCCAATTACCTCGAAACTCGTCACCTACGACACCTGTAAACAAAATTTCTCTAACAGGGGGAATATCCGCTGCGTTCCCATTGCCTGTTGCAAGAGACACAGATGTAGCACCTGCCGGTACTGTCACTGTTATCACATTCCAACCTGCCACAAGCGCCGTATTGTTGGCTGACAAATTATGATTGAAGAATGTGCAAACTATGGATCGTGTAGGTCTGGTCCTTGCCTGTTTATAGTCGTATAAATCAATAGGTTTGCTGACCAGAGTACCAGCTGAGTACAACTGCATAACCGCCCCCGTATCGAAGGAACAATAATCAACAAGAGACAAACCTTCGATATACCCTCCATAGTCAGCATACTCATTGAGTGTAACTTTTCCGCCTGATAAAACACATAATGACGTGATTGCAGTTAAATGGGCACTGCCTTCAGATTCAGACCACTCACCTGATGCGTGACAAATAGCGCCGCTATGTATGCAGGCACTTTTTATATAGCTGGAGGAGATCGTTGCCTGCGCTCCTGGCAATAGCGTCACGCCGCTTAATATAGAATCTTCTGTTACAATGAGAGAGCAGCCACTGCTTACAAGGAAAAAGCAACTATCCCAGTTCATGCCTTGTACCGTACAAGTCGCACCGGATTGCACTATAACACTGGACCTTGGCGGCCTTTGGCCGTTCGTATACTGCACATCGGCTGTTACAAGTGTATTCGATGTTTGATATGTACGAACAAGATCAAAATCAATATAACTGGATGACACTTTATCGGCGTTAAGATTTTCTGTATAGGCGCTTACAATAGCTCCACTTATAGGAGCATTGTTCTTTATGCCTGTCAAAATACAACAGTCACTGACACGCGCATCGTCTGTCCCTAACACAAGACTCCCTGTAGGCTCGACTATAGCTCTATTGATTGAGCAGTTTGTCAGCGTGACTGTTCCTCCTGATAGCACTATAAGAGTGCCTCCACCTGCCTGCATAGCCGCTACATCTGCTGCCCCATATGTAACAACAGCCGATGTCTTTATTGATGTTTCGTTCAGATATGAGCTGACGAATGGCATATTACGCAGTATGTGCGGCATGCCTAAATATATACTGACAGTAAGCGTTTTTCCACCAATAGATTCTCCGTGCATATCCAACGACTGTATTAGTCCGTTTGCTGTGTCAGATGATATGACATGACCTGCCATTACACGAACTTCATAAGGATAGTCTGTATCGTCTTCCTTTGTATGACAGTCCGCCAATAGATAGTAAGGACAAGTAATTAAATCAATAGATGATCCGCCTTGGGAGAAATCTGTAATAGTAACAGAGCCTGTGGCGGGTAATTTGGCTGTGCCTGTAGTAGCATCAGCAGCAGGTGCTCTAAGCCATGCGTCTGGCGTGATTGTCCTTATTGATGTGGCATGTTCATACAGCCCCCACAGCTCCCTTTCTATTACACTGCAGTAATTATCAACAGGTCGATCCGTGAAAGGAGCAGCATGACTGGCATCTCCGGCTATCTGCATAGATTCCGACAAAGGCATCACATTCACTGTAGTACCTGTTATCGCAGCGCCCCCAACTGTGTAATTCCCGGTCCACACACGTTGCACCGTCGTATATACAGTGTTCACACCGCTGACCCACGCATAGCCATCGGTAGAATCCTTAGAGGCGTCTCTATTATAATTAACTCCGCCAACGGTTATTATTTCTTCTATACTTTCGAATTTATAATCATGACTGTACTCACCGGCAACATAACTTATCACTGTAAACGCTGTCAAATACTGGGCATCCAAAGTCCTTATTATACCCATACTGGTGCCGCCTGGACTATGATATAAATCGTAGTCTACATAGTTGTCATAGGCCCATAAAAAGGTCGTACCGGAAGACCAGGCATAATAATGGTCTGAATCGCCTTCTGGATATCTGTTAAACACATCGTCCGAAGGTAATCTATACAACTGATAGACATAGCCTGCTGAATTTCCTGTGACAGACTTGTAAATGGCATCACCCGGATCAAGATTGTTCTCATAGCCTACCCAGATCCTGGATGTTCCGGAAGACCAGCAATAACGAGGTATACTGGTATTGTCTCTGGCTGGGTCTCTTATAAAGTCTTGTTCAATTACGCCACCGGAGCTAAAGGAAAGAGCACGATACTCACAAGTCATATCAAGAGGACCGCACTCTATAACTATTCCACCAAAAGAGTCATTTGGAAGACGAGTTTCAGAGGATCTATCCTCTCCAAGATTATATGGCGTATCCGTATATACAACTGGAGGTGTCTCGTTTGTGTTACTCCAAGCATATCTGTCGTTTCCTACATTGTCGTCTGCCTTATCTCGCGTATACGTGTGGTACGATGAATCATATATGTTCGAGCCTACACTCGGAGAATCGTCATCAGTATATACAAGCTGTGTTCCGCTCTTCCATCCTACGTAAACATGATCATGATACGGAACCCTCGGTGCATCTATAGCTGGGTATCTGTCAAACTTATCGTCTCCTTTATATATCACTCTGTTAGTAACACCAATAGACAAGTCTTTTCCTGTATATGTCAAATCAGATATGGCTCCTGTTGTATGCACATATCGCAGCTCCTCCAGCATGTCTCTGCGCTCGACTGCCCAGTCTGCGCGGAACATTGGTGTAAACGTGCCGACATACGCCGGGCGACCCGCATCACCTGCAACACCGGAACCGCCGGATGTCGCCGTTGTATCGACCGTGTAGCCTGCATAATGGCTCACGTTCACATCACTGTCTGCCCTGGCAGATGCGGCCGCAGCAAGCCCATCAAAACCGTTGTAAGCAACGCCACCACGATTCACATACAGATTGGCGACATTCACCAGAGCGTTATCAAAATAATCCAGGTATGTCTTTGTCTGCCCGCCTTGCGTCCAACTCGTAGGAGCCGCAAATGTCTCCGCGTTTGCTGCATAAGCAGACGTCTCAGTCGTGCTGTGCGTAATCGCAATATTGGCAGCCATGTTGGATACCGTTGCAGACTGCGTGTTCAGCTTCTGCTGCCCAGTCTGATTGGCGCCCCAGCTCTGCGTATTGAAAGTCGCATCCACAGCCGCCTTCCGCTCACATAGACCGCTGGCCAGCCCCGATATGACTGACATGGGGGTCGTAAAGTGTGGATCATCCAAATCAAACTCTTTGCCAGCCGTTGTGTTCTTCCAGGACATGTCGCGTTCTCCTTTGTTGTTCCACTATATAAAATAAAGCCCCTGGGTTGCAGGGGCTGTTCTTGCGGTGTGCTGCGGATCAGGCCGGCCTTGTTCCACCGTACAGTTCCTTGTACTTGGTGTCCATCGCGACCTGCTGCGGCGTTCTCTGCGAAGGCTGTACGAACGGTGCCTGGCCGCTCTGCATGAAAGCACGGGCCATGCCTTGCACATTGCGGTTCACGGCGTCCTGGCGGTCGAACTCCTGCTGCATGCCTGCGATGTTGCGCCTGGTAGCATCCACCTTCAGCTGTGCCATGCCTCTCGCATCCGTCAGCTGCTTGTTGGTGATCGCCCGACCCTGCGCCGCACGCTGGTTCTGTTTTGCGAGCTGCTGATTGTTGCCGGCCATGTAGTCCGCCATCAGGCGCTCGTTGTTGCGCGAAGCCTGGGCCTGCTGTTGCGCCAGCTGTTTCTGGCGAGCCTCTGCCTGGCGCTGCTGTGCCTTTGCAAGACCTTCGTCCAGACGCTGCTGCGCCCTTGCGTATTCCTGGCCGTAGGTGTCGTTAGGGCTGCCACCAGTCGGCTTGTGCCAGCCAAGCTCTTTCTGCGCCTGGTAGTCGATCATGTCCAGTGGTGATGCACCGAGCGCATCAGACACGAACGTGTGCGGACCCATCGTGTCCGTGATCCAGCGCCCGACCATTGTATTGCCGAAGAGCCCGGCCTGCTTCCGGAACAGAGCCGTTGTGTTGATATTGTTTGCCCAGGGTCTGCGCTGCCATGTCTGATTGTCAGCCTGCATGTCCCTTATGGACGGCTGCTGCCGTAACCAGGGTTTGCGTTGCCATGTCTGGTTATCCGCCTGTATGTCTCTGACAGATGTAACCGGAGACTGGAAGCCTCTGCGCCAGGACTGATTATCACCCTGGATGTTGCGGACCGGGTTGTTCTGCCATGAACCACCGAAATAAGAACCGGACTGGCCCTGGGGCTTGCCGACACTGTCAAACCAGCGCCTTACAGCTCCAGGTACCTGTCCCATCGGGTTCCACTGCGGCTGTGTCGGCGGCCTGAATATGTTTCGCCACGAACCGGTACCAGCAGGTGCAGTACCGCCGTATGTCATAGCCGCACACTTCAGCATGCTGTGCTGTACTGTCCGGACGTTCATGGCTTATTCCTCCGGATCGTCCTCGTCCGTGTGCTTCCAGCACTCGAAGTACCAGTCTGGCTGACCGAGACCAATCAGCTTAGAGCGATATACAGCCTTATCGTTGGCACCATGCCATTCCTCCGTAAGCTCAAGCGCTGTCAGCTTGTCTGCCTTGGTATAAGGAGACTCCCTCACCTTGTCATCCTCATCAAAACTGCCCATGAATGTCGGATCATGTAGGAAAGCCTGAAGGGCATAGACCGCCTTGCGGAACTGCTTCCAGGCAGCATGCGCTTCCTGCTCAGGAGTCGGCTTCTCGTCCGTGGTGATGACGCCGCCTTCGGCCTCGAAGGTCGCATCATCGACTGGCGAAATGGAGCGGCCGTCGTCAGTGTACAGTGGATCGGGCGGATTGTTCTTGTAGATCTGGCCATGCCAGTTGTAGTATTTCATAGTAGTCCTCCTATGGAGATTGTTGTTTACAAAAGCCGTTGCGTCAGTGCGGATGAATCTCAGGAAAGCCGTCCATCCAGCAGAACCCCAGCATGAACAGGATAAAGACCACAGCAGCCCACAGACCGATAACAGCCCATGCAAAGCCATGTTCACCGAACCGATCCAATAGCTTGTACACCTGAATTGCGCCAGCAATAAGGACAGAAACGAGACCTGGAATGAACAGGGTGCCCGCAATGGTGAACAGGATGATGCTGATGGTGCTCATGGTGTGCCTCCCTGGTGATACAGGATCAGTGCAGCGATCAGGCAGATAACGCCGGCTATGCTGACCAGCGCAAGAGCCAGCTCGTTGCACTCGTCGATGTAGCCCTTGGCGACGTCCTCCAGGAGATGTACAAAGCCAAGCACCAGCATGATTGCAACTGGCAACAGGAACAGACAGCCAAAGCCTAAAAGAACGAACACTGTGGTCACGGCTGCACCTCCTGGGTCTGCTGCGACTTCTCCAGTCTGGCACATGCTTGGTCATACTTCTTGATGCAAACATAGAGCAGTATGGTGAACAGGATAAAGCACATGGTGAGATTGAATGCAAGCGGGTACTTCTCATCCAGGTACGCCATAATAGCTCCCAGTGACAGACACCCGATGAGCATCAGCAGGATCATCGTACCTTCACTCATGGCTTCTTCTCCAGTGAGTTCAGCTGGATAAGCAGGAGGTGGTCCTTCTTGTCCAGATCGTAACCTTCAGCCTGCGCATCCGCCCGCATCTTGTCAAGCGCCTTCAGACCGTCCTGCATGTCCTTGTGCAGCATGTCCCAGGCTTCGTCGAAGTCCTCATACAGGAACGCCTCACGCACCTTGCGGATCGGCATCGGGCACGGAATGTTGCCCTTGCAGTCCAGCATGGCGCAGGCGCACATGTGACCAGACTCTCCGGGCCCCATGTCAGGCTCGATGTAGAGCACAAACACAGGCGCCAGCAGGATGCTATCGGCTGTGGTGCTGTCACCGTACTGGTTCGTCATGATGGTCCAGTAGGTGCGATTGACTTGAACTGTGTCGGGTTTCATACGGACTCCTTTCGTCTGATATAGGAACGCATGAGGTACATCTCCTCACGCTTGTTACCCTGGAACGGGATCTTACAGGCATTGCTGTAGCGCAGGCCGGACATGTACTTGGGCTTGCCGTCGAAGACCACGTAGTGACCCCAGCCCTCCGGCAAGTCATTCCAGATCACGCCTGGATTGGTGAAGTACAGTCGGATGTCGCCCATACCAAACGCAGGTTCCTGCCGAAAGAGCTTCTCGCGGTCCCGCAGGAAGTCTGCTCTGGAGGTCTTGCACTCGATCAGGATAGACGCCCTGGACAGCCATCCGATGGCGTCCGGGATCTCGCCGTAGGTGTTGGCGCAGTGCATCTCCGAGATGATCGGCAGGCAGCGCCAGCGCTTGAGCTGGGCAACAGCGGCTTGGACGAGTTCTGCGTGGGTCATTTGAACCTCGCATGTACTACTGGATCAGGCTTGGCTGGAATTACAGACTTCAGGTCAAACTCGTAGTTGAGAATGCCGTGGTCAATCATATTCTGCACGAACATATCAACGGTATTGCTCAGTGACCATATTGTCATACTCAGGCAGACAACCAGCTTACCAGGTGTACTGGCATCCTCGATGCTGAGATCATACGGCGGTATGTTGTCAATAGATCGCAAAGGTGCGTTCATATCACGGGCAGCATGATCGCCTTCCCATTCTGCTTTCCAGTCTGCGTAGAACCGCTGGAAGGCATTTATGGCTTGCTCGCCTCGTATGATAACTCTCTTGAAACGTGACATAATGCCTTCTCCTTACACCAGATACTTGATCCCAAGATGCACAATCAGCGCCATAAGGCCCAGGCTGATCGCCATGTATATAGAACAGGCTAATACAGCGTCCGCGCTGCGCTCCTCGATGACATCGCATACCAATCTGAGGATCTCCTGGCACCAAGCGAGCACACCAGTGACAAGTGCAGGCAAAAGGCTGACGGCGGCGAGACAGAGTAAGACAGTGACAACGGTGGACATGGTGGCTGCTCCTTTGTGGTTGGTGGGTTGTCTTACAATACGGGCATGAAAAAGCCCCTCGCTACCACTGGGGCAGGAGGGGCTGGTTATTCTTGTTGCTGTTAGGCCGGGGTACCTGTAATCGTACCATCTGTCTTGATCTGCGCCGTTGTCCAGTGTCCGGCAACGCCGCCATTCAGACTGACAGTGGAACCGCTCGGCAGGATAATCTTGCAGTTCGCTCCGATGGTAAGGTCATTTGTCTTGACAACCCAGTCCCAGTTGCTGTTCGCTGTCCTGATACGCAGGGTAGTATTTGCAGCAAACGTCACCTTGTTGCCTGTGCCACCGTCTGAGTAAGTGATGCTGTGAGATACATCATTGTTACCAGACAGGTTCATCGTGGCGTTATCATTCAGAAAGATCCATCCGCCGGACAGCGTGACACTCGCCAGGGTTATGGAGTTCACATAAACAAGGGAATCTGTGAACGTAAGTGTCAAGCTACTGAAGCTGCCGTTGATGTTGCTCGTGGTACCAAGCGTGCCTGTATTGCTTACAGATGTAACAGTAGCACCGCTGATGGTAGCCGTGCGCAACACGGTGGTACCATTACTGTTATAGAAGATCTTGACGTTGTTGCCGAAAATGATGCCGCCTGGCTGTTTAAGGACCGTGCTGTGGGCGTTATCGCGTATATCGAGCACGCTGTTGTCCGCCAACGTTACAGTTCCAGACTCACCACTTCCATCCCAGATCGGGAAAAGTGCCGCAAGGAACTTGTTTGTGCTACTGAAAACAACGCTATTATTAGCGTTCTGCATATGGATATTGGCGTTCGCCGAGAAGTAGCAGTCCTTGAATGTCGGATGACCATTACTGATATAGAATGGGCAACCGCCATCATACGCATTCAGGAAGCGGCAGTTATCATACAGCACGTTAGAAGCATAGTAAAGTCTGCCAATATAACCATAGCCCTGCACATAGCTATCGTTCGTAATCGTAACATTTCGCAGCGTTGTGTTTGTGGTAGGATGGAAGCCGCCATATTGGTGGCTTATGATACCCATGTTCGCAAATGTGCCGCCTGTAATTGAGGCACCGCTGGTCATATCGATCCAGTTCTGATAACGACCATCCATAACACCAGATACAACACAGTTGCCTGTAAACTGGAGAACTCCGGTCCACGTGGCCGTCGTACCGGTTATCGTCAGGCTTGGCGTCTGGGATACGGTCTCGGAGTCTACACGGGCGTCCCCTGTAACCATAGACCACGTGCCGCCGATAACAGGCTCGAAGTCCGCTGTCATTACGTTCTTGTTCACAGCCGCTGTGGTATCCGCATATGCCGCTGTAATAGCACTGCCCGCAGGAACCTCGATGAACCGGTTGGTTCCGTCGGATCCTGTGGTCGCCGTAAGAGCCGTGGCAAATGCCGCATCCGTGCTGACAGAAACGACCTTGTTGGCGGCAACGAAGTCGCTGTCACCTTCCTTGTCGATGTAGGTGCCGATGCCGGAGTAGGCAGTGGTACCGGTCGCGGTCACGACGGAAGCGCTGCCGCTGGGGCTGGCGGGATCGTTGCCAACGACGATCAGACCAGCCTGTAGGATCTTGGTGTTGGCAACATTGCTGTTTCCGGCAATGTTGATCGTGGTACTGGCCGGGAGCTGGATGCGTCTTGTAGTCAGCGTGGAAGTTCCAGTCAGTGTGGAGCCGGACAGCTTGACCGTAGCGGCCTCGCTGCCGTCAACTGGTGTACCGAAGATCGCCTTGGATGCCGTCCAGGTATCCACGGTAGAACCGGTGATTCTGAGCGGACGCCCGACGTTTTCCATCAGTGTGCCGTCTTTCGTGATATACCCAAACTCCATTGCATCGACCGTGGCCGTCGTACCGGAAGCATAAACGATTGACACATTGTCCTCCAGAGACGGAAGAACCGAGGATATCGTATGCCCCAGAACAAACGCATTGGCTGCCTTGGTGTTATCTTTTGTAGTAATGACAGCGCCGCTCTTGACATAGATGTAAGTAGCGAACAGACTGCCTGCACTAACCAGATTCAGATTGCCGGTGATTGTGAGCGTTACGTTGCTCTCGCAGTACGGACTGCCATCGCCGTATGTGACATTATCGAAGTAGATACGGCTGCCGCTAGTGAAATATAGACCGTATCCACTGTTACCAACGTTATTGGCAATCGTGCTGCCTGTGAAGTAGACGATGCCTGCAGCGCTGATATGTCCGGCGGAGTTATTGGTGTTCGTGTTTCCCGTGATAATGGCGTTGTTGACCTGAATGCCGTCCGTACCGCCGTAGAACTGCATGATACGGGTCCTCTGCGTATTATTGTTGTTCTGGACACGGAGGTTGTTCAGGGTGCTGCCGGCTGAAATCTCAAATATCTTCAGCGTACTCAGGTTAATGGAGAAGTGCTCGCCGAAGTTCGTCGTTGAGAAAGCCTGGGTAGAGACTCTGCCGCTGCCATCAATCGTGCTGTCGATGTAGTTGGTGCCACTGAATTTCAGGTAGGACTCGTTTACAACACCTGTAGTTGCATCGGTACCGCCATTCCAGACAGCAATGTTACGGTTCTGTCCGAACGTCGAACCGGACACCAGCGTGGTGCTTGCATAGTAGCCCTTTGTTCCGACTTCAAGCGCCCTCACTGCCGTCCCAGTAGTCGGGAACACACAGTCTGTCATAGTGCCGCCAGTGATCTCCATCCATATTCCATTGCACGCATCCGAGAACGTGGAACCCTTTACGGTGCAATTACGGCCGATGGCAATACGACTCACAATGCTGTTGTCATGGAACCAGCAGTTCTGAATATAAAGGCCGGCGAACGGGCTCTTTGCGAATATGTAGCTGGTACATCCGGTGATCTCGCAATCATACATACGAGCGGTCAGATAGCCAAGGGATATACCGCTACCAGATCCTTCCGATGTGGTGATGCCGTTGACATCCACGAAAAGGCAGTTATAGAACTGCGGAGACCAGCCATATGGGTTCTGACTATACGCATAGTCCTGGAACCTGGCAGACACTGTCAGATTGTTGAACGTCGGCGAGCATTGATAGAACTTGACCGTGCCGCCGGTGATCTTCGTATTCTCCGGACCGTTGCCCAGCACATTCATGTTGCGGCTGATGGTACCGCTGTCGATCAGCACGTCCTGACCATCCGTGACAGCACTGAAAGTAATATACTCGGCCGTGCTGTTCCAGATGCCGTAATTGAGACTGCCGTTGTCTGTACCGGATGTCAGGATCACGGTGTAGCCATACGCAGTGTCGTCCACGTACATGCGGGCTTCACCGTCGCGGAACTTAATCGTGCAGTTGTTGACAGCGTTTGCCGTCAGCGGCTGCATGAGCACCAGCGGCGCTTCTACCTGGATCTTGTCAGTGGCGCCGACGAAGAGGCTCATGTGGGCATCGCGGCCGTAGTAGCCGGTCGGGCATGTATCCACAGTCAGCGTATGCGTGGCGCCGTCGTTGGCGAGGAGCTTGTAGTCCAGGCCACTGGCAATCGTGGTCGAAGGGCTGGACTTCATGTTGATGATCGGAATCCAGGGATTCACTTCCTCGGTACCCACTGCGTAGTAAGCGTTGAAGTCATCCGGATTGGGCAGGCTGCCAATATAGGCACGGGCCGCGTCGGAGCAACCGTTCACCTCGTATTCGCGCATGTTGGTGATCTCGATCTGTGATCCGGCAGCCGGTGTAGTCAGCTGGAAGTATGCGGAATCCTTGGTATGGAACAGCATGACGAATCTGCCACTTTTGCCAGGGGCGAGGAATCTCGGCTGGCCATAAGCGGAACCAGCAGTGTCTGTTCCGCCTGTGGTTATCCAGAGATTAGTGGTTCCGGTGTTCTTGATGTCAGCAAACAGCAGATAATAAAGGCCGACACCGGGAGAGGACTCAGCATAAGCCGGAAACGCATGCGTACTGGTGTCATAGAAGCCGATCTTGACTTGATTGGCAAGCGCTGAGGTAGTGGACCACTGGAGAGTGCCCTTGGGGTCCGTGATGGAAGTCTGCACCACGCCGGCGATGATATTCACGAGCGTGCCATAATTGTTGTATGGTGTGCATGTGACATCGACAGCCTTGCCTGCGCTGAAAGCACCCTGGAGAGCTCTGGGGGTAATGGTCTTGTTGCCAATCGCGTCGCCGCCGACGATATCTTCGACAGACGCTTCATCAACGCCGATTGTATCGCAGTTGATCCGGATACCGGCGCCAGACTTATACAGTTCACCGGGATTGTTCACAATCTCGGCCCATTTGGCGCGGCTGTTCAGAGCATTGGCATTGATGAACGCGACATTGCGGATCTTCCAGCTGCAGACCGTACCTGCGGTCGTGTTAGCCGTCTGCCAGCGGAGATAGTAGCGTTCAAGCTGCGTCGTTGTGTCCACAGCAATAGCAAGACGTTCCCATGTACCGGAGGAGCTTGTCCTGGTCGGAACACCGGTTATGATCGAGCCGCCCTCTCCGATGCCCAGGTTGATCGGAACAGCAGGAGTGTTGTTCCAGACTTCGCAAGTAACGATCCATTTGGCATTGATCGTGGACAGGTAGCGCACAGGCTGCCAGAAGTCGAAGGTCATGAAAGCGCCCTCAGAACCGACTGTACCACCGCAGATGATCTCGTTGTTCACAGGATCCAGTTCATAGCAGCAGCCGTTGAATGTGCTCTTGTGGATCGTGGGATCCAGGATGTCCTCAGTCTTCCAGCCTTCATACAGAGCGACCTGCAGCTGCTCGGCTGTGACGATGCTACCTGTACCGCCACGGATCTCTTCTGGAGTCGCGCCCTGAATGACGCCGTTGGTGATCGCGACACTGTTGTTGCCACCGGCGATCACACCAGCAGCGTTTGTGGCAGCGAGATCGGCCGCCGCACTGATCGTGTTGCCATCGAGGACCAGATAGACGCCGTTGGTGGCTGTCTGGTCGATGCCGGCCACGTCAAGATTGGTGATGTCTGCCATGATGGTGCTCCCGCCGATGATATGAATGATGTTGTCGCCCTCCACGAGCGTGTTCTGCTTGGTGTTCAGTGCGCCATAGACAGCGCCGTTGGTCGGAACCGTGCTGTTCGAATCGGTCACAGATGTCGTGACAGGCAGATTATTGATGGAAACCTTGCTGCTTCCATCCAGTGTTGCCACAGTGACCAGCGTGGGATCGCTGATGCTCTTGACAATGTTGTCCAGGGAGATCTGCGGATAAACGATAGTGCCGTCAGCGAGGTTGAGCTTGGCGGTCATATAAGTCTGAGTAGCCATGTGGGTGCTCCTTAGTTCTCAGGTGGGTATTGTGCGATTTTGGTGTACTGGATCGTGCCGGGCACATCGTCGATGCGCTGATCCAGCCTTGCGATCTCGTTCTGGAAAAACCACTGGGTCGGGACATGTGTCACGTCCTCGGCGGTCAGTGAGCTGTTCGTTGTATTGCCTGTAATGACAACGCCTTCGGACGACAGCGTGGCACTCGGAATGGTAATCGTGATGGTTGGGCCGGTGCCGCCACCGCCTCCGCCACCGCCGCCTTTCAGGCCATTGTTGTACATGCCGATGATTTCGGGCTTTGTTTCGTACATAGTGAATCTCCTGGGTTGCAACCATTAAAGAGAGTGATATCGTTACCATAGGCGCGGCGTAACAACATGATGACCCAATCAGCCGAACCGTTTATACAACATATCATACAACCCAAGTTGCATAATCAGGTTGTACGATTTTCAACTTCAAGTACAAAATTAAAGGCGCCCCATCCGGAGCGCCCTGGCGTCTTACTTCTTGCCGAATCGTTCCTTGATCTGCCGCCACAGATCCACGGCCTCGTCCTTGAACGGGTACTCGTCCTTGCTGCAGGCCAGCGCCTTCTGGTCCCACGGCTTCTTGCTGCCGCAAAAGTGTAGGAACACGGCGTCGCGCAGGCTGTCCAGCGGCTCGTCGTAGCCCTGTTCCTCCATGTACAGCGCATAGGCGTCCTCTGCGACACCCAGAGACACCAGCAGGCTGTTGTTGTACCTGGTGTTCAGCAGCCGCACCTTGTCCTTCAGCAAGTAGTTACACAACGTCTGGTCGAAGCAATGGCAGACCAGCTTGGTCTTGTCCCAGTGCAGGCACCACTCTGCGAACTCCTTGTCCTTGCCGTCCTTGCGGATCTGCTTCAGGTTCATCAGCATCATGCCGTTGTTGAAGTAGTGGTCCGTCCCGGTGTTGATCGGATCGTGGCTGAAGTACGGGCAGTACTGCCAGGTCGGGTCGATGCAGGCACCTACCCAGCATCCCTCGATGTCCTCGTTCCACAGCTCTTCGATGCCTGGGCCGATGCAGGCCATGTCTATGTCCATGTACAGCAGCTTGTCTGTCGTCAGGAACACCTGCGGGAACAGGCATCTGGCGTAGTACAGGTGATTCCGTATGGTGCCTCTGGTGTCAACCTTGTCGGCGAACCAGTCCACATCCATAATAGTTACCTTGAACGTTTCGGACGGGATGCCTGTCAGGTAGCGCTGGAACTCCGGGATCTCGGTCTTTGGCACAAATAGGTAGAACATGATCAACGTGTCCATCCGCTTATTCTCGCGGATGCCGTTCATCAGGATGTAGACGTTCTCCTTGCGGTCCAGCGTGGCAGTCGTGGCGATGGTAATGGTATCCTGCATGGCGTCCGGCTGCTTGGCGTATTTGGTGACTGCATCACGCCAGACCATACGCGCTTCCTTGAGATACGGATATGTGACCTCCGGGTATGGTAGTTTGGAAGCCCAGGGTTTCACATGGTCACAGAAGTGCAGGAACAGTGTGTCCTTCACGGTATCCAGCGGTGTTTTGTAGCCATCCTCTGCAGCCTGCTGTTCGTAAGACGCAACCTTGTAGCCCCAAGAGGTCAGCACCTGGTTGTTGTACAGCCAGGGCAGCCATTTGACATGATCCTGGAACAGCCAGTTCATCAGTGTCTGGTCATGGTGGTACGGCTTCAGCTTATCATTGTCCCACCTCCTGCACCACTCGACCAGCTTCGCGTCCATACCCTGCTTCCTGATCTCCGTGAAATTGAACAGCATGACACCGCTGTTGAAGTATTTGGAAAGGCCTGTATTTTCCCTTTCGAACTTGTAGCGATCCGCCCACATAATAGGAGGATCCGGAACAACAGCCGCATAACAATCTGTCAGATCTGTCTCCCAGAACTCCTCGATGCCGGCTCTGCAGCATAGTACATCCGCGTCCAGATACAGAAGACGATCCAATTCTGGAAATACCATGGGGAACATACACCTGGTGTAGTAGATGCGGCCGCCATACAGATCTCCCATCTGCTGGAGCACGGGCAGTATATCCAAAACATGCACATGGAACATGTCATCCTGCAGTTCTGCGAAGTAGTTCTCGTAATAGTCCTGTCCCTTGGCGGTTGCGTACGGCACAAACACATAGTAGTCAACCGTGGTATCCGGTTTCTTGTTGTGCTTAATGCTGTTCAGCAACACATAAAAGACAGACAATCTGTCCACTGTGAACGCACTGGCAATCTTTATTGCTGTACACTGTATATCATGGTTGCTTATTTTGCCGTATGCCTTTTCAGCCTCCGCCCAGATAGTACGTGACTCCTGTATGTACGGGTACATATCTTCCGGGTTCGGCAAAGTCTCAAGCCATGGCTTGCAGTGATCGCAGAAGTGCAGGAATACGGTGTCCTTCACGGTATCCAATGGTGCTGCGTAACCAAGCTCTGCTGCATTGTCTTTATGCGCGTTCACACTATAGCCCCACGCGGCGAGCAGCATGTTGTTATACAAACTGGAAAACCATCTGACATGATCCCGAAACAGGTAATTTGCCAGTGTCTGCGCAAAGTAGTTTGGTTGCAGCCTGCTGTAATCCCAGTTTGTCAACCAGGTAGCCAACCGCTTGTCCATACCGGTCTCTCGCATGTATTTCAGATTGAGCAAGCTGACTCCGTCGTTGAAATACTTAGAGCTCCCCACCATGTAGCGCTCTGCTTGGCACTCAGGCGCTCGTTCAATAACAGGATCTGCAGCGACGGCTGCGTAGCAGTCGGTAATGTCCGTCTCCCAGATATCCTCTATGCCGCTGTTGTAACACAGAACATCCGCGTCCAGGAACAGGATACGGTCCAGATCCGGGAACACCTCCGGGAATAGATATCTGATGTACATGATATGTGCGCCTGGCAGATCGCTGCCTACTCTCTGAACAAGCGGCTGCGCATCCATCAGGTGCACATGGAATGTGTCTGACTGCAGATCGCCGAAATACCCATCGTAATAGGCGCTGTCCTTGTCTGCAGTGTACGGAACAAACACGTGGTACTCGATTGTGGTATCCGTTTTCTTGTGCCCCTTGATGGAACCCATGAGGACATACAAAAACCGGATCCAATCGTTCGTTACAGTGCTCGCGATAGTGATGGTCATAGTGTTACTCCGTGTTGTCCCAGGATGCGCTGCATGGTGCGCAACGCATCGGTCAGTTGTGAGATTTCTTCATCTGTGAACACTGCATTTGAATCAGGTGTATTACTTATGTAAGTAATACAGTTGTCTTCAGCGGGTCGCTTGTTAATCGACACATTGTCTGCAGTGCAGATGCTGTTGCCCGGAACAATCACCAGATCTCCGGCTTTCGGTTTGGAAGACACACCTTCCTTATATAAGGAAGGTGCTTCGTTATGGTCGTGTACCAGCAGGCTGGACAAATCGGTCGTCGCTCTGAACGCCCACTTCTCACAGGTGCGCTGTGGCATCAAGATGTTCTGGATGCCCCATTTGTCGCAGACCAACCGATTTCCCTCCTTATGGCTCTTTTTACAGTTGCCGCAGTGTATTTCCGGATTCCTGACGAGAGCCGTGCGAAGTGTGTTGTGTAGATGTCTGTTTTCCGTGATTTTCCCCTTCTGAGGAGGTCCATCCCGTAGGGATGGACTCTCCGAGGAAGGGGAACAGGACACCTGCAGCAAAGGCTCCAGATGCTCGTTGTCCTCGTCGATAAGGAAACCTGACTTGACCTGCTTGCCCTCTGCGGCCCACATCTCCACGCAGGACTTGTAACCTTTCTCCTGACTTAGGCGCTCTTGCTCTGCTGTCCACTGGATTGCAGCGTCACCCTTCAGCTCAGCCTCGCCTGTGTCCAGGCAGATGAACCCACGGCGGTGCTCCTGCTGCAGAACCTCGTCACGAGCTCCCAGTGTGAAGTCCGTAGCCGTGCACTTCATGCCGTCGTACTGCGGGCATGTGGTGCAGCTCCTGCGCTTGGGCTCTTTCTCACACATGGTTGGTGTCCTCTTTGGGCAGCGTGACGTCCGTCTTCTGCGGAGCAGGCACCTTGATACCAAGTGCAGACAGCACGTTCCTTTTGTGCTCCATCTGATCTTCGACTGCCGCCAGCAGTGCTTTGCGCTGTCTCTCCGGAGCCGTTGTCTGCACCAGCCTGAGATACTGATTGATGATGTAGTAGAAGGTGTGCGCGACTCTCGCCTGTTCCTGCGCCAGGAACTCCATGTCCTCCGTGAACAGATCGCCGAGTGATCTGTTGTCGCCCTCAAAGCAGGGCTTGCACCAGTCTCCGTCCGTGTGCTCGATACCGTTGAGCAGGCTGATGAAGAACTCAGTGTTCCAGCCGAACCTGGTGGTGAGTCTGTGGATCAGACTGGCGGATGCGGCTTTGGCGTCTGTCCAGCAGTTCTCATCCAGGTGCAACGTGACAGTGCGCTGGGAGAAACCGGGCTCTGCGAGGACAACGAGCTTGTCGCGTTTCTGCTCGACCACATCGCGCTCACACAATGTATAGGGATAGTCTGCCTTGTCGATCAGTGCACCTGTGATCTGGATGTCCAGGTCCCAGTACGTGGTCCAGACCTTCTTGAGCGCAGGCCAGGACTCACCGACGGGCTCCCCGCCGTGCAACCCATTTGTCGTGACCCAGGGCAGCTCGTTGATCTGGACCTTGCCCTTCTGCTGCTCCAGGTAGTCGTCGCACAGATCCTTGAATGTGTGCTTCTCACCGCTGTGCACCTTCAGGTACTCCTCGACGGTCATGGTGTCGCCCATGCGGGGACCGTTCTCATCGAGGGTCAGCTTGGTGTTACCGAACATAGGCTTCTTCTTCGGCTCCACGTATTCCTCCCAGTCGTCCACAATGAGCAGCTGCTCTGCAGTAGGAGTCCACTCGAAGTCTGGACCCGTTCCTGGGTGCATCTTGATGATGTGCTTGCCATCCGGCTTCTTCTCCGTCACCATGTACAGGTACATCGGTGGATTGGCCAGCAGCCAGTCCTTGCGTGTGACCTTGAGACCACGACGCAGTGCGTCCACAACCCATGCGAAATCCATAACGTGTTACTCCTTTGTGTTTTGGTTACGTGCACGTCATTGTGCACTGGCTTACTATACAGGAAAAGAGCCTGCACCCACACGGGAACAGGCTCTCGTTACTCACTGTGTTACTGGCTCAGGGCATCTGCAAAATGCTCAAACTGCCTGAAGCGGCACTCTTTACATAAAGAGTGCCCTCGTGCATATACAGCTTACCTGCAACAGGCGCTGTACCTGCTGACCACACGAAAGAACTGCCGGATGCAGAACTGACACAGACCAGCTTGGCTGTGGGCTTGTATGCGTACTGGTTCGCCTCTGTCGGCGTCGTCAGCGTGTCGTTCCACTGGGACAGCATGATGATCAGGGGAGTTGTTCTTGCGTTGATTGACTGCACCAGTGATTCCGCAGGTGTGACCGGAAACTGCAGTGTTGACGGACTGGCCGGGTCCTTGAGCTGTATGATCTGGTATTGAGACATGGTTGTGTCCTCCTATGTGTTAATCAAGTGTTCTGAGTATGTCGTCCATGCTGAAGTGTCCTATGATGTAGCCCAGGCAGAACGCAAGGATAACCGTGACGAGTGCTACGATCAGGAAGTTCCTGCGCCACTCATCGACTTCCGTCTTTGTATAGACCGGTATCTCCCTGTACTTTGCAGACGCCATAGTCGTGACTCCTTGATAAAGAGGGCTCGTCCAATTTTCAACTTGAAGTTCAAAAAGACGGAGCCGGCCAGAAAGGAGTAAAAGACCGGCTCCGCCAAAACGCCGTGCTTAGCTGTTGCAGGGCCAGGCGTTTATTGTGGACTGGACCGTCCGCCCCACGGGTGAAAAACGGCCGCACGGGGAACAACATGGAGACCACCCCGTACGGGAAAAAGACCCTCGGACAGTCCTGCGTTACAATAGCCGAGTCAACTGTAAAAAGAAGACCGGGGGCTTATTGGGCTGCCCGGTCTTTGAGATCATTGTGTCGTCAGGGTCTGGTCTGGTCTGTAGCGTGACCCGCGCTGCAGTGGTCATGCCGCCTTGATGTGGCGGGCTGCGTCTTCGAGCCATTCCGTGCGCTCCTTTTCATTGCGGAATCTGGACATCCAGTCGTACTCCGCAGTGCGCTCGTAGACGGACTTGCCATTTTTGTGGCAGGTCAGTTTGCCCCAGTGGAACTCGACAGTGGCTACTTGCTTGCCGTTGTCGTAGACCACGTAGCTCTCAGGGCAGGCGTCGTGTGTTTGCTCGAATACGAGACCATACAGCGTGATGCTCATGTGTTACTCCTATGGTTGGTTGTTTTGGTTGGATGGGTCCTCTGATGGCTGTGCGTCAGCCGGCTCAGCTCCATCATACAGTGACGTGAGCTCGCGCCACTTGTCCTCGTTTTCAAGAATCTGTGTCCACTGCACATACTGAACTATACGGCCGCCCCATCCGTCACCGAAGATTTCGTTGGCCGCTTTCTCCAGTCTATGCAGTGCATCGAAGAACTCATCGGCCTGTTGCTTGGTCATCTGTCAGACTCCTTTGGCTGTGTGTGTCAGTAATAGGACACGAACGTCTCGCCTTCCTTGAAGTGCTTGATGATGTTATTACCGAACACGGATCTGGTATGTTTCTTGTATCTCTCGTTATTGGGATCCGAGAAATACTTGTCCCAGTGCTCCAGAAGCATCTCCTTGGTGAACACGTTGGTCCCCCATAAGCCATCATCGTAGAAAGCGGCATTCGCACCTTTCCGCTGATAACCGATCTCTTCGCCGTAGGCGTAGACCGGTATCAGCTCATAGGCATAAACGAACTCATTCGGCTGGAACTGCACATAGTCATCGTCTGAATCGGAATCCACCGGCTCATAGATTACGTACTGCTTAGTGAACTCGTACAGTTCGTACTTCGTGTGATCCAAGCCGCGACGCCTGAACATCTCGTACTTGTCCAGAACTTTGAACCTGATCTTTCTGAGCCATTTCTCAGGGACAGCTTCAGATGCACGCGGTTCGCACCATTCGTTTTCTGTCTTCTCACACCAGTCATTGAGTTCGTCCTCTGTATGAATGTTTTCCGGTATCTCCACAAAGGGAAACACCCCGATATCAAGTCCCATTGTCGGGTTCCTTTCTGTTGAAATGCACCAGCTCGATACGGACCAGCCTGGTTTCGTAATGCTCCAGCCAGTCGTAGCCGCAGCTCTTGCAAGTCACCATCATGGCGTATTCGTCGTCTCCTTCCTTATGGCTGAAGACCCGCCAGATGTTCTCGCTTCCGCAACGGGAGCAGACTTGTGGTTTAATCATTTGTCAGGCTCCACTGACTTCTTGTAGTCTGCCCAGGCCTCCTCCGGTGTGTTGAACAGTTTGTCCGGCGGGACGAAACTGGTACAGTCGTTGTCGTTCAAAACCTCCACCAGATTGTGACGATTCTTCTTGACAACTGTGCAGCGCTTCAGTATCGGCTCAATCCTGGTAGGGTACAGGAGACAGCGCTCGATAGAGTGCGTGGCGATCCAGTATTTGGTTTGTTGCTTGCTCATTTGTCAGGTTTCTTTGGTTTGAACTCACGGCATACATGATCCCGTGAGTGCGCCTCGCGCTTGTGCTTGTTGCAGAACTTCAGCTTGCTGTAGAAACGGCACTTATTACAGCGGTCACTCATGACAGAACTCCTGCTGTTTACCAGTGGTTGCCACCGGATCCTGCAGCTCATAGGATTCCTGCCACATGTGACCGCAACTGGCACACTCGTAGTCGATGTACACGGTACCTGCCGGTATCCTGGAGAACCTGGGTATCATGTGCCAGACAGCTCGCGCCCATACCCACAATCCATGACATTTAGGACATCCGTCTGTTGCCATTGTCAGGGATCCTCGTCTGTGTCGAAGTCGTCTGTTTCTGTTGTCCACTGATGCCTGCAGGCGAAACACGTGAATGTGAATATCAGGCGCTGTGGTTCACCGTTACTCCACAAGAACACCGTGATGTGTACATTGATATTATCGTGTTCCCCGCACTCAGGACATGTATGTTGTAACTGCATGTCAGATCCACTCCTTAGTATTCGGCGGTTTCTTCCATGGCATGTCTGATGTTTTCAGGTGAAAGTCATAATGTTCCTTCCATTTATGACCGCACCATTCGCATACACGCCAGAAAATGACACCGTTCCAATCGCCTGTGAAATTGTGATCAACAAGTTCGATCCGGGAACGGCCGCACTTCGGGCATTTTCTGTTCAGTCCAGGTTTCGTTGCTCCTTTCTGTGACTGCATGTCAGGCTCCTTTCTTGCTGTGCCTGGTGACGCCGAAGCCGCCAGTACCGGCCACATGTTTCGGTTTACCATCTCTGCATGTATCCCGGTGTGACATGCTGGCGAGCTTCTGTGCTGCTCTGTGTACCCTCAAGCCGATCAGAGGATTTCTTTTCTCTATATTCGTCTTGAAGGACCTTGCGTAGGACCTGTTGATCTTGTTCTTGATGACGTCAGCCATCTGTCAGGCTCCTTTCCTGTGATAAGACCGGCGCCCGCGCCGGTCCCGTTCCCTGTTCTGATCGTAGATTGCATGCTCTTCCCGAATAGACGGATGATTGTCTGCTACGAAGCTGTCAGCGAACTCTGCCATCATCTGAGCCACTTCGTAGTCATCCTCGTCCTCGACAGCATCCAGGAAAGCCTCTCGTATTGCCGGATTGCTTCTGAACCGTGACGGATAGAGCTTGGTCATTCGTCCAACTCCTCTCCGTCGTCATCCAGGTGCGGCGGCTTTGTCCACGGCAGAGCTTTCTGCATGATCTGCAACGTGTAGCCCTCACGCCATTTGTAGCCGCACTCGTTACAGCTGCGCCACAGCACGACACCGCCGGCACGCGGGAAGAACTGGTGGTCCTCGATGGCGATGCACAGGGCGTTGCATTTCGGACATCTGATGTTGTAACTCATTTGTCAGTCTCCTTACACATGCAGTTGAGTAAGCTGTTCCTCAAGATCCATCAGCTTGACCTGTGCTTTGGCCTTCCGGTCATTCAGTCTGCTAATGTGATCCCTGTAGCTCTGCATCAGGTATTTGAGAGCCTCTTCTTTGGTCTTGAACAGCCAGTCTACCGAGAGCGTGTTTTTCATCTCCTTGTCGTTCTCCGCGCCCTCATACCACTTGCAAGTAATCCAGTACGGTCTGTATCCTACTTCCTCCAGTGTAAGCTCCAGATTGACAACAGTGACTTCGATGACTTCGTCGTCAGATGTCGCGAAATACAGCGTGTCTCCCGGCTTAATATCCGAGAGATAGCCTTCCACGTTAATTAGCATTTCAGCCATTGTCAGTCCTCCAGGTTTGTGCTTCTTTCGACCCAGAAGGTGTCGTCCCATTCGTGACCACAGCACTCGCAGTGTTGCGTGATGACAATCTGCTGGTCCGTGATGGGCTGTACCTTCTTGTAGTCAATGATCATGCCCCCGCATTTCGGGCAGGACAAGAATTGAGGTTTATCCATTGTTGTTGTTCTCCAGTCGTTTGGCCTGAGCCATCAGCTCCTTCCGTGGTCCCTGTAGATAATGCTCGATGGCTTCCTCGGCCGTTGGGAATACGTTCGGGTTCCATATTGTCTCTTCTCTGATTATACCAGGAAGCGCAAGCCCTGTATGCCAGCCAAATTCCGGTCTGACCCAGTTGGCATGACCTCCAACACGGTCCCATTTACAACAGACCGGATAGGTAGCATCAGGATCAATGGTGATGACAGTTCCCTTCCAGAGCTCCAGCCATGTGCCTGAAAGTCTGTCAGGACCGGTCGTGTTGACATACCAGATAGTTTGACCGACTTTAAGTTTTCGCCAGTCCATTGATAGTCTCCTCGTATTGCTGAATCTGTCGTTTCAACTCCCTATTTTCACTGCGCGTATCCTGGATCAACCAGTTATTGTTATCCATTCTTTGCGTTAGTTGTTCGATAGCGAGTTTCACAGCATCTTCTTTTTTCTCAAACAAGTAACCCAGCCAGCAATACCAAGGCAACACAATGTTATCATTCGGATAACGAACACATACCTCATCGTGCTGCATCCGGCTACGACTCTTTGCGAAGCTCTCAGGAACCACTTCAAGCTGTTTGATAACACCACTTTCAGCGCACCAGACAATCGTACCTGGTTTAGGTCTTGTCAGCATTCTGCACCTACCTTGGCGCAGCGCTCTTCGCACTCCTTGCGGAACCTGGCGCGAAGCTCATCCACTGCAGCCTGTTTGGTGTCGAAGATGTCACACAGCCTGATCCAGCCGCTGTGCCAGGAGTAGGACTCCTTGAAGTGATACGGCCTGTTCTGGAAGTCTCCTCTGTCGAACTCGTCGATGGTTGCCTCGTAGACATTGTTGTCCGCGATGACCCAGACCTTGGATCCCAGCTTGTACTGGGATCCCGCTTGCTCGGCAGCTTCGTTCATGCGCTGCTTAGCGTTCTGAATGATCTGAGGCAGTACTTTCAGACGTGCCTCCAGGTCCATCTTCTCGGCCTCGTAGTCACCGATCAGATACTTGTAGGCCATCTGCTTGTCCTCGAACAGCTCGTGCTCCTTGTACAGCCTGGTCGGATCCAGGTAGAACAGACAGGGCTTGGCAGCTCCATGAAAGGCCAGCTCATCACGAACACCCGGTGTGTCCTGCAACTTGAGACTGTAGAGCGTGACCTCGTTGTCTTGCTCAAGGACTTCACTGACGTCCATTACGATCACAGGGAACACACGGCCCCACTGCCTGTCTTTAATGAAGAGCTTGTCGCCCTTCTTATACTTGGCACGCTTCATTCGTTCTTGGTCTCCGTCATTGTTCTGGTTTCGTTCGCGGAACATGCTTCGTCAGGGATGTCATATACTGACATCCCGTTGTCGTCGCAGATCCATTCGTCTCTGAGATAAGCGCAGTCCTTGCAGCGCTTTCTGATGCGCTCACCGTGCTCATCCGTGGATTCGTACTTGTCAGGATCGAAGTCCGGGAACAGCTTCATGAACTCGCCGATAATTCCAACGATGTCCACGTATATGATGTCCTGGATCACAAGCCCTGCATCCGTACGTTTCGGCGGATACTTCTTATGGTGCTTGACCAGGTCCATCATGTTCTTATGGAGCTGTTCCTGGGCGACGATGTCACGGCTCAGCTTGTCCAGTTGTTCCAGACTGAACAGATGTGTCATCTCCGTCTGATTCATCTTTGTTCTCCTCTGTTTCGGTGGGGTAGTACACGGCCATCCAGGCACTGACCTGGCACGCGAACTCCTGCAGAGCATCCCGTGTCAGATGTGTGCCTTCGCCGTCGAAGCCGAACAGCAACGCATGACAGCATGCGAAAAGCTGCATCAGGATGCTCATGCGATCCTTGCTGCCGCTGCAGAATCCGCTGCCAGTGAAATGGCCTTCACTGTCGTTGCTGAGTTGTACAAAGCATGCGCATGGAAAATCATAGATAATAGCAGCATTATACAGCTCTTTGAGCAGCTCGTGAATGTGCTCGCGCTGTCCATCAGTGCACTTGAAGGCTTCACTCGGCATTGGACACCTCCACGTTCTCACCCTTGCCGTAGTACTTGTGATGGATCTGATGGATCAGCTGCATAAGCTGTCCCATCTCCTCGCTGTCGATCTCCTTCGTGCCGGTCAGAATATCGAACACGGATGCGAGCACGAGCATGTTGATGCAGATGCGCGGCAGATCGAAACTGGAGTAGCCCTCGATGCCAAAGGAATCGGGCGCATTGGCGATCTGCAGAGCGACGACAGCCGGAACCTGGAGCTTCTTGCACAGGGTGTGCAGCTCTTCAGACTTGGCCAGCAGTTCATTGTATTGTTCGTCAGTGAGTTCCCACGTTTGCGTTTCCATCGGTATTGCCTTTCTTGTTGTGTTTTCTCTGGATGTCGGCGATAGCTTTCAGGAGCGCCAGCCGGTCATCCATTGTGTAGTCGCTATCGGTGAGCACCACATAGGCGCCCATCAGGATGCTCATGGGATATGCGCCGCGACCGTCATGGTGGCTCATGATATCCACCGTGGCGTACGTGTCCGGATGATTGATCGTCTGAACCACACAAAGTGCCGGCAGTTTCAGCCGCTCGCACATCACGTACAGCTCGTGGACCTTCTTGTTGATTTCCTCGATGACCTCTTTGGGCATCGTGTAATGCATATCGGTGAGCTGGATGTCGTCCACCTCTACGCCGTTTACGATTTCAGGCATCACTGCCTCCTTTCATGTGTTTAAGCATTCGCGCCACGACATCGGCAAAGTCCTTCAGGTCTTCCGGGCGCGGAACAGTGTCGCTGAACAGAATGTCGCCGACCTTCATGAACAGGTCCAGCCTGCCGTTGATGCGCTTGTTCTTGTACCGGAACCCTCTGGCTCCGAAACCCCAGAACGTGTTGCACACCTGCACCATAGCGGTGCCCGGCAGCTTGTACTTCACACAGAGCTCCTGCAGCCGTTCCACGGTCTTCTCGATCTCTTCGAGTTCTTCGTCAGAACATTTATGCATCTCCATGCCGTCCGGGTTCATGTCGAGATTCTTCCTGGAACTCCGCTTGGGCAGCTTGGCTTTCGGCGGATTTTGCTTGGAGAACGCACCGTCGGTCAGGTCGTCGATGAACGCACGAATGCTGTCCGGAATCTCATCGGCAGGCACTTCGTGTACTTTGCCGTCCTTGTCGATAGATCCACACACGACCTGTACATCTTCGACGGGTGGTTCGTCCTTCTCGAAGTCGGCTTTTTGCCGGGCTACCTGGTCATCGCTGGCATCCTTGAAGGAAGGCTCAGGCTCCTCGTTATTCTGCCTGACATTCCTGGCTGCGCGACGGATCAGGTCGTCGTTGTCTTTTGGAAAATTACTGTTCATGATTTTGAACTTCAAGTTGACTTTTTCTCTGCAGGACGCGCCTTGATAATTGCGTCCTCGATTTCATGGAACCGCGCCCAATCATCTGTGGACAGGCGCATGCGCGGCGGCTGTTCTGCGTCTACAGCACGAACCATATCAACCAGGCTGTACTGTTCATAGTACTCGCTCGCCGGTGCGTAGACACGATCAACGATGCGCCAGTCCTTGATGACGTAAACGCCGTTGTCGTAGTTGTTACAGTCGAGTCGGCTGCACAGGTCAACACCTACGGAGTTGCCGTCTGCAAAGGCATTTGCGATGACAGCTGTCAGGTACGCCCAGCCATACGGATCGTCTTCGGGCTTTCTGAAGCGCTTGCACTCGCAGAACGCCAGGTAAGCCTCAACCGTGCTACGGTTCCCGTCCCAGTGCAGGTAGACCCCGACACCAGACAGGTCCTTATTCGTTGTGATTACGGCTCTATCGCCCATAATAACCTCCAATGAAAAGGGCCGGACCAATATGGACCGACCCTATAGTTGCTGGTCACGAAAATAATTTCGTTACCAAATTGTTAATTGTTGTGTATCAGCATGTTCTCCATGCTTCCCACCAGCGAAGGAACTCATCCTTGTGCTTGTCAGCTTCTTTCACGAGGGCAGGCACCTGCTTCCAATCGTCGAGCTGTCCGTTGATCACCACTGGATTGAAGTAGTTAAAGCAGTGACAGCCGAGACCACGCAAGTGCTTCTTGGACATCTCTTTGTTACCAAGAGTAGCATACGCACGAAGTACCCCCAAGACCATACCTGGGAACAATTTCAATCTGCGATAAGCCTTCACTGTCAATGGATTCTCATCGACGTCCTGTCCTGTACCAAGGACCATAAGATCCATATTCTCGAACGGAACGCCAGTAAGCTCCTGCACTGTGGTGACACCTGTTAGAGCACCATCAACATCAAGGAGTCCACCATCAATGATGGCATCACCCTTAAACTCCACACAGTCGAAATAAGAAGGAGCTGCAGAAGTCATCTTCGCAACTTCAACCAGCTTAATATTCTCAAACTCATGTGTGATGTTTTGAAATATGATCGGCTTATCCTTGGTAGCGTTCAAAGCAGGAACAACAATAGACAGATGCGGAAATACCTTTTTGACATCCCGCATCAGACTATTACCGATCATGTCCTGGATGACTTCATACAGACTCTTGCTGTCGTACACAGGGCACGCCAGTGGGTCGATCTTCGCCCAAGTGCGTTTCTTGAAGCAGTCTTTCGCACGCTCCTGGAAGCATTTGTCCACATCTTTGAATGTATGACCAACTGCATAAGCGCACGAGAGAATACCACCGATTGATGTACCGCAGATGACATCGACGTCTTTCAACATCTGCTGAGCATCTGGCAACATACTGAGAAAGTGTGCGGGGATTGCGCCGAACACGCCACCACCACACACGCAAACGATTTTGAGTCTCTTCATAGGCATTACCTCCTACAAAGAGACTCAGCGTCACTACAGCGTGTCGCCTTCTGCCAGCATGCCTTCCTTCAGTTTTGCCAACTTTGCGACAAACTTCGACCACCATTTTCCGCAATCGGAAATACCTTTTACAAACAGCTTCTTGGCTTTCGCCTTCTGCTCGTAAGGGAATATATAGTCTTCAGTGTCCACAAGAGTTAGCTCGTGCAGTGGTCCTTTTCCCTGCTGGAATGACCGCTTGACATGTCCGCGATACATGACAGTGTACTGCCAGTCTCTGAGGACTTCGTCCCATTCCATACCGACGATCACGCCTTTTGCAGCGAACAGATCACATACACGAGCATGCACTACGAACACTTTCTGTCCGCAACGATACTTCGGCAGTTTGGAAATGCGTTGGAGTACTCTGAAATCCGATGGGCTCTCTTTATCGAACACCTCAAGGTATTCAATATGTTCGAGTTCCTGGTCCTTCATCTCCACATCATTCATTTCCCTGGCACGCTTTATGGCCTCTTTCAAGGGGTACTTGAGATGAGCGTACACATGGTCACGTGTCACTGTAGCGTGTAACGGACGGTCCTCGCCGCCCCACATGGTGGTAACACCATAAGGAATCGGTTCCTTCTCTGACTTCTTTTTAGCCATCAGCCGATCTCCTCGCCGTCTTTCATGTCCCTGGTACGAACATTCTCAAGACGATCCTCGATACTGTGCCATCTGCAGGCCAGCTCGTTGTTGTACTTCTCAAGAGCTTCAAGCGCGTCTTCCAGTGTTCTGAACACCTCGCGCTCAATCACGTACTCGTAATCAGGCACCCAGCTCGCTGGATTGAGTCTGTCATCGTGCTCCCTGTCGATCTGGTTACAGCGCCGGCGGAAGTCCAAACGATATGTCCAATGCCATTCACCACGATTGGCATTGTCAACCGGGTGCTCAGCATCGTATCCGTAAACCCACTGAACTCCCGTGATGACACCACGCCCGTAGTACAACTGCAGGTACGGATCACGCACAACCTTCACAAAGAACACCGTCTCGTTCAGATTGAAGCGCGGTTTGTGGAATCCTCCAGGGAACTTCACGGTAGAGACGTGACCGACATTGAAAGGTGCATCCCACGGTGCGTTCCAGTATTGGCTCAGGAAGGTTCTGGCCTGCCGAACGCGCTTGGCTTCCTGCCATGCCCACTTGCGGTTCTTGCGCTGTGCAATGCGCTTGGCTTCTGTCAGCGTACGCAGCGGTTCCGACCAGGAGCTTGGACCGGCCGAGTGCTGGGTCCAGCCATTGTCTATATCCTCCTGCGTTATACGTGTAGCCGCGATGCCGTAATGGACAGGGTCGCCCTTGACAGGACACATGCTGGCCACTACCGGCCGGAACGACAGCTTACCAGGTTTGAACTTACTCTTCTTTTGAGAGTCCATCAGAGTACTCCTTGAACTCAGGGCCGCCGACTTCCGACAGCCTGTTGTAGTGGACCTTGCACTTGCCGTTGATTTTGACCACGGCACCCTCGGATTGCCGAATCTCGCTGACGTTGGCGTCCAGAATGGACAGCGTGCCACCGCTGCAGATCTCGACATCCACAGCATGTGACTCTGAGATCCTGGCATAGCCACCCATACGAACAACGAGGTGTTCGATATGCGTCTGGCTGCCGACTTCCAGTTCTGCACGAGGATGCACATGAACGTTCCGTGCGAGCTTCACATTCTCCAGAACAGCCTTGCCGCCGGCCGTGACTTCCATATGCAGGATACTGGATGCACCTCTGCAGATGATAAGGCCGCCGCCCATGACGTCGTACATATGTGCGTCATCGCTGACATACAGATGTCCTGACTCCTGAATAGTGGCGCTGGTAACATGCGCCAGATTACCGCCGGCATACAGATAGCCACCTTCCTCGACAATACACTCATGTATGTACTGGGACGACTGGCCTTTACCGTTCAGAATCAGTTCTCCGCCTTTACCGATCACAGCGCAGCCTGACATGTAGACATCGACGTCCTCCGGCAGCTCGATGCGACCGGACGACACTGTGATGAAACCCGACATGGTTGCGTTACTCATCGGTCTCCTCCCACTTGTCGAAGATGTTGCTGCGTTCCGCACGGATGCTCTTGAGCTCTTCCCAGCTCGCGAGTTCTGCCTTGGCTGCTTTGAGCTTCAGCTTGATGGCTTCCAGCATTTCCTGTGTAAGAGCAAGCTGGCGCTCGCAGTTGCCTACGAGCGCCCTGGAGCTTTCGATGAGCTTGTCCAGCTTCTCATCATCCAGCCTGCATATGTTCGTGCGCTTGCCGTTGATGTAAAGCTGGATACCGTCATTCTGCCTGTTCGACATGAGTTGCCTCCCAGATACCGCGTGCGACATTCATTCCATGCTGGTTTCCTGCACGGTAAGATTCGTTGACTTTATTCTGGATATGGTTGTCCAGGAACAGGCCGCCGACGAACACGAGACAGGCGATCAGCACACAGATAATTGCCCAGACATGGAACCACCGAGCGTGATATCTGTGGCGCAGTGCGGCCTGATTGACAGCTGCAGCGTCTCTGTCGATCTCCTTGAACAGATCGGCAAGTGCCTCTGAACCGGCCTCCGGAGACAGATCCTTCTGCTCTAACCGCTGGGCAAGATGCATGAGACCGCCCAGATTCCTCTTGAAGTCGTAGTTGTCGTCCCGTCTGTATTCCAGCATGATGCCAATGCAGGCACAAGCGACGAATATTGCGATGACGACACCAGCAATTCCGGTTGTGATTGTTACGAGATCCATTGTGTATTCCTTTCTGTCATCCCTCGATGACAAGCATGTTTATTTCAGAGTCATGCACCTTGAGCGCATAATCGCGCACAGACGACAGACCTGAGATGATTGAATAGTGTGTTGCGACGATTCTACCACCGGGCTCCAGCATGATGTCTCTGCAGATGCTCTGGTGATAGAGTTTCAGTGTGCCGCCGGAGCTGACGGTCACATGCTCCAACAGCGCTCCATTGGCGACCCTGGCGGTGCAGTCGGAACCGATACGGACTTCTGCACCGTAGGTACCGTCCTGCAGGGCCAGATAACTGTTGGGGCCTGCAAGGTTGACTTCCGTTGCCTGGCCTTCTGACACAGTGATCTGGCCGCCTGACAGTATGACGTTGTGCGCAAAGCCGCCGCTGAGAACGATATGTCCGCCGCTGGATGTGTTCAGGATACTTGCGAAGCCTCCTTTAGAAACGCGCAGAAGGCCTGCAGAGGCCACGCAGACGCATTCTACGTGACCACCCGCAGTGACACACATCTGGCCGTTTTGCTCCACTGTACAGGCGCTTGCAGACCCGCCGCTGTCGATTCTGGCGATACCGCCACATTCTACAGTGGCTGCATGCAGCATTCCGCTCTCGATGAAGGTCCAGTCCTGACCCTGGTGAATGATGTCGCCGTACTTGGAGCTGGTGATGGTGCGCTTATCATTCGTCATCGTAGTCATCCTCGGACTGCTCGCACTCGACTTCGTCTTCGCCGACGTAGTCTCCGTTGCGGTCATAGCAGGTGATTCCGATGACGATCTGAACCTGACCGGACTTTACGAGCTCCGTAATTTCCTTGCAGCTCATTTCATCGTCGGCCTCGCCGTAGATATCTTCGACCTTCTCGGCGACATTGTTCATGTTGATGAGGCTTGTCAAAGCCTTCACGAGTCTATTGCATGACATTTGGATTTCTCCTTAGTTTGTTCTGACGGTGTATCTTGCGAACTTGCGTTCGTTTTTGCATTCGCCGTCCTTGACCAGCTTGTAGAAGTCGAACTCCCAGACTGGGCAGCTGACTCCCTCCGGTACCGTGAGGCGATCCCTGTGCGTTCCGCACTTGTCCTTCTTCGGACATTCCTTACTGTTGCAGAACGTCATTCCGCGTCCTCCTGTATGAACAGCGTATCGAGCTGTACATCGCCTTGGATGGTCATGACAGGGTGGAACTGCGGGAGCTCCATGATGAATGCGCTGAAGTCGTACAGACTGGCGCAGATCATACTGAAGCACGGACCCAGGTCATAATAGACTTCGGTCATACGTAAACTCCTTCCAGCGCACTCTGGTAGTAGACCACGCGGGCACGCATTTCGTTGATTGCACGGTTCACGTCGTTCTCGGACTTGATGCCAAGCGACGTCGTGAGATTGGCGGCCATCGCGGACAGACTGTCCTGAATGCCCTTCAGCAGAACCGCGCCGTCTTCCGACAGCACGGGCGTACGGCTTGCTTTGCCCTGGAGGTCGTAGATGTCCTGCAACAGGGCGCTGACTTGCTTGGCCTGCTCGGTCTGCGGTTTGCCCATCAGAATGGACTTCACGGTTTCGACCTTGTCGGCCTTCTCACCCTGGATGTATTTCTCAGGGTTTGCCGGGGTAGCACCCGGCGTGTTCGGAAAGTTCGTCATCATTGATTTTTCCTTCCATTATGCGTTTTCGGAACCGAAACGAGTTCAGAACCGATATATTCGAGTTGGTAAACTTCGCGGAACTTGGCTCCGCAGTCGTTGCAGCGGCGCAGGTAGCTCACGCCCTCATTGTGATCCTTGAGGTAGTTAACGCCGACGTTCTCGACGTCTTCGCTCTCGCAGTTCGGGCAGGTGCCTGCACCAATGTTATCGAGTTTGCTCATGGTTGCTCCTTATTTGGGGATTCCATCATAGAGCCCGACAATGCCTTCCAGGTCTCCCTGCTTGGCCTTGCCGTGGAAACAGGCACAAAGCCAGTCCGCCAGCATACAGGCAGCATGGCCTTCTGCGCACTCGATGACTTCGGTCTTGCTGAACTTGTTGTAATGCAGTTTGCTGTAGAGCCGCGCCATCCATTTGCGGCTGTCAGGCTCGGTTTGCAACGCTGCCTTAAAGTTCATGCACGGAACTTCGTTGCCCTGGTCGTCCAGCGTGAGCGCCGGCCAGACATGCCAGACACCCCTACGCTGTCCGATGATGACGACGACCGGGATATGCTCCCTGGCGTTGAGCGTCTCGGCTTCTACAGCCCGAATGAACTGAATGCACTTGTCGATGCCCATACCGTCCGATCCAGGCGGGAGCTTTATGACACCCTTGTGGTCATGCACCATACTGCGGAGCTTCTTCATAAGGTTGCCCTCAAGAAGATAAGTATGCTGCATAGCACGGAGCTGCTTGTCGAGCCACCAGAGTGCTTTCCATGCAGTCTCCTTCTCATCCCACTGGGACATGCCTGCGATACGCCAGACATAACTGAGACCCTCGAAGCAGGAGGTCCAGATCTGCTGGAGCCATCCATCAGCGGCCGCAGGTTCGTCGAAGAGCTCGATCACCCACGGCGTATTCCACAGGATGGCAAGGAACACCTCGATGGCATCCGCCTTGTCGGAGCCGAACAGAGGTGACTGCTGCGTGAGCACGAAATCGCACTCACAGAAGCGGGGATCATCTTTCCGGTCACAGAAGATGAACATCACCTTCCGGCCCGTCAAGATGCCCAGCAAAGCGCACACCAACATGTTGCTTTCGTTAGGGCTGGGCATAGCGACGTTCAGCTTGCCCTTTGTCAGCTTCGGCTTCAGTTCTGCGCTGAGCGCAAAGCCCCCGTTGTGGTTGATGAGGTGTAACGCTTCACGTCCACGGAGGACGTCGATGTTGAAGGGAATTGGCGCCAACATGGTCCAATCCTTTCTGGGGAGTACTTCCCCCATTGATGTTATGGGAACTGTCCACGTCGTCCCAACATAGGACAGCATGCAGTTCTCCATTGTATTATGCCCGCAAAGGCATGAGTAATAAACACTTACAAGAATTTACACAAAAATGCAAAACAGAGTTTGACAAATTCGGGAACCGATGCTATATTGATTGGCATCACCCAAAACCAAAAGGAGAAACCCATGATCTGCAGTCCCACCCGCAATGCGTCCGTGCTCACAGAAGATATCAGCCGCTACATGAACGACATTGATGGCTTCAAGAGAATCTCGAAAGAACGCGAAGTCGAGCTCTCAAATCTGATCCATAACGGAACAGAGGAGCAAAAGCAGGCAGCCCGTGAAGAGCTGATTCACTCGAACCTCAAACTGGTCGTAAAAATCAGCCATGATTTCAAGCGCTACGGCATGACCTTCGCCGATATCGTGGCAGAAGGCAACCGAGGTCTGATGACGGCAGCTGACAAATTCCAGCCGGGACACGGAGCAAAGTTCTCGTGTTATGCGACCTGGTGGATCAAGCAAGCAATCCGAAAGGCGCTCGCTGAACAGACGCATACGATAAGGATTCCGGGTGGCGCAACACAAAAAGTATTGAACCTCGAAAAAGTAAAACTGAGTTTCGCAAATCAATTCCACCGACAGCCGACAGATGATGAAATCAAAGGGATTACGGGGCTGTCAGACAAACAATTAGAAAACATCAAAAGAGCTGACCTCAAGGTCTACTCCATTGAGGCCAGCGTGAGTGAAGACGACTCCAGTCGTACGACGTTCGGTGAGTTCATCGGTGAGAATTTAGACGACGGAGCACAAGAGAAAAGTGAAGTTGACTACGCGGTTGCCGCGTTGAATGAATCCATGAAAGACCTTCCCGAAAGGGACAGATACATTTTGATCCACCTATACGGCTTGGCCGGAGCCAAGCAACTTGACGAAAACACCATCTGCCAGGAAACTGGCCTCCCCATCACCCGCCTGCATATCAAGCTCAGACGGCTTCAGGGGAAGCTCAAAGAAATCCTTCAGGCCGATGGTGTTTCTCTTTGATGATCCCACAGATTATCGAAATCGGGGCAACAATCCTGCGGATCTACGATCTTTCTGCGTTTTACACAGACAATGGGTGAACACAGCTCGCTTAAATCTGTGAACTTATGATGACTGCAATTAAGGCATTCGCGGTCTTTCTTGAATGGCTCAAGCATCTTATCAAGCTGTTCATTCATGTCATCAAGCAAGTTATGTAACTTTCCATTGAGTCTGTCTATTTCGCGTTGTTCCGGACTACAGAACAAGTTCCTGATGTGTCTGAGAAACATAGAACCTCCTACGGACAACTCGCCAGATCAATGATGTCGTCCTGCGGCTTGTCAGTCCACTGCCTGCACCGGTGAGACGGCACATGATAGTCCATCCAGAACCCGCAGAACACCTTCTGCGCAGGATCGTCGAACGGATCCTCGCAGTCGCCTATGCGATGCGTGCAGTTTGTGCAGTTCTCGATCTTAACGCCGAGCTTGACAAGCACTTCCTGCAACATGCGACTCACATTGGCAACTTCCTGCTCAACCGTGTCTACACGGTCTTTCAGCTGTGTGTATTCCTCTTCTGTCATGGCACACGGGTTCCTTCCAGTGTTACACGAGTGTCCTCGGTACGAACCAGCGCATCGTACCAGTACTTGGTAGTCTTGCGCGACTCGTCGTCAGGCATCATGCAATAGTATGACCAGCAGGCCATCAGCACAATGTCCGGAATGTGTATCCCCACATCAGGCTTGTCGAGTTCCTTCAGGTACTCGGTCAGAACATCAGTCAGCTTGTCGTGGGAAACGACCGTACCCCGCGCAAGTGACGACATGCCGATAAACAGCTCGATGATAAACTTGCGCTTCTCGACATCGGACCCTGCCAGACACTGTACTGTGACCAGCTTCACGTGTTTTGCCGGCGCTTTCTCCGCAGGCTTCAGCGGGAGTTCCAGCTGCTCGTCCTTCTGTTTGGACTTCGGTTCACCATTGGAACGGACAGCTGACAACCTGTGTCTCCTGGACTGAACCTTCACAACGACGTCACCCGTCAGAGTGATGCGCTCCTCCCAAGTGCAGAGAACCGTGCTGGTGAAGTACTGCTCACCTGTGCGCGGATCCCGGATGGGTCTGGCGTAACCGGAGCAGTCCTCAACCATGCGCTCGGTGTAAATGCCCCAGAACCGGAAGCACTTCTTGCCGTCCATCTGCATGATGAGCTCGCCGACATAGACCTGCTCGCCTGAACCGATAGACGCATACACCGGATAGCTCTCGGTGATGTCGTGCGTGTACATGCTGAGAGGTCTGTAATTGCCGGTGCAACTGATCCATCCGACCGGATTGCCTTTGATGTGCTTGCCACGGGATTCCCAATCGCCGAAAGCGTAAGCCTGGAGATAAGGCGTGACCGGATGCCACGGCTTGAGGTGCAGGTCCTGACGGATCTTGAACAGAAGCTCACGGATGTCCTCGTACTTCATCTCATTGAGATTGTAGTCATTGAGGTACTCCTTGACCTCCGGCTCGATGTCCTGTTCAATGCGGCCGACCGGGTAATTGCCCGGACTGTCGATTGCAGCTATGTCCGCCCAATTCATATCAGGCCTCCAGCTTGTGGATCACGTCGTAGAGCTGCTTGACATCCAGAATGGACGCACCCTGGTCGTTCTTGTGTGCCAGGATTTCCAGCATAAGGCCGGCGTTGATGACGCACTTGCGCTGAACGCTGACATGGAGCTTGCCGCTGGCCGGGTCGGTCACGAACTTGATGGGTTCCTTCTTGGCGCCGTGGAGCGGTTTCTTGCGCTGCTGTTCGACCGGGATCTCGTTGCCGGAGTCGATGTCGAAGCAGTGCATGATGTGGTGACGGTTCAGCTTGCGCAGAGGAATGACCACGCCGCCCTTGTGCTCCTTGGAGTAGAGCGTGAGACCGTTGGTACAGATCTCCTCCTGGCGCTGAATCGGAATCTGACGCATCGACATTGCAAGCGAATAGTTGTGGATGTCGAGCATGGCACGGCAGATACCGCCGCGAGGCATTTCCGTGATCTTGCCGGCCTTGAGCTGTTCCGCATGCCAGGCAGCCTTGCCGATGTTGTAGATCCAGCGCCAGCGGAGCGCGGTCCAGTCCTTGTGGGCCTCGGACTCGTGGAACAGGCGGCGGGTCTCGTTGTCGGGGTGCTCGGTGATCGCCTTGTAGTAGACCTTGGCGGCCTGGTAGCGATTTTCGAGCGATTCAGTCCACAGTGCTTCGAACTTCTTGACCAACTTGGTCACAGTAGTTTTTGAGTTCATTGCGGTTTCCTTATTGATTTTCATTGTGTTCCTTGATTTGTCTGTACGCCCGTTTGATTTCAGCTATCGCACCCCTGTCAAGGATCACGAAGAACGCAAGGGTGATGATAACGCTGATGAGCGTGATGCGAATACCGGCAAACAGCGCGGTAACAATGAGAAAGACCAGCAGGATGCGCCAGTCGTTCTTTTCCAGTATCCGGTAGAAGATGACCGTGATAATGGCGTCTATCAGGTAGAAGATTTTCATAAGAACTCCACCTGCTTTCCGTAAACGTTCTGGAGGCTCTTCACGATGTTCTCACGCTTGCGCGGTATGAACTCCGCGATGCCTCCTACGATGACCGCTATGCGGTTCTGACGACCTCTCAGGCTGTTCTGCAAGTCCTGCACGAAGGCTTCCCGGTCTATCTCGTAACCGAGTGCCTTCTCAAGTCTGGCGAACGCCCTGTCGTGCTTGTCCTGCGACATTACGAAACAGCAGCAAGGCGTGACCCGCATCTTCCAGGATGAAAACCACGTCATCTCGTGCTGGTCGTATCTGTTATCGGTGGACAGGCGCGGAAGCCTCGGAAGTATTCCCAGGCGGACCATCAGCTTGTAGTCGATCATGTGGTTGGACTCACTGGACCACGTGGAGAGTGACAAATAGTTCGCCATCTCCCGGCCGCAATCGGTGAGCTCCTGCATGTCCGTCACGAACAAACCCAGCTTCTTATAGCAGCCGGCTCCGGAATGGCGCAGGGCAGACAACTTCCTGCACGGATCCTTGCCTTCCCAGTAGTCCGTCGGTATATCCAGCAACTGCTTGATACTGGTGACGTGCTCGTACAGTTCATCAATGTCTGCGAACACCTGCTTCAGCTTCGGGAACAACTCGTCGAACTTGTCACGGTCAGGCACATCCACCTGGCCTGTCAAGTACGGTTCACCGAACATCTGATACTTGTCAGGGTTCCAGATATCGAACTGCTCCTCGTAGTCGTTCTCCAGCAGATACGGGTCGTCGTAGGTCATGGCCTGCGCACCCTTCGGATAGACTTCCGAATACTGGACATCGAACGCCTCGAAGACGCGCTTCCTGGACAGGTGGAACTTCTCCATGCTCTTCAGAACATGCTTCGCAAGCAGCATCCTCTGATAAGGACTGCCGCCGTGACTGTTTACGATTCGTTCCGTGACCAGGTTGTAATGACCGCCGTTGTAAATGTCCGACAGATGCTTGGCTATACGGAACCTCAACGGTCCGTCCGCACAGTGCATCCTGAACGTCGTACTGCGGATGTTGCTGCGCTCATTGCTGTACATGGGAACCGACGTCGCTTCGATCTCCGTGTTGATGATCGGAATCCTGCGCAGGTCGCCGGGGAAGCGCGGAAGCCTCCAGATATAGTCGAACGAGAAACCCAGCTGCGGACTGAAGTCTATGGGAGCATTCTCGCCCTCCACATGATACTTCAGATGTCCGCGCATCTGCGCCAGAAACGCATGGTCCCTGACATGCGTGTCGTTCGGCTCGTCCTCTCGGTCTGTCTTCATCAGCCATGCGTTGGTCCATACAAGATCGTCCAGCGCCACAGGGGAGTATTGCGTCATCTCCCATTTGCCGTTGGGGTTCTCCCATGAAGACAGCACACGCTGGCTTTCCTTCTCAAACCAGGCCATGGACTTCCTGTTTGGAGCTCTCCAACAGAACGAATCGCTGAATGCCAGGTTCATGATGCGGCGATTACCCAGATCGTCCATATTGTTGCCAAGGTCTGCTCCGAACTTGTTATGGCTCGTATAGCAACCCCTCGGACGATTTGACACAATGTCCACACTGCTGGCATACAGGCACGGGACTTTTGTGTGTTCCCCTACGAACAGCGTGCCGTAACTGCCGAGGTTGTCTGAGTTCAGCTTCAGTATCATCGGCCACACCCCGCAAGTACCAGGATAATGAATCCGATGATGAAGCCAGTAGCGAAACAAGACATAATAATGTCTCCCAATAAAAAGGAACCCCTCACTTGGAGGGGCTCCTGATTTCGTTGACCACGTTCTCGAAACCTGTGTCCTGGAACAGTATCTTCCGGTGCTCAGGGAACTCATCCCATAGCCGCAGCAGGAACGGCAAGGTGTCCTTGAGCATGGAATCCCAGAAATTGTAGAGGGGCGCATACATGGAAAGCTGCCTGAAGATCGGTCGCTTCTTTCTAGTATTCTTACTCTCGTACGCACGGTACCTCTTCAGCATCGGCCAGCTGCGCGAGACATATGCAGCTGTCTCCTTTATCAGCTCCGTGTGCCGGACGCCGACGAGCCTGTCCTTCGTGAACCAGGGCTTGGCGCCATACCGTGTCTTTACGCGCAAGATTCCGCCCATCCGCGTTTCCATCGCAGCGAGCTCCAGCGGAGTACATGTACTCTTCTTGCCCAGCTGGATAGCCTCCACCGTAGGCAAAGGAATGCCCAGGGCGATGCTAACCGCCCTGGGCTCGTGCTGTACGATGTACTCCAGGATCCGCTTACTGATCGGTACCTGTTTCATCGTGGTCTGTGAAAGGCGAGCAGTTCACATCAAAGTGCTTGATGCGAAACTCCGTCTTCAGTTCCTTGTAGATGCTTTCGGCGAGCTCCTGCATCATGGGCTCCGCACCTTTCTCCAGTCTGAGCTTCAGGAACTCATACCAGACATTGATCGGAGCCGTCATCAGGATGCGAGTAGCCGTAGCCAGCGGCAGTACCGTTCTTGCGAGCTCCTTCTTGAAGCCCTTGCTTACGAGTTCACTGTAAGCCTCAAACGATCTCTGACAGCTGGTGCGCCAGATGTGCATCGCGCCGGGGTCCTCGTTCAGCTCCTTCTGATAGCCCTCCGACAGGCAGACCACCGGGTCGTCCATTCTGACCCAGCGGAGACTCTCCTGGTTGATGGAAGGCTCAGGCAGCTGCCACGCCTGTACGAACGACAGGGCGCGGTGTCTGATGAGCTGGTTTCCGATGGCCCTCGACGTAATGATCTCGAACGTGTGAACGCCAGTTGTGCATGACCAGGCTTTGTCCATGAGCTGGAAGGTACGGTCAATACCGAACATGCGGAGTAACGTCCTCATGTTGGCTGTGACCGTCCGTGTTCCTTCGTCGTACAGGAGTTCATCAACGGGAAACACCGAGTTCAGATCACCGGAACTGATGATAAGCCTGATGTTACCGCGCTCCTCTGGAGTGAAGTCCTGCTCGTTCAGGTTGAGCCACGCATGCTCGAACGGCGTGCCATGTTTTCTGTTTGCCAAGCCGGTCAGGAATTTCTTCCGTGCTTCCGGCCCCCTGTCATGGGTGTCGCTTCTGTAGCAGATTCTCGCTGCATACTCGGCGGCCTCAAGCGGGTTGGCGAAGTGTATTCTTGTTGCGGTTTGTGGGATGATTCGTACCATGAAATCTCCTTGGTTTGTGAATCACTTCCTGCTTCCCCACGTGTAAACGAACAAACTGACCACGAGCATCACGGGAAAGGCAAACACCATACCTGCGTAATACCCGAAGAAAAACTCAAGGATGCCCATGTGTCAATCCTGGGCATCCAGTTCCTTCAGTGTGGACGGCTGGTCGTCTTCCGACGCTGTCTTGTCGAGCAGATGCTCGGCGCAGACCGGCGGATTCGTTCCAGGAAGTGCGTCGTTGCTGCATTTAGTGCAGACTTTGTTTTCTGCGCTATTCTTTTCCATCATGGTGTCTTTTCTCCTACGAAATCTTCCACAGCAGTATGTGTTTGATTCCGTCTATGTTATTGGTGCTTCCGGTGAAGATATAGTTCACTCCGGGGTCCGTGCTTAACTGCAACACGTTCCTATAGTTACCATTACCGTCACTGAGCGCCTGCTCTGGAATGAACGACACGTCGGCCAGACCCAGCAGCGCGTGGTCATTGCCGATGCAGCAGCGAGTGTACTGCGCCGGGATCTTTCCGAGTCCGTTCATAGTGATATCAACTCTTACGAGCTGCGGCTTGGACGGCGTTTCCGCCGTTGCTTGTTTGCGCTTCCTGCCCTTCTTGGCGGGAGCCTGTTCTTCCTGGGGTTCCGGTTGGGGAGCCGGCGCTGTTTCTCTGGCGATAGGCAGACCGTCGTTGTCCACCACCAGTGCGCCGTGCTTGGTCTTCGGACTGACCATCGAGGGAGGAATGACCAGCACGCCCTGGGAGTTCTTTATCATCCCTGTGGCTGTGGTCTTTCCTTGCGTATTCGAGTCTTCCTTATACCGTGCACCCAGGAGGTCTCTTGCTTCTTTGGTTAAAGCCATGACTGGTCTCCTTAAATGACTGCTGTTTGTCCTGGTTCTACTGTAAGCGTCGAGAACGAAGAATCATCGTTGCCTGCCAGTACCGATGCGAAGCCCTTGACATAGAGTCTGGCCTTCCTGCTGACTGTGATGGCACACGTGACCGGCCAGCTGTGGTTGGAACCGTTGTTGGTCACACGGACACGGAGCAGCGGGTTGTTGTCCTGTATCTTGTTGTACCGGAAGATGCTGGGCCTGTCGATGTACAGCGTGGCTCCATCCTGCAGAACCAGTCTGCCGACGTTGTCGTTGCAGTCAGGGAATCCGTTCTCCATCCAGGTGCCGAACGCCGTAATGGTCACGTTGTTTCCTGCTTGGAAATCGTAGTCCTGCCTGATGTTCATTTCCCAGGACAGCTTGCTCATTCCGCCCGGTGCACGTGCTGTGGCATAAGGATGATTCCTGCTGGAGTTTCCGATGGATCCCATGCGGAACGCCTGTGACGTCAGCACAGTGAAATCGTTCCCAATTCTGATGCGCTTCTTCTGCCCTGTGTAGAAGTCCTCGGCAGTACAGTTCATGGCACGGAAGTATTCCTCACCCTCTGCGTTCTTGTCACGGATGTTGTCCGCGACCTGGAACAACAACGGGTAGAACTTGTTTTCCCAGTTGTAGGACAGCGGGTTGTTGAACGGCACCTTGTTCATGATGCCGAGCTTCTGGACCTGGTCTTCTCCATGACATGCCTGTACACGCTTCTGCGGTCTGCGCCATTCTTCGCCACGTTCCGTAGCTTCCCTGATCTTACGGTCACAGCTCTCAATACTCTCATACATGATGCTGGTGATGTTCGCTGAAATCCAAAACAGAGACAGACGCGCTCTCATGTATTTCCTGATTGTCAGCGTATATGTCTCCAGCACCATCCTGTAATCGAGTATCGACAGCAGACCGTCGCCGAACAATGCGCGGTCCCCGATGACAGCAGGATCCGTTGACAGCACAGAGTGCATCATGGTCAGGTCGTCACCGATGTGCCCAAACTTCATCAGCACAGACGACCACACGATTCTGGCACGCTTGCCGATGTTCACCTGTGTCAGTGCCGACATCAGAATCTTGGAATCCCTGCCGACAGTCACGGAGTCACGGAACGCGCAGCCGATGATGACCGAGTTGTCTCCGATAATGACCCTGTGTCTGGCATTGAGCTCCTGGTTACTTTCTTCCGTTAGGCTGATCCTGAAAGCCCGCGTGAACGTGCATCCGATAATGACGCAGTTCTCACCGACCTGCAGGTCTATGCCGTCTCCTATCAGGCAGTCACGCAAACACTCGCAGTGCCCATGTATTCTGCCATCAATGCACAGAAGGTTCCTGTCACCAGGCTCACCGAAGAAATTCAACTCACCGTGCAGTTTGTTGCTCCAACCTTGAGCATCACGCTCTGCGGCCAGCGCATTGAACTCCGGGTTGTTGTATGCTTCGATGATTGCCTGCTGACAGGTACACTGATCCAGGATGTCGTTAACCAGGGCGTGAAGCCTTCTGGTTGCGCGGCTCATTTTCCGAGGAGCTCAGCCAGAGCCTTGAGCTTGGCATCACTTGCACTGCCGCACTTGCGCATGGCAAACAGCAGATTCGCCTGACGGCGCTGGATGTTGATGCCGAGGTCGCGCAGGGAGCGTGCTTCAGCTTCGATCTGGTCGGCCGTGAGATCCTCCGGCAGAGCACTGCCAGTGTACTCGATGACCGGTGCGAAGTCGAACCCGACCGGAACGACCGGCGCAGCTTTGCGGGTACGCTTCTTCTCAGCCGGAGCATCCAGACCGGGCTCCGTATTGATCTGGGAAGCGGGCGGTGCGGTATAGCCATCCTTGGTGGTCTCGCCCATAGGCTCTCCGGCAGGTTCCTCAGCTTCTTCGGGTTCCTGCACAGGAGCGGGCGCCGGCACCGTGACTTTCGGAGCAGAGCGCTTCAGAGTCGGCTTCTTGACAGGCGCTTCGGGGACGTTGGTGACATTTTCAGCCTGCACATCCTCGACATGCGCATCAGCAGTATTGGAGGGCAGGGGTTCAGCGGGCGCTTCGACTGTTGCAGATTCAGGCGGAGCAGCGGGCTTGGTGAACGGTTTCGGAAGGTTCATTTTCAGTTCCTTTGGTTTGAGTTTGCGGGCACGGCTGAAAGCACGGGCATCCTCTTTCCAGCCGTCGAGCTGGTAGAAGTGTCCGTTGTACCCGATTGGCGGATAGAGAGGATTGGCTGTGATGCCCAGCACGCAGACCAGTACGGTCGCGTCACCGAGCGCCACAAGCACAGGGCAGCAGTTCGGGAAGAACACACGCAGGCTCAACTTGTATTCGTCAAGCCATGCCGGAAGGTCATACTTGGTACGGAAGGTGTACGTACGCAGAGGAAGGGCCAGCAGGGACGAACTGCTGTCAAGCGCCGCGAGACGGCTGATCTTCCGTGTCTTACCTTCGTTGTCATTTTCCAGGAGCAGGAGCGCATTGGGACATGCCCCCATAGTCTTTTCTTTACAGACCATAAACTCGTTATCCTGGATAGCCGGCCACAGTCCATTTATGACCACGGGATCCTGGCTGAGAGATACGGCTGGATCGAGCTTGTGAAACTCACGTATCTCACTGATTGCCAGTTTGTTAGTGCTTCCCGTGTACGGATATAGCGTATCCGGCTTCATGACGTGTTCTTCTGATGGCGAGGGCGGCCGGACAAGAAACATCCAACCGCACAGGTCGTAGACTTTGCCCTGGTGCAGATAATGCGCCGCCTTCTTGATGTCGGGATAGTTCACGGTTTTCCGGAACAGCTCCACGAGTCTTTGGTCTTTCTTGGTCAGACCAGACGGGCTGGCAGATTCTGCTGCCATTCGAAGTCTCCTTTCATGGTTTCTATCATGTGGTGCGTCTGCACGATAAAGTCGTAGATAGAATCCACGGCGCTCTCTGCGTTACGCACAGCACGATAGATAATGTTGTGCTCGTAGCTTGTGAACGTCGCCATCCCTGTAAGGGGGAACGCACACTCGACCTGCTTGACTGCAACCCTGATTCGCACTGTCTTGCGATACTGCTTGACAGAAATTGAACTTGGAGTTGAAAATTGGACAAGTCGGACGATAGCCTTGAGCTCTCGTTGCGGTATCTCACTGAAGGACAGGCAAAAGAAGAAGTCTGCCCTGCAGCGGGCGGGATCAAACGTTGTCGCCGGAAAGAGCATGGCATTCCTCTCTGTAGGTCAGGGAGAAGTTGCCAGTCAGCGCACAACGGTACAGGCCGAGCGTACTCTTGTAACCGTTCTTGCAACAGTGACAGATACGCTTCAGGTGCCGGGCGACCATCGGCTGCACGACTTCCACTACCTTCGCCATCTCCTCCGTGGTCATATCGCTGATATGCACATTGGGCTTGCCGAGGGCATCGGACATGATCTTGTAAACACCGCCCCTGTTTAGGACGTAGTCTTTCCACAGTGTGTCCACAAGACCGTGCAGCGCATCGCGCTCAAAAAGTAAATCCTCCGTCGCCAAGAACTTGGTCTGGAGTGTCATGGACTGTCTCTCCTTTTGCGTGCAACAGCACAACATCCGGCGTCTCTTCAAACTCCAATTCTATACGGTCGCTGGTTCCGTACAGCTTCATGGTGTCGCAGACATGCCAGATCTGGCTGTCATCTTCAAAGACATAGCCCTTGCAGACATCAATCACTCCCTTGGACAGGTTGTCCGTCAGGTCCACCTTCTGCAGGTACGGTACGTAGCCGCCCTGCTCGACATACTTGCGTATGTGCAAAGGTGCATACTGCGGGAGCTGGAAGATGTAGCGAAGGGCTATGACACGGATGGGCAAAGCACTGGGAGAACCCTTACAGCTCTTTGCGATGAAAGGTCTGATCGAGTTCTTCCAGGCTATGACTTTTCTGTCGGCATGGAAACGGCCACGCCCGCTCTTGACTGACTGAACAGCCTTTGGGCGAACGGGTATGACTATTTTCCAATGCCGTGGATTCATCAGTCAGCGAGTCCCTTCGAGGCCGCGAAGCGCGGAGTGAGGTCGATAGTGTCGCCGCTGTGGAGCACGCGGGTCGTGAGATGGTTGGCGTTGATGGTGTCTCCGTCGAGGAGCACCATGCAGTTGCTGATGGCGGTTTCATCCATGCCGGAGCGAGCCTTCACGAGATCGCTGTAGATCGCTTCCTGTACAGTGGTGACGCCGTCGATGATCTCGACGTTGGTGCCGACCATGCCGCCGTTGGTCATGACCTTCACGATGCCGTGACGGACCGGACCTGCGGTGGTTTCCTGCGGAGCAGCTGCTTCCTGCGCATCGTTCTGACCGAAGCCGGCATCGCCGTTGTCATCGAACACATCATCGTGATCGTCATCGGCGGTGTCGTCCTGATCGACCTGGTTGCCGTCGTTGTCCTCGGCGCTGAAGTAGTCGATGTTGATGACGGCGCCGTCTTCGAGGACGCCGTTGAGGATCGCCTTCTTGAAGCCCTCGGACATGTTGGCGAGGTTGAAGTTGTCCTTGCCGTTCTCGATAGTCGTAACGTGGCTGACCAGAACGGAATAGGCCTCGTCCTTGTTGTATTCGTCGAAGCCGAAGAACTTCCTGGTCTCGGCGTGATCGAGGATGGTGTTGACGGTATCGAGGTCGCTGGCTTCGAACTCGCGGGTGGCGTTGCTGCTGTTGATGGTGATAGTCTTCATATAGATTTCTCCTGCCGCCTTACTATAGCGGCTGTTATGTCATTGAGTGTTTCAGATTCAGCGAAGGGTGCTGAGACGTGCATTGAGGTCATTGATGGCGTCCTGGAGGCTGCCAATCATGGAACGGATGGCCGCCTTCTCAAGGCTTTCTGCATTGGGTGCCTGCTTGGTACCACAGCAGCATCCGCACGTGGCGGTCTTCTGACCGTTGTAGACGACCTTGTGGCCGCCGACCACGTTCTCGGTCTCGAACCAGACCTGGTCGTCTTCCTGCAGTCTGACAGGATCGACACGGCCGATATGGATCTTGCCGTTACGGACGAAGCGGGTGCGTGCGCCGACCACATCGTAGCCTGCGCCATAGCAGAAATTGCGGAACTCTCCGACAGTCATGCCGTCATCGACGTTGATGTTCTGAAGATCCCTGGAGGAGAAGACCAGGGCACTCACGTTGATACTCATGTTATGAGCCTTTCGGTTGTTTGCGTGGTGGATGATAGACCGGGAACATTTCTAATGTATCCAGGTCCAGTAATACTTCGTTCCGGCGCTGGTTCTTGCCCGGACCGTAGATGTTCATCCCTGTGCGGAACCAGATGGTGAACACCTTCAGCATGAGAGCAGCCACGATGTTATTCGTGACAGCCACCTGATCATGTTTGGGAGAGACGTGCGTGCAAGGGTCCGTCTCATCCGGACGCAAGTCCGCATCAGGTGTAATCTCGGTATAGACGTCCGGCAGATTGGGATCCAATGCGACCCCGTCCCGCCTTTCGTAGATGGTGACGTTGCCAGTCGTTTTCTCATTGCCGCCATTGATGACGACGATGTTGTCGAACTCTTCGGCATAACGACTGACCTCGTAGCGAGTCTTATGATTGTCCACACAAACGAACACAACAGTCACATCTCTGCCACCAGGATAGCTGAGGTCTTCGATTGACTTCTGTGTGCTATTCGTATCTGTGAATATCCCGCCCTGGTTGTTGATGTTCTCCGGCGGCTTCTTCGGAATGATCGCCGGCATGTTCCAGGGCGCGAGATACTGATTGTAACCGATTACATCCATCAGGCGCAGATACGTACGCCGGATGGCTTTCTTGTCGATCTTCTCAAGGAAATCGTCGATGCGGGTCTGCAACTTGTTGCCTGTGCCATAACCCTGCCTCAGCGCATTCCTGGGTGAGAAATCGTCTCCGTCGATAAGCACGAGCCGGTCCACAAGTTGCGGAACGACCTCGCTTCCGAACGATTCAAGGTGCTTGGTGAAAGCGGACTCTGCGAGTCCTTTCTCCATCGAGTCCAGGAGCAGGCTCCCGAACGTCTCCGGCAAGAGATCCAGCAAATACCCACCGATGCCACCGCACCCGATGACGTAGATGTTCAGCATTTACCAGATCCTCTTTTCGTTGCGCATCCGTTCGTATATCTCCCACAGCAGACAGATGTCGCTGGCGTGATGTCCCCTGTGCAGCAGCACGTAGGTCAGCACGCTCATAGCCTGCCATGTGAGCGTCGGAATGTCTTTCGTACCTGTCGGTCCGTGCGCCGCGCAACTGTTGAGCACACGGTCCAGGTCATTCGGTGTGAGCCTGATTTCGAGCTTGCTCTCTTTGAGTATCGCCTCAGCCTGACGTACAACGTTCATGGCGTAGTACCACGCCATTCCGATGCAGAACGGATTCGACATCTCTTCGTCGTCGTAGCCGATGCCCTCGATGCCGTCCTCCAGCATAGCCGCCACCGTGGACGGCGGAAGGTACTGCATCAGGACGTTGACGATGTTCTCGTGAGCCTTCAGGTTCTCTGCTCCGTGAACAGTGCGGATCCAGTCAGCCGGGAACATGCGCAGCAGTACAACTGCCAGACTGGCGATGTTCTTCGTGATCGGGATCTGCATCAGCTCGTCAGGTACCTGTCCATCGCGCCAGAACTGAGCGCACTGCTTGCCAAGCAGCGTATCATCAAAGTAGTTATCCTGGCTCTGATAGAAGGCATCCTTGACATCCTGTTCGGTCTCCATGACATCATTGTTGTCGTAGATGTCATGGATCGAATCCGGGTCATATCCGTAGGTTTTGACCAGGAAGTGACCGAACTCAGGCAGCCTGATGTCTGTTCTGCGCGGAACTTTGAAATCCTGTTCCGGTATGTCGAGGAACATGTTCCTGACAGACAGTACGGTCGGCCTCTTTTTCTTCGGCTTCTCTGCGAACTGCTTGTCGATGGTCTTCACCCAGTCGGCATTAAGCTCACAATCCGCCTTGAAGTCAACGTCCTGCTCGAACAGGTCGTCGTGTTGCTTGTTGTACTGGCCTCTGGGCGAGAAGATGGTGATCAGGTGCGTGTCCACCTTTCCGTCCTTGAGCCCGAACACGACATGTATGCCGTACCACAACTGCTGGTCTCTCAAGTCCGTGCCGGACCAGAAAGCCTGCATGCCTGGGTGCGTGTGGATGGTACCGACCGCGAGAAATCCTTTCGGCAGCTCACTGCTGTCAAACTTGAACTTCACGGCGCCACCGGAACCTGTCTGCTCCGGACACTTCACCATCCACTCCTTCGTGAAGCGGTTGTAGCACAGGATGTAGCCCGTTTCCATCTTCGGATAGTGCTTGATGGTGCCCAGTACGGGTTCTATCACTGCCTTGCTTATCTTGCCGCCCACCCAGTCGAGCTGTGGCTGCACAGGGTCGTCGAACTTGCTCACGAACCCGATCAGATCCTTGGCTGATTTGTACTCTTCCCAGCCTCGAATCATCTCGCCGTCCATGTACGTATAGACGCCCTTTGCTGTGATTCTGATTTGTTCCATTATTGCTCTTCTTGTGTGATCTTGCGAACGAGCTCAGGATGCTTCGGCGTAGGAGCATGCTGCAAAAGCTCGTCGGCCGCATGCTGTACACACAGCAGCTTAGCGGCCTCATGACAGGCAAAGAACACGGCCCTGAACTTCATCTCATCTTCTGTACCATGCCAGACATACGTCGGCTGAGCATACTGGATGATGCGTCGTTCGGTTAAGTGTCTTTCCTTCGGTGACTTGTTGCGGAAGTCGTGTCTCATCTCACAGCCCCGACAAGTAAACGTTCAGCACCGACTGCTGGTTCATGTACGGTTGCTCCACCCGCATGTATCCGTCAGGCTCATGAAGAATCCTCAGATACCGCAGGAAGGAACTGGCATAAGAGTGCGCGGAGCACTTCTTGATGGCCGCCTCGTACTTGTCCAGCAATGGCAACTGTTCGTAGATGGGGCGACAGCTATTCAGGAACGTGTCATGCGCACTCAGCACATGATTATTCCAGATACTGTTGAAGAGACGGGATATCGCGCCGGCGACCGCCATGCCTTCCGTCATCGTGTCGTACTGCGTATTGGTTCTGGTTCCGCCGTAGCAGATAGCCCCGTCGCTGTACGTGTTCGGGAAGCTCAGGATGCGGAGCTTGCACTCCTTCGGGTCCGTGGACTGTTCAGCCTCGATAGCCACATGAGCATCCATCACGCTGTTCTGCAGGCTCAGCTTGGCGCAGAACCACAGGTCAGGCAGCGTGATTTCGTCCTCGATGTTACCGAGATACATGTCGCCCTTGAACACGATCTTGTGCTTCGGTACACGCACCGTGATGTGCTTCTCTGTGCCTTTGATGTGAGCATGAACAAGCGGATACTGACTCATGGGTGTGTAGGTGATACCTGTGTTCGACGTCAGATACTTCTGCATCTGGTCGCACAGACAGTCCTGGAACCTGCACCCATTATACTTGATCACCTTGTCTCCGCGCAACATCAGGAAGTACCTGCCGCTGGCACTGCGTACAGTCATGATCTGGTCATCCCTGAGCGGTGTGTCCAGTTCCTTGCGCAGCGCCTCGATGGACATCTCCTCAACATTCTCGAAGAGCACCCGTGTGACGACGCCGCCGTGCATGTGGAACATGTCATTGTCACGGTCGATGAAGAAACTGTCGCAGGACGGAGTATCGGTGTCGATATCCATGATGTCTGGTTCTGTCATTGTGCCATCTCCATAAGCTGCTGTTCTGTGATGACCGGTACTCCGAGCTTCGCAGCTTTACTGCGCTTGGAGCCGCCGCCGTCACCGGCGACCAGATGCGTTACAGACTTCGTCAGGGACTCGGAGAACGCACCGCCTTTCGACAGTACGAAGTCCTTGTACCATGTACGCGGTTTGATGAGCGTTCCGGTAATGCAGATCACCTTGCCCTCCAGCGCACCTGTAGCAGTCTGTTCCTCATCAGCCACCATGCGGACACCGGCCAGCATCAGCTGGTCCATCTCCTGCATGATAGAATCATCGTGCAGGTCGTCCCAGAGATCCTTCGCAGATTTCTTGCCCATGCCTTTAACGGTCGCCAGGTCATCTACGGTTGCATCCAACAATTTGTTGATGTCCTTGTAGCGCTTGACAAGTTCACGGCACATAACAGAACCGGCTCCAGTCAGCCCAAGACTGCAGAGTACTCTGTCGAACGGTCTGTTCTTGGATTCCTGGATGCTGTCCACGATGTTCTGGGCAGACTTCTCCTTGATGCGTGGGATCTTCATCAGATCCGTCGTCCTGAGCAGATACAGATCGCTGGTCTTGCTGATGATGTTCCGGCTGACCAGTTCCTCCAGCAGACGCGGACCAACGCCGTTTATGTCCATACAGGGCTTGGATGCGAAGTACGACATCTGGGCGACAACGCGCTGCTTGCAGAGCTGGTTCGGACAGAACATGTTGGCACCCCTGCGTTCCAGCCTGACACCGCAGGACGGACACAGCACAGGCGTCTCGAATGGTCTGTTGCTCATGTTCGGCGTAATCACGGCAGACACCTGCGGTATGATCTCCGCAGCTTTGTACACACTGATGACGTCGCCGTCGTGTAGTCCGCCGAGCCCTGCGATGTAGTCCGGGTTGTTCAGCGTAGCGAACGCAACCTTGGTGCCGTCGATCTGCACCGGTTCGAAGAACGCCACAGGCGTGACCTTGCCGGTTCTGCCGACCCACCATTCGACCTTGCGCAGCGTCGTCGGATATTCCTGCTGCTCGAACTTATAGGCGATTGCCCAGCGCGGGTACTTTTCCGCATCGCCAAGCACATGCAGATCGAGACCCAGGTCATTGGCTTTTACCACAGCGCCGTCGATGCGGAACTCAAGAGCGTTCCTGTTGGCACTGAAGTAGCCGACCGCCATGTTGAGCGCAGTGATGCTGTCGCCAAGGTCCTTGATCTTATAGCCGGTGTACGGCTGCATGATGGCTTCCTTGATGGTCATGCCGGTCTTATGCCGTTCCACGACGAACTGATGGTCCCATACACTGGGCAACCCGATGGACTTCAGGAAGAACGTCACGTCCTCTTCCGTCTCGATATAGTCGAAGAACGGATTCATGCCGTGGATGTCGTAGAACACAATGTGCAACCCGCGCTTGGCAGTGACCTTCGGGTCCTTCTGCCTGAGCGATCCGGCTGCCGCGTTGCGCTCGTTCGCCATCGGAGGCTGACCGTCTATCTCCAATTCACGATTGATGCGCTCGAAGTCCTCACGGAACATGAGCACCTCACCACGAGCCCAGAAGCTCTTGCCAATGACACGCTCGTCCGTCAGCAGCTGGGGCAGATCCAGAATGGTGCGGGCATTCGCCGTGACGTCCTCGCCGACAAGTCCGTCGCCTCTGGTTAGAGCCTGCACAAGGATGCCGTCCACATAATGGCACAGAAGCGTGAGCCCGTCATATTTCGGCTGCACCAGGTACTTCATGGAAGGCGCCTGCCGGACTGTGCGACCATGCACCTGTCCGTAATAATACTCCTCCCACGCCTTGTCGATACCGTCGCAGAACGCATCCAGGTCTTCCTGGTTGTAGGCGTTCTTGAGTGACAGCACCTTGGAGTCCGCGTGGTGTACCTTACGGAAGCCTTCAACTGCCCGGCCGCCGACTCTGGAAGTCAGGCTGTCAGGGCGTTTCAGCTCCGGGTGCTCCTTTTCGATCTGTTCCATCTGCCGGAGGATGCCGTCGTACTCGGCGTCGGACATGATGGGCTTGTCAGCTTCGTAGTATGCCTTGGCGGCTTTTTCAGCAGTCTGGCACAGCTGGTTGTAAAGTTTCTCCATCAATTACCTCACTGAGATAGTTGTAGAACTTGGTCTGGATAATGGGGTCCGCGCTCGACGCATTGTAGTCGGGGCTGAACGACCGGATCCAATCCATGTTGTCGATGCTTCCCTTGATGGAAGCCCACTGTTGAATGTCCTCTTCGTACGCAACATCACCGTTCTCCTTGACTTTCCAGGCAAGGTTATGCAGCGCGGCACGGACATTCCGGCGCCGGCGCTTCGGTGCGTTGTAGCCTTTGTTGTCGTCCCTGAGCACAATGCCAAGCATCTGCGGTTTGCATCGGCTCCAGCGCCAGATGACGTGGTCCTTGGTGTGTTTCAGCTCCAGTCCCAGGTGATCCTTCAGAATTGCCTCGATGCCATAGAAGATATCCACGAACGGATAGTCCTTACAGCGTGTCAACTCATGGAATCTGTCGGTGTTCTGCATACCCGGCAGCAGCGACAACTGGATGTCGTCCGCATACCTGGTGTACAGAAACCCGTTCTTCCTGGCGTAGCTTGCAATCATGCAGTCCACGTCGAACATAATGATATTTGTCAGGAACGGACTCGTCGGAGAGCCTTGAGGAAAGTGCCGTTGCGTGTAGGTTGGTCCCTGCCACGTACAGCATTTCATCATGTATTCCACGCATGCTCTGGACAGTCCTGCGTAACGCATCTTGTCCTCGCATACATCCACCGGACAGTTCGGAAAGAAGTCCTTTACATCCAGGCAGATGAACACAGGGCTTTCCAACGAGTGTTTCAGAATCGCGGTATGAACGCCGCGATAGGGTAAGAACCCATGCGCCACATTGGATACCTGAAGAAGACCTGCATCACGCAACACGTAGCAGTATTGTAGGATACGGCGTTGTTCTTGCCGGAGTTCCTTGGACGGTATCTCCAGAAGTCTTACGCCACCACTCTTCTTGGGTATACGGCACTCGTGCCAATCAAGCGGCGGGGGTTCGCCAAACTTAAACATATCAGGTCCTTATGGAAGCGTTGAAGTGTTACTCCCTCTACGGGAGCAAGATAACAGACGGCATCACAGTTTCCGATTTTGAGTCGGTTGTCACCGTGGAACCGTCCGTTACGAAAATCAAACAGGCTGTGCTGCAGACTCTCCCTGTTGTCGCGAAGTGCGCCCAGAAAGGCGTCATCGACTTCAGGAGAATCGCCGGCTACAGTCTGTCCTTTGTCCATGAGGTAACTGGCAAATCGACCCTGTCAAAGGCCGGTGTCTTGCTGGCCGTCGATCCGAACAAATGGCGTCTTGCTACTGACAGCATCCAGGCTGCCGTTGTTGACCCATGCGGACCAAACGGTCATGTCATTTTATTCGTGAAGAACAACGCTATCAACTTCCTGTCCTCCTGGAACAGTCCGACGACGGTTGTCTCCATGAACGCAAAGAACACCCCTGTGATCACGACGGTCAACAGGGGTTCTCTTATGCTGGCAGCGATCACCGGCGACAAGACCGGTGTCAATCAGCCAGCAAGATCTCTGGTGGCTGCTCCCACAGCTGCTGATAAAGCCGACTGAGAGCCATCACGTTGTATGTCACCGGCAGGATACCCGCCGGCGCCTCCGTAACAATGTTGTACATGTTCAGGCAAGTCTTCCACGGGAAAGCCGTCAGCTTTCTCGCAATCTGCTTGTCTGCAACATCAATCGGGAGATCCACCGCGAACGGCATCCTCGACTGTCCTGCTTTAAGCCACAGTGGTAGATCACACATCGGACTGATGATGTCGATGAACCCGCCGGACATCTCCGTAAGCGCCTTACGCTGGAACGGAACGCTGTAGGTGAAGATCGTGCAGCCCCGCATGGCTTCCGTCAGAGTCTTTTTGATGGCGTCGTCCGATTGTGCGTTCGCCAGCATCACATCCTTGGTGATGCGATGATACTCGGCGGCCGACTGCAGTGCGTCCGTACTGACCATACGGAACAGCGTATTCGTCTCAGTCTGCTCATCCTGGTCGTACTTGGTGTACGCAATCGCCAGAACCTGATCAGACTTGCGCAGTCCTGTGGTCGCCGTGCAGAGCAGCATGACATCTCCTGATGCTGTAAGCATGCGCAATGTATTGAACCACTCTGTCATAGTGTTCCTTTCGGTTTCATCAGATGATCCGGACCTACCTTCCAGTGACGGGACAGCATGTCCTGTCGGAACTGGTTCAAAGTCACCTGATGTACCATCGAGCCGTTGATGCCAAGACCCTTCGCCTGTGCGACGCATGCGCCGCCTGTGGCAATCAGGTCATTGCTGATGATGTAACCGTCATCCGTGAACGTGCCGAACATTTTCAACTTGGAGTGGAATTTGTCCAGCATGTCCTGTACCGAGTCACCTGGCACCGAACCTATGTCCTCCATCATCTCCTTGCTGAAGAACGGACGGAGCGACATCGGGTTCTTGCTGATGCGGAACAGCTCCGGCATCACGATGTGCGACAACGGATACACCGGAGCGTTACCGATAGCCAGGACCTTGGTCTGCAGCCACTTCGGGCAGTGCGTCTCATCGACTTCAATGCAACGACAATGGCGCGTCTCGGTCGCTGTTTCCTCAGCCTTCAGCATAGACGGAATGATGGTCATGCCCTGACGCAGTCCACTGGAAATGGTCAGGACGTCTCTGTCCTTCATGACGATACGCGGTCTGCCCCTGTCAAGATACAGGCAAGGCGCCGAACTGCTGAACCATATATGGTCTTTCGTACAGATCAGCACCTCGAACCGCAGCATGGAGAGCATGACATAAGACTGCGCCACACGGTGCTTGCCGGTCATCCACCGGAACAGCACCAGATCTCCTATCTTGTGCAGGCGCTCAATCTTGTCTCTCAGCGTCATCAGCAGGCATCTCACACTGGGTTGGAAGTTTATAGGTCGGATAGGCGAGAGCAAGCGCTACCTTGTCGTGCAGGTTTGCATCTGGCGGTATGGCATTGAACATCTCTTCACAGGCATTCGCAAGCCCGTTCCAGGACGTGTCGCCTTCCGCATTGATGAACATGGCTGCATGCTCCTTGAGCCGATCAAAGGTTCCCACGACGTCTCCGTCACGGACCATATCAACCACACTGGCATTGGTAACGGACACCACTGCTTCGTGCAGCAGGTCTCCGGTTTCCTCCAGCGTGTCGAAGATCTGGCCGACCAGGTTCTTCGGCAGGAACCGCATGACATCCAGCAGTGTCGCCACTGACAGCATCTTGCGCTGGTCCTTGCCGTCGATCTTCACATCACGGCGCTGCATGGCTCCGTACACGACGGACATCATGATGAACACGCCGGACGAGAACTGCGCGAATACCTGCGGATTGACCTTGCTGATCGCCTGAATGAACTCCTGCATCTGCTCGACCAGAGGCGTGTTGTCCTCGTCAATACGAATCGCAAAAACATCCAGACAGTTCCGCAGATAGCTGATATCGTTATGCCACTGGCTATCACCTTTGTGAACAGCCTCCAGGTCGTCGCATACCAGCTTGCCGAGCACCGGCAGGATGCACCGGATATCCGCCTGCTGGTCATAGAACGACGGCTCGTTGTTGGCTCTCACTCGGATGAAGTGGAACTTGGTTTCTTTTGGTTTATCTGACATTTATGTTCCTTTCTTGGAAGCCAGACCGCCAGCTTGCACTGCGTGATGTCCGCACTGCAGACATTGCAAGGCTGGGAACGTGTGCATTTCGCCACATCAGTCCTGGCATCCGTGAGTCTTCGGTTTGCAACCTTCTGCGGATCCGTGCATCGCCACTCCCTGATGAACAGTTCGTGACCTTCATAATACACAGTCAGCCTGGCCTGCATGCCGGATATCTCCTCCACGTTGCAGTGGTAGCGGCCGACACCGCCCACATGGTCGAGGAAGTAACCGACCTTGTTGACCGATAAAACGGCATCATGTATTATGCCCGCACACAGACCCGTCTTTAACTTGAGCCTGACAAGCATTTTCGGCTGCGATCCTTCCGCTGTTTTCACACGTGTCACGCCTATGAACACAACGTCGGTAACGCAGGAACCCCCATCCCACATGGGGATTTCCATGCCGTCCTCGATGAAGTGCCAGTTGGCTATGACACGCAGTGTGTTGCGCTTCATCAATGCGGGTGTCATGAGCTTCCCTTTCAGGTGCTCCACGGACTCCCACAGCGCATCTGCAGATATGTTCTTGAAGGGAACACCTTTCTGCGTATGACAGACGCTGCGCAACAGCAGAGCGAAGCGCCGGAGCTTGTCATCATCCATATAGGCGTCGGCAAACTCCGGCAGATGCTTCAGCGCAACTGCGTAATGCTTATCGACCCAGTTGAGCGAAGGCTGTTTCATTGCTCGTGCGGAAGCAGCTCAACCGCCAGGAGACTGTCGAGCTTCTGCAGAGCGAACTCCAGGTTGTCCTTGGACTTCTCGCAGAGGTCTCTAAGCTCCGTGGCCTTCTCCTTGACTTTCGCCAGCTGCTTTTCGGCATCCGGCGTATTGTCCATCATGAAGAAGTTGTCGCCATACTGCTCCAGGTCGTGCATGATTTCCGGCCGGGACAGCTTCTTCAGCATGCCCGACACGGAACCGACTGCAGCCAGGACGCCCTCGGTCTCCGGCGTAGGCACGAAGTCCTCGCTGGAAGCCAGAGCGACAATCGGATTGGCCGCGTCGATGTTCTTGGTGTTCTTGCCACTGGCGTTGATTGCCGAGATAAAGGCTTTCTTCGCCAGGTCACGATCCTTCTTGTTCACGGTATCGGTGTACCGCTCCAGGAAGCTGTTGATGATGGTCTGCCGTGTGACGTCATCCTTGAAACCAGCCAGCTTGCGTAGGTACAGGGTACCGATGCCACGGGTGCCGAGCAGGAACACATCCACGATGTCGAGGCGCCGAGCGATGTTGATCTGCTGGTACAGATAACTGTCGGAGATACCCCTATGGGCCGCGTACTGCTTGACTGCCTGGTCGCCGTACTTCTTGCCGCTGAGCGCAACGTCACTCAGGACCTTGCAGGTGCACCAGAATCTGGCCATTGCGGCGCCGTCACGGTTTCTGACAAAGCACTCGGTCTTCTCCCGTTCCTTGCAGATATCTCCGAAGGACCGGTCGGTGTAGCTGATGAGGTCATCCAGGTTGTTGAACTTCTTGGCATAGTCCTCATTTACGTCGAACGAGAAATTGTCAAAGTTCTGTTTCAGCACCTGCATGACCTTGGCGATAGTCATGTCGTCACGGGTCGGAAGCACGACATTCGGCGTGATGAGCACGTCGTTGTCACCGATCTCGGTTGCAGCTTCCTGCTGTTCATTGACAGCCACTTCGGCCTGTTCAGCCGCAGCAACTTCCGCCAGATTGATTTCTTCTTGTGTATCAGACATAATTGTCCTCTGTGTGGTTGAAAAGGTTGGGCAGACGCTCGGAAGCCTCTGCCGCCTTGAAAATGTGGATGTCCTGAACGAACTCGATGGCCGGCTTCAGATGGATCAGCATCATTCCGCCTTCCATGTTCGTCTGCATGTCCGTGATGCATATAGAGCTCTTGCCTGCAACAACGAACATGCACACGTCGGCGCCGTTCTGCGCTTCCGTGCATTTCAGGAACAGTTCCATGAGTTTGCTCTTCTTGAAGTCAAGGATTGCTGCCCCGATATCTTTCACAGGAGACCGCTTGAAGTACACGTTGTCGGGCACTCCAAGCAGGTCGCACAGGCCGTCAACACTGTAGGGCACGCCATTGTGCCCCAGGGAATCAACGGCCTGCTTCATCTGCGTCCTGCTGCCGGTGAACAGCTTCCAGTTCGAAGCGATGAACTCGATGATGTCGTCGGTCTTCTGCATGCGCTTCTGGCGCTTGTAGTCGGCCTGCATGCTCTCGCGCATCGCCATGATGGCTGCTGCGTTATTCGGCATCGGGATCTCCCATGTCTTCCATCGCATCGGCGAGGCTGACCGGCTTTGCCGTCACGACTGGAATCGGGTTCTTGACCACGGTCTTCTTTTTAGCCTTGGCGGGCTTGGAGACAGTCACTTTCGGTTCCGTCTTCTTTTCCTCCGCCTTGACCGCCGCTTTGCGCTTCTTGATGTAATCGACATACTCGTCCATGCCTTTCAGCCGGTCGATCTTCTGATACACATAGAGCGCATCGAGAATGGCTGCATTCGACGGATCGAAGAGCGCTTCCTCAAACTCCTGCGGCGTTACCGAGCGAAGCCCCAGCTTCTCACTGGTTACAAGGTTCTTCTCAGAGACCTTGACATCGCAGATATCGCGGATCTCTCCGACGCCTTTCTCAGGCTCGGCCAGACACTTGGCAGATGCCAGCGCCCAGTCCCAATAATGACCGTAATAATCATCCTGGGATTTGCCGAACTTGTTCCAGCGGAAAGCAACCTCGATCTTACGCGGGTCGCAGAACGACGTCTTGGTCGTTCGCAGCGTGATGATTTTGCCGTCGCCGCTGGCGAGCGTCTTCTGGGACGAGCGGATCATGTGCCCGTCCTTGAACATCTGGGAAGACCCGCCTGTAATGTGTGTCTGCGGAGGTCCGTACTGGTTCTGTACCAGCGAATCCTTTTCCTGGTTGACCATGAAGACCACCATCGGAATGTCGCCGATATACTTGCCGAAGTTCTCGCAGAAGTTCTTCATAAAGACTGACTTCTCACCGAAGTGCTTGCCGACATACCCGTCGGTCTCCTGCTTCTTAACAAGCTCGCCAGTCGCGGCACCGCCGATTGAGTCAATTCCGACAAAGATCGGCACATCGTTGTTCGGAGCGATTTCACGATACTTCTTGATGATGTCCGTGTTCAGCACTTCAAACGCTTCCTCGATAGAGAGCGGCTTGTCATGCTTATCCCGGATCACGAACGAGGCATCGTACGCATCTTCCCCGTAGGACTTGATGACCGAGCTGTACAGCGACGCCGAGATCTTGCCCTCTGTTTCCAGCAGAAACGCCATGCCGCAGAGGCCGTGATTCTCTTCGCCTGCCGTGATGTGACCCATCAGGTCGAACACGAACGGGCTCTTGCATGTCGCTTCCTTGCCGGCGATAGAGTTGAAGACCTGGATGCGGAGACCGGTGGCGCCGAACAGATACTGCTGGGCGTAATGCCTCAGCGGGAAGCCGAACTGATTCTGTTTCAGTTCCTCCGCTGTCGCGACCACGCCCGTGCCGTCCGGCTTGGACAGCGCGGCCCGCATGCCGCTTATCAGACTTGTGTTTCTGTTTGCCATATGTCACCTCAGAAAGACTGTTCGTCTTCGCCGTCCGAGTACTGATCCTCATCGGCGACGTCACTCGCCATGTTCGCCATGTCGTCCTCTTCCTGCGCCGCAGGCTTGGCAACACTCTTGATCTGGCTGAGCGCCTTGTTGAAGTCATTCATCGGAACACCGGAGTTCTTCGGAATCGTCGCGCCGGCACCCACAGGCTTTCCCAGGGCCTGGGAAGGAGTCATCGGGGCTCTCGGAGCGGTCGGAGCCTTGGGTCCCGCGAAAGCGGCTGCGAGAGGCGTTTCCGGCTTGTTCTGCACAGGGGCTGCGAAGCCGTTGGCAGGAACATTGATGGAACCGCGCTGACGCACTTCCGTAACACCATCCGTGAATCTCGCATAGCGGCCGTAACCAGCCTGCGCAATCTCGTCCGGCATCTGAAATCCCTGGTAGATGGGATCCGTACCCACGAGATAATTCACAGAGTCGGCTCCGAACTCGGACGCCAGCAGCATTGCCTGCTCTTCCGCGCTCATATAGCTGATGAGGTCCTGCCAGGGAGTCCACCAGTTGTAGACGTTCTCCTTGGAAAGATTCAGCGGCTCCGGCGTCCAGCCCTTGGTGCCGGCCTGGACAGACGGGTTCAGCAGGTTGATCTTCTTTCCGCCATCCTCACGGGTAATGTGGTGCAGATACAGCAGGTTGCCCTGCAGTTCGGCCAGACCACCATACTTGTTGTTCTTGATGGCGTCGAGGGGTTCGCCGGGATCCTTGGGTTCCGTCAGCGCCCGCAGAATAGCCTGCAGCGTGGAACGTCCCTCGAAGGACACGACACCGATCTTGGGAACCATCTGGCCGTCTTCCGACGTCAGAGGATTGCCGTCCTGGTCACACATCGGCCGTCCCTGCCACTGGAACAGGAGTGCCTGGACAAGCAGAGCCTGCTTGGGCATCGGGAGGGTACCGTCACGGAGCGCAACCCAGGAGCGCATCTCGTTGGTAACGCCGAACCTGGGCTTCTTGGACTTCAGCGGATTCACACTGCGGAACACGTTGCGGGCAAACACGGAGATCATCGTATCGCCGCCGTAGGTGATGTCGTCCTGGGAGCCCGGCGCATAACTCACGACAAAGTTGCTCTTGGAAGTGCCGAACGACTGGACCGTGTCAGCAACCATGAAGGTGTCGGAGATATACTTGATCGGGTTCTCTTCCTGGCTGTAGTCCGTCACATTGATGTTCTGACGGAAGACCTCACGGGTCTCAGGGTCATAGCCAGGGATGATCCTGATGATGTGGTTCTTGGTGTTCCAGAGCACACCGGACAGATACCCGCTGGTCTGCCAGTCAAGGCCAGGGAACATGTGGCCCTTGAGATACTCTGGTTTCACGTAAGAAAGGCGCTTGGAGCGCCCTTGACCGGAAGCACTGCGTGCTGCCATGTACGCCATGATGCGTTACTCCTTGTGTTGTAATATGTTCTGTACGTACGGCGGCTCCTCCAGAATCGGAGTGCCGTCGTCATTCCATTTGAGTTTTGTAAACTCGGCCGACTCTTTCTCCCAATGGAGCATACAAGTAGTCTCTACACCTACTTTAACGTCAGGAATGATTTTCCTGATGCCTTTCAGCATGAGACGCTCAATAATAGGAATATGAGTTTGTAACTCATTGGGATATAAGCAATAGAGATATTCATCGTGTACAAAATTACAGAGCCTCTCTCCGTAGCCGTGAGTCAGCAGTTCCCAGCCTGCCAGCTTGGCACCGATAGCCACTGTTCCTTGGAACATTACGTTGCATGCTGCATTGTATGAGCAGCGATTTCGGATTTGACCGCATGGAAGAACAGCACGATATGCAAAAGCATCGTCCTTGCCGGTATCTTCCTCAATGGGGATGTCGTCCTCCAGATCATCTGGATCCTCTTCACGATACCCGAACATATCCTCGTTCACCTTTGGGATGTACGAGGCTTTTTCAGGCTTCATGTGCAGTTTCATCTCCTTGAACGTATTTGTCCAGGCGTCGCACATCTCTTCAGCATCCTGCATGGTGATTATGATTCCCATACTACGACAATGCCTATAGAAGCGTTTTGGGCGCATCCCACCAGGCAACAATTTTGTTATCGTCGCGGCTTTTTATCCACGACTTCAGCACCTTTCTTTCCATACGTGCTGCTCAGCATATCTTTTCAGAACTCGAAATCTGTCTGTATGACAGGATTCGATTGTCCTGAGACGGCCTCTTGGTGGTTCATATCCGTTCTGGACGTACCACTATGCGTTGCCCCTGACTGTGATTCCTCACAGCCTTCGGTTCGGGTTGCCCTGTCGGGTTTTCCCGCTTCATTCCGTCTTTTTACTTCGGCTTGCCAACTGTAGTACTCGTTCAGGCATCCTGCTTTCTTATCTTGCCACAAGGAAAACTTTCTTTTGATTCTCTTGTGTAATATCACGTGGCAGTTTGCACACAGTACAACAAGATTACTCATATCATTGTTTTCCCTGTCCAGATCCAAATGATGAACCTGTATAGCGTCTTCGAAAGCAGAATAACCGCAACAAGAACATACAGCACCTTTTGCCTCTATAGTCTTTTTCCTATAACCCGTCCTATCGTGGTCCTCAGCAGCGAGCAACCCAAGAGCTTTCTTTTTAGCTCTTGTGGCACGCCTCTTTGCATTGTACTCTTCACGTGTTTGATTCGGCTCCTTGTAAGTCTGCGCTTCACTTTTAGCCAACTGTGGTTCTGGTGTCTCAACCTCTATACCCTGCTTATCAAAGTAAGCATCAACAACCTCCATTATTTCAGATGGTTTATGCTTACGTGATGCAAGTTCTGTTTTTAAGCCTTTAGCATCGAGACCCCATAAACGTTTATACTCATGTGCACAGTCTGGACAACGCCTGTTTACCACACTATGCCCCTTCGTATCAAACGTACAGCCACAATCAATACAAACACGCTGAACAACCGCAGGTGCCTTCCTCGGCGCTACGATACCAACGTACGGACTATCTGGGTTTGTTGTAACATCAGTGACTGCTTTCTGATGGCATAGTGGCGAACAAAACTTAGCAGGATGCTGCTTTGTTGTCTCCACAATCTTACCACAAACAATACACTGAACTTTGATCCTTTTGTGGTTCTGAGCATATGCTTTGCAAGCCTGCGTGCAGTACTTGGCACGCTGTGTGGCTTCAAACTGCTTACCACAAATGACACACGTGTATATAGCCATGTTGTACCTCCTTAGTTGATTGTTCTGACATACTATACACGTAAAAAGACTTAGAGTACATAACGCCATTTAACCGAAGTTCGCGGCCTTGGCCTTGAATCTCGCTTTGTCGTCAATAATCTCCTTCAGATGCTTATTCAGCTGGGCAACCCATTCAGGGTCATTCTTGTTTTTCAGATCTGTTGTGATCTTCTTTTCCATCACCGCTGCGAACCACCTATGCGGGTCGATGCCTGCATTGATAATATCGCGCATGACAGAGAAACCGAACCGGCTGTAACACGCCTGTGCAAAACCGCAAAGCTCTACGAACGAGAAATCTGTTGCACACAGTATCATCCCATCGTATGGCTTGAACATGTTCTTGAGGTGCCACACCTTGTCTCGGCTCGGATAGTTTTGAACGTTCGGCGAACTTGCCGCAGTTCTGCCTGTTCTGACCAGATTCTTCAGATATGGATGTACCCTGCCGTCCTTCTTGACATACTCACGGTTCACATACGTGCTCCGCAGCTTTCGCAAGTGGTTGTAATCGGCATAGGCCACAAGGAAGTCATCCTTGATATGCAAGTCATCCAGTCGCCACATGTCATCCTTTGCCAGCTTGATCTGACCGGACTTTGTCGTATCCAGTTCCAGCGCCGGATACTTGTCCAGGATCTTCTGAACATGGTCCTGGAAGAACTTCTTCGGGCCTACACGGCCTTTCTTGTCCTCCAGCAGCCACGGATGATCGTCCATGTAATCCACGGCATGACTCATCGCTGCCGTGTAGTTGAACCCTTTGCTGTTCCACTCTTCCGTATCCTGCAGCTGTCTGACCATGTCTTCCAGGAATGCTCCAAGGAAGGCTACAGGAACGATCTTGCTCTTGTTCGAGTCGAACGCATACAGATCATACGGCTCCAGCACCTCATTCAGCCACGCATCCTTCACAGGCTTTGACAACTTGATTGCCTTATCCGGCAGCCCACCATCCAGCGCAAAGTGAACTGTTTCAACAAGTGTGCTCAAACTGTCATCTACCACGGAATATGCGTAGTTGAGACTGTAGGTCAACAGGAACCGCATGCGATCCTTCGTCACAGCAGGATTCTCTGATATATCAGACTGGTTCGTCAGCTCGCAGAATTTCTTCAGACTGGACAGGAACAGTTGTTTCTGTGGTGTTGTATCGTCATTACGCTTCTCCGGATCAGGATAGCCGAACGACATGAGCCGCTCACGCGACACTTCCATGCCCTCCAGCAGCTGCTTCTCCAGCGCGTCGAATATTACAGGGTCCACCTGAAAGCCGTTACGGCTGATATGTGCAAGAACACACATGCCTTTGGTGTGCTGCACCTCTGTCGGCTGCTCAGGTATCACTTGGGACAACGCCCAGGTCGAGATACAGTCCCATGCCAGGTATACGGCCTGCTTGTCCGTCATCCTGTACTTGGAACCGTCATCATTGAACCTGCGGAATGTGAGCCGGTGCGAGTTCGGGTCGTCCTTCTCGCCTTTGTCCAGCTCGATCTTCAGCTTGCGCTTTACGATGTCCGCCAGTTTGCTGAACCCGTGTTCAGGAATATCGCCTCTGGTTGCCAGCAGATAGAGATGGTACCGGATCTGCATATCCCGTACACGTCCCTCCTCAACGGCATCCATCAGCGTAGCGTTTTCATCTTCGTTGTCGATTACCAGCTCGTCAAAGCCGACGTTGAAGTAGATCTGACGTGTCTCGGATCTGCTCACATACTGGGCAAGCTCAAGAAACTCATCCCAGTAAGCAATCCAGCACGTGGCACTGTCGGGGTCGAACAGACCATACACGACAATGGGCGGATCCTTCACCTCATCCGTAATGAGCTCAGTCTCAGTGTCAATACCTACAGACTTACTCAGCGTCGGAAAAGGATCGCCTTTCTCCCAAAGCCGTACCGACACTTCCCCGTTGTAGCAGGGAAGTTTTACAGTCGTCTTTCCGAGTAATTGCATAATCACTCACAGTTGCGGTATCACAGACGCGACAATATATTCTGCCATCGCCTGCGGCACCTGGTTTAGAATGCATTTCCAGACATCGGCACGCGGCATCTCGCCGGCGTCCTTTGCCGGAAGGGTTACAACATGCGCTCCAAGAGGAAGCGCACCGGAAAGGTTCAGCCGGTCAGCGTAGACCTTCGCTTCCTTGACACAATCGAGATCGTTGTCCGGAAGCCACACCACGCCCTGCCTGAACGTTGACAGCATCGTCATCTGCACTTTGGACGGCGTATGCCCGAACAGACACACGCCCGGCTTACCAACTGATGCGACGTCGAAGACTCCTTCACAGACAACCGCAAGTCCCGTATCCCTGGCTGCATCCAGGTTGTAGAGCACTGTGCGTTTCCTGCATGCCGGATGAGTCCAGTACTTGATGCCGCGCTCGTCGAGATACTGTGGAAGACACCTTGCTTGCACGCCGACCAGCACCCCGTTGTTGATGACGGGGAACAGAATCCATGGTGTTCCGTTGTTCAGATATCTCTTCTTGATTGGCGACAGCACCGGACCATATCCTATGTGGAGCCACTCCACGTCGTCCAGTGTGATTCTTCTGCTGTCAAGGTATTGCAGGACATCAACGTCCTGACAGTCCTCCGTGACCGGCTGGTAGTCCGGAACCCAAGAGCGCACGCCTTCCAGTGTCACATTTCTGGACACCTGCAGTTGCTCTTCGGGTTCCTTATGTACCGTCGGGTCGATGTCCGCCCATGCGTTCCCGTCTGGTGTCATGAGCGACATCGTGAGACCTATCTTGCGGCTCAGCGTATTGCGATTGTCCAGGTCTTTGAGACAACCGTTTCTGAAACACTGAGCCCGCAGTTTGCCTATTTGCAGGCGCACCCCATCCACGACCGGAGTTGCAAAGGACAGGTAGCTGATATACAGGTGATGGTTCGTGTCCTGCGGATTCCTGCAGAACGGGCAGTTGACCGCGTATTGCTCGCCATGATCGCTGTGCTGGTCAATATCCCAGCGTCCGATATGGTTGCGGTCTATGCGCAGTTCCGCCTGCTGGCCCTCATTCACGACAACGATGTCGTCGTTGAACAGCTTGGCCAGGGCATCATACAGCACTTGGTTAAGCATACATGTTCCTCGAAGGAGGAACTTCTGCAAACCATTAAGCTATGGCCACTGCCAGACCTTGACTGACTTCGAGACGCGCTGCTTTGTGCAGCATGCACTGCCTTGTGCAGCCTTCAGCTGTCTTCAGGCACTTGTACACGCCGTGGCGGTTGTGCTCCATGAGACGGGCATTGGTGATTTCGACGAAGCAGATGTTGCTCTTTGTCAGCAGATGCTGGAGCTTGTCGCTCATGATTTCGCCGTCATACACTTTGTCGTCTCCGTCCCAGACCACGCAGTACCTGGCACAGATGGCCGGGTTCCTGTGGCCGCCGACGCACAAAAGCAGTTCCTTCTCGTGCTCAGACCCTCGAAGGAGCCGTAGTATTACGCCATCCTTCGGAGTCCACGCCTGTCTGATGCAGACGCATAACTCTTTGAAAACTGATCGTTGCATTTGCCTTCTCCGGTTGGGCTTTTGAGTTCACGATGAGCATGCTATGCTCATCTACTACACAATGTAGCACATATCTGATGAAAGTCAAATGCTTTTTCAAGAAATTTCAAAGAAAATTTAGTCTATCTCCCTGCTGTACGCCATATTTACGTCAGATCTGGCGTCATCGGGATCGTCTGGCATATAGTCTTCGCTTGGTTTGTAGAAGTTTCCATCACGGTCCGGAATCCAGCCATTGGCTGTAATGAACCGAGCCTTCTCTCCTATCAGTTGAATGGTTCTTGTGATTGCTGCACCTTTGCGGGATTTGGCCGCACTGATGTAGCAGATGTTGTTCTTGTCCCTGCGCCCGATTGTGATGACGATATCCATGTAGTTGGACATGTCATGCATATCCTTGGCACAGGTCATGCCGGGACAGAACGTGGGTTTCGCCGCCGCAGTCTTGGAATCGACCTGGTGGAAGAAGATAATCTGCACGTTCTCACGCTTGACCATCTCCTTGGCGATCATGAACTCATGTTCTGTGTTGAATCGGAAGTTCGTCGCGATGTCCTTGTGGCCATTTGCCGAGATGCGCTGCATCATGGCGCCCACCCAGTCAACCAGTATGGTGCGTACCTGCTTGCCTTCCGCTTTCAGCTTCTTGACCTGCTTCCAGATGCTCCAGATTCCGCCATAGTCCTGCGGATCCTCTTCCTGAACACCTTTCAGCCTTGTCATGTCGAGAACGACCAGCTTGTCGTCGGCACCTGCAACAGATGCCCAGAATTTGCGCTGGATGTCCTCCGGCAGATTGTTGAAGCCTACGTCACGGATCTTGTCCAGGCTCTCGTCTGTGACATACGAAATGATGCGTTCTGCGATGTCGCCTTCCAGCGACTGCTCGTAGGTTGCCCACACCGTCGTATATCCCATAAGAGCCTGAGCACAGGCGTACTGAACACTGATGGCTGTCTTGCCACCTGATGGCGCACCGAGTACGAGCCACATCTCGCCGCCGCGTCCTCCGCCACTGGTGATCTCGTCCATCCAGTTGATCCCTGTCGGGAGCCGGACTGTATGAGTCGCCAGCTTGTCCATCTCCTTGAACGGATTGAACACATACCGGTTGTCCTCGGTGTTCTCGTTATCCAATTCGGAAATGGCGCCGGAGGCACTGCTGACAGCTTTGCTCATCTCAGAGATGGCGGCGTCGTCGCTGATGAGTCTGGACATCTTGCGGTTCAAGTCGCCCCGAACCATAGTCTGCAACAGATCGGTACTGTCTTCGACTGTCGGAATGTCCTCGCCCTTGCCAAACTTGTCCAGGATGTAGTCACACCGCTCGATCAGCTCAGGCGGCATGTCCTGGTCAGCCTGTATGCACTCTGACAACTCCGTCTTCAAAACGGCTTTGCTCAGCTTCTTGCCCTTGTTCTTCTGGCGCAGCTGCAGATAACTCTTCCACATCATGTGGACATGCGGGGACTGTATCTTGGAGAACAGGTTGATGTGGTCAACCGTCATCTTCAGTGCATTCCTCGCGATCTGCGGATGCGACAGGATTGCGAGCAGGGTGAGCTCCTGTTTATTCAGCACTTTCATGCGTCAGAAACTCCTCTGCTACATTTTTGAACTTGTCAGGAAGCTGTGAAGCCGTGGCCGGGTACCGCCGGAAGTGTTCCTCTGCAGCCAGCTTGTAAGGCTCTGCCTGTACCGTCTGTCCAAGGCCGCAGAACAGCACATACAGGACATACGGATAGGACATCTCCTCCAGGCGCTTCATACAGAGGTCCGGGTCGGTGACGTTCGAGAACACGCTCTTGGCGTAGTTGCTGGCGTTTACGATGAGACCCATCATGGAACTGCGGAAGTTGTTCGCCTCGTTCACATAGCTGTCAATGGACTCCTTGGTGCCCAACATCCCGCGATACACACCCTGCATGCCGTATTTCTCAACGACGTGCATGATGTATCCGTAGGACGACAGCTCTATGTCGTGGCTTTCCGCAGCGTCATTCAGCCTCTGCGCCAGCGCCGCTACATCCAGTTTCCCTGGCTTCGACGAGCCCAGCAGCGTTGTCAGGTTCGTCGCCAGGCTTTGTTCTGAGATCATCTAACAGCTCCTCTCGTGTGATCTTGGTCCAACCTTGCTCCTGATATAATTTATCACGAGAGTCAGACCGGCGCTTTGCCCATGGTGTGAAACTGTCGTCGAAATCGACCAGATACGCATATTCCTTGCCTTCGTCAAGACGGGAAAGACGACCTGGGATCTGGATGCTTGCGATCTTGGATGTTGCGCCATCAGCTCGTATAAGTAACTGCAAATGAACAACATTCACACCTTGCTTGAACACGTAGGTCGAGATAACCCCGCGCAGCGTTCCTTTGCCAAACGCCATGCGGATTCGCTCCAAGTCCTTGGTGTTCATCTTATACTTGCTGAAGTCCAGATTTGGGAACTTGTCCGGTTTGAGATGTCTGCGCAAGGTCTCTTCATCCACGTTGCCATAGTGCGCAACCACCATCCAGGGCATCAGCTGGCTCAGCTGAATCGCATGCTCCAGTGTAGCGCACATAACAAGTACCTGGGCATCAGTGGTATTCCACACCTCGCTGACCAGTCTTGCGATGGCTTTGTTCCTGGCGACATTTGCCCAATAGGAGAAACGCTTTACGACAATCTCCGGTAGATCCTGGCCGCGCTTCAAAAAGTCCGAGCACCATGTGCATGGCAGCATCGTATACTTCATCGGCGTGACCATTCCTGCCTGGACGGATGCTTCGTACGACATCTGCAGGATCGTCGGACCGAATATGGCTTCCATAGCCAGACCGGTTCCATCATTCCTGACAGGCGTCGCGGAGAATCCGAACTTCCTGGCAAAGTAGAACTGCATGATGGTATGACCGGCATCGTTGTCTCCGACGTCGTGGCACTCATCACAGCAGATAAGATCCGGCTCATCCTTCGGAATCTTGGTCAGGCTCTTCAGCGTGCTGATGATGACGCGCTTTCCCTTTGCCGTGTCTTTTCCACCGCCAATGATGCCGACTTCCCTTGGTATCTGTTTCATCAGGTACTCATACAGGGTGTTGACAACTGACAACGAACTGGTGCAGACGACGATGCGCAGTGTCGGAAATGCTTTGCATAACACACTGATCAAGAACGATTTACCCCAGCCCACGGTCGTCTCGATAATACCGCAGTCAGCCGTAGCGATGAGCGCGAGCGCCTTGTCCTGACCCTCGCGGAACTCGATACCTTTGATGGCCTCAAAGTCTATGGGCGGTTTCTTGTCAGGATCCCGGTTGTCAACAACCGTGTAGACTTCACCGTGTTCCTCCAGCTTCTTCTGAACACGAGGCCACAGACCTGGAAGAAAGTACAGCCTACCTTTCTCATCACGTTCCATCACGGAGCGTTCCTCGGTCTTATACGGGATGACCTTCGTGCTCTTTCCAAGCTGTTTGCGCAGAGCCTTCTCGTTGCGCATCTCTTCAGGTGTCTTCCTGGACTTGTACTTGTACTTTCCGACCGCATCGAGCCATGCCGGAGCATCCTCGATTTCGATCATGGAGTACGCCAATGTTACTTTCATTGGGCACCTACGGTTATGATTGTTTCACAGCTCTCCACCATCTTCTCGTCACGGCTGACGATCAGCATCGTTCCGTGCATGGCGTTGAGCATATTGTTCATACGGCGGAACATCTCCGCCATAACGACTTTGTTCCCGTCGTCCAGCGCCTCGGAAGGCTCGTCGATCAGGAACAGATTGATCTGCGGATTGATGACATTGAACAGCGCCATCTGAAGGGCAACCGCAGACATATTCTTTTGGGCACCGGACAGGTGCATCGTAGGATGCTCGAATCCGTCCGGCGTGCTGAAAGCGAATGTGTGAGTGTCTTCGCGCAGATAAAGCGAGAACGGCATTCCTGTGAACTGCATGAAGTGCTCCAGACCACGATTGATCTCCGCGATCTTCGACGCGAGATACCTGGCCTGCACACGATTTGCAGACAGACCGTCACGCAGCTCTTTCAGCACTCTGCGAGCCTCTTTGTTTACCTGCTCCTGGTCCAGGCGCTTACGTGCCTTCTCAAGGTCCTCTGTGAGTATTCTGCGACGCTCTCTGATTCTGGCTGCCTCTGCCTTGACTTTGTCAGCCGTCTCCCGGAGCTGAGCAGATGCCTCGTCGAGGTTACGCTTCGCCTCACGGATCTCGTCAGACTTGTCAAGCAGGTGTTCCAGCTTGTTCAGCTCAGGATTGATCTTGGCAAGCATTTCTTCGCAAGTAGCCTTGATGGTGAGCTTCTCACGATAGAGCTTGTAATCGTCCATGCGCTTGACTTCCGTCTGGAGCAGGTGCATGGAGTTTTCCAGCAACTTCGTGTTCTCATGAGACTCCACGAGTGCATTGTGGTCGCGCTCGATTTCCTTTTCGAGATATGTGATCTCTGCATCCGCCTTCTCATCAAAGAGCGCCAGAGACTCACAGCCGGTCAACATCATGCACTGATGAGACACATAAGCATCCTGGTCTTGGATCTCGCCTCCGCAGAGTTCGCACTTGTCCGGACACTGCACTTTCTGATGTACATCTTCAATGCGTGCCTTCCAATTCTTCATGGAATTTTCGGACGTCTTGAGTGCAGCTTCCAGCGTATACTGGTTCTGGTGCTCCCTGCGAATCTTTTCCTCCGCGTGGGCGATACCATCCAGCATCTCCTGTCTTGTGGACGTTGTTTCCGGCGCCGGCGGAGGCTCACCGAAGGATTCCAGCACATGCTCCGCGTCCTGTAGCATCTTTTTGTACTTGAAGTAGTCCGTGCGAAGAACACCGCAGCGCTTCTCGACTTTGTCAAGATCCGACAGGTCGCCGTATTTCTTGATGAAGTCCTCGCGCTCCTTGTTGCTTTCCGCAAGCTGTTCCTCGACATACTTCAGACCGCTGTCGATGTAATCGTCGTCGGCAAGTTCCGACAGCTCCTGTTCCATCGACTTGATTTCGTCCTCCGTACCCTGCAGTCCTGTGGCGATTGTGTCGATGGCTCCCTTGAGCTTGTCACGCACCGTCTCCAGGTTCCGCATGTCAAATACGTCCTGCAAAAATGCGTTCACGATGGCGGCCGGCGCAGTCAGCAGCATGTCGATCTGCGACTGCCTGAGCCAGAACACCTGGAACAGCAGACGACACGGTATCCCGTACATGGCCGACAGGCAACTGTCCACGGAACTCCTGCGCAGGACTTCCTCCGTGGTACCATCTTCCTTCGTGATTGTCAGCTTGTCCGGCATGCTCTTGCTGGTTGTGGACGCCGCATACCTGCGCACCGTGACGGTGGTACCGCCTGTACCGATCAGCGTGACTTCCACATAGCCCGGAGAAACCGCGCCGTCCTTCTGAAGATCCTTCTGGGTTCCCCAGATGCCGTCCACCATGCCGGTCAGACCGTATGCGAGCGCTCTGAGCAGCGTGCTCTTCCCCGAACCGTTCCGGCCGCAGACAGCGGACAAACCGGTGTCGAACTCGATGTCCTGGCTGGAGAACTGACAGATGTTCTCCATATGTATCTTTTTCAGTATCAGCATGTTACCATGCACTCCTTTCCACTTTCCAGAAGTCCATGCACTCCCGGAGTTCTTCCGCAGGATCAGGCGAGGACACCAGCTTATTGGCGATCTCAGCGACGTCCGGGTCCTCGAACTCGTCTGCAATCGCCTGTTCCAGCGTGTATCCTTCCAGTGCAGCCCTGGCCGCTGTTTCCTCCAGTGCAGTCGTTTCCAGCTGCACCTGAATCACGAAGTCCGGCCAGTCCGTCGTCGAGATATGTGGCATCTCCTTGTCGGCAGGCACCAGTACTCTGACGTATGTCGGCAACGTCTGCGTCGGCTCCCTCGGCGTCACCTCCAGATCCTTCAGGAAGTCCTCAAGGTCTGTCTGGCTGGTGTACCTGTGGCTGACGTACTGCCGGACGCTGACAGGCAGCGGCTGGAACTGCTCCTTGCCTTTCTGCCCCATGTCGATCACGGTGCATCCGTGGAACTGATCGGAATCATTGAACTGCAGCGGATAAACAGAACCTGGACTATGGAATATCATGGAACCGATGGACTTATCTTTCCTCATGAACAGCGTCTGCGCCAGTTCCCGTACATGGACATCTCCGACAAGCAGATGGATGTTGTGGTTCGGGCACAGGTCACTGAAGTCATTGCGTGCGAACGTGTAGGCGCCGTCGAAAGACAGCAGTTCCTTGAAACTGGTGTGCAGCATCAGGTACAGTCTGTGTTTCTTGTCGTAGTTCTCGTTGAAGTACCGGATGGTGTCGAACGCGGCCTTCCTGTATTCCTCTTTGTTGGACATCCAGGGGATACCGGTCAGGCACACACCCTTTCCTTCATGAACACCTGGCATATGCACAATGTGTCCCATCAGCTGAGTCACGAACTGGTCTTTCCCAAGAACTCTGGATACCGCTTCCAGATAGGAAGGATCACAGCTGTCATGATTTCCCCTGATGTAGTAGACCTGTTTGAATCTGGTCAGGAAATCTACGGTCTGGACAAGGTCATCCGGAGTCGGTCTGTTGGAATCAAAGAAGTCACCCCCGATCAGGAGTGTGCTGATCCCATTGCTTTCTGCATAATCTCCAATGACCTGCATAGCCTGGTAGGCATCACCCCTTACCTGGGTGTTGTTGGTCCACGTCCTTGCCTTCACATGGAAATCTGCAAGGAACAATAATTTGTTTTCTGGATATGAATGGTTCATCTGTGAGTCGCTTTCGCTCCTTTCTTCTGGGTTGAATTTTGAACTTCAAGTTGATTTTCTGAATGACCGGATTTCGCCTTGAGAAATCTCTGATTTCGAAAAGGCGTGAGTTACGGAATAATAACATCATACAACCGGCCCAGAGGGCCACAGGGTTCCCACAATAGCATGCGGGAGTACCACAGGTGGTATATAAGGAACTATTTATAGTTACTTATATATCACATGCGCGTACACACGTATACTATGGTGGGCGAACGCAGTGAGCCCAGTGGGAGGTTGCATGATAATGTTATTTACGTAACTCGACATGAACTGAGCAGGCGCACGCGGGTGCATACGCGCGGGCACGTCTATAATATTAAAGAGAGTTCGTCAAATCTGTTTCCAGACGATTTGAGACCAGGATAACGTGCTACCCAGTACGACGGACGTCTTTGGTGCTGACGTGGCTCAGAATGCCCCTCCAAGGCATCCTGCGGCTTTTACAGCGTTTGCGTTACGGTCTCTTGCCTGGTAGATAGCCAGCTGCTTCCTCAGTGTTTCATGTGCCACCTCGTTGGCTTCAGCTATGGCTTCCTCCGGGGTATGGTGACAGGATTCAATAGTGCCTTCGACCTCATCCAGTTCTTCGGGGTGCTCCCTATGCCACTGGATGTCGTCCTTGGAAGGCATGGCGTGCAGTTCTGTAGATGTCGTCACCATCCCATCCTTGATTTCCAGGACAGTACCACGGTAGAGGACATAGTCAGCGGTCATTGATCCGCCCTTGCCGTTATCCACATCCCCATCGCACACCCACCAGACAATATCGCCAATATTCATGGCCTTCTTCTCAGTGTCTGTGTTTTTGAACCACGCAAGCTGTCTCATGAGATCGCCTTCAGTCTTGCTGGTGAAGGCGGCGATTGCAGATTCAGGCGTGCAGAACACATCGCTCTGCTTGCAGTAGATCTGCTTTGCACCGCAGCCTCTCTGGCGGGATTCCTTGCGACCGACAGGTTCGTTCATGTAGGTTTCCAGCGTGACCACGACGTCGTCGTTCTCCATGCGCTCGACATGACCACGATGCAGCACATTGGGGCTGCTGTGGTCAAAGCGTGGCGCGTCACCGTCAGTGGTACGCAGGATCTCCATGTCGTCTTTGCAGATGAACCAGACTTCCTGTCCGATGTCGAATGTGTTGTTTTTGTTGTCTGCCATTTTATGGCTCCTTTCATTTGGTTAGAAGAAAACGGAGACCGCGTTTGCAGCTGCATTCACGCCGCTTCTACGATCTCCAGGTGTAGCGGCCAGTGCCGCAAAATAGTTTGATTCCGGGATCCGGATCTTCCAGTGGGTCTTTCCCTTGGTCATCCGGAACCCAAGACGTTCGAGTCCGTCTACCTGGTCCTGTCGCTGCTTCCACTGCAGCAGGATGCTCTTCATGCCTTCTTTCATGCGGATCCTGTTACCAGTCTCCTGGTTGCATGTCAGAAAAGCCTCGCATAGCTCCCTGCGTCTGCAGTGGAAATCCGGAGGGATATTACGCAGTTCCTTCCGTACCAGCTCAACCAGGAAGTCGTTCAGTTCACCGGGACAAAGTTCCCTGATTCTTGGCATAGTCATTTTGTTCGTTTCTTTTTGTTGCGTGCTGACAAATCGAAGCCGCCTGTTGCAGAGACCTTCAACCTCGGCTTGACCCGCACATGGTTCTCTTTTCTTTCTCTGTTGAGATATTCTATCTCCATCTTGCCCTCGTTCACACCTGCCATTTGTCCACTGATGCGATCTTTGCTAAGCATTCTGTATACGTCGTAACGACGATTATGACGCTCTTCTGCTCCCATGATCAGTCCTCCTCAGTGTGCTTTGCTGGTCAGCTGCACTCTGCCTCTGACCGGCGCCGGGATAGTCATGTCCAGCATAACGCCTGACAGGGCGTCTGCCGCGTTCTGCGCATCGTTGTAGTCCGTGTATCCGTTCTTCACGTACTCGAACACGCTGTAGTTCAGCTTGTTGACAGATAGGATGATCCTGTTCTCCAGGATCTCGTCCGTGCTGATGTCCAGCATCTTCATCTGGACAGGCTCGCGGTCGTTGTCCGGAATGACGTCCGGGTCATCGTCGTCATAGTACTCCGGCCAGAAGCACATGTAGCCTGCGCCGTTTATGTCGTGGATCTTGTAGTTGGACGTGAAGTCGTTCAGCAGGTTTCTGACACTACCGTAGTACATGTTCCCGTAGATCCACATATGGACCGTCGTGTACGAGGCACCGACTTCATTGGCTGCATTGTCGTTGAAGCTGTAGAGCCATGATGCGTCGTTGAACGCCTTCTTTACACGGTCTTTGACACTGGCTTCGAAGTCCGAAACGTATGACTTGGCCACGCGAATCCACAAGTCCAGCCTGTTGATGACCTGGCTGTTGTTCAGGAACTCGGTGCGGCCGGTTTCCTGTTCCTTGTCCATCTCCGTGCCGTCCGGCCACAGACCGAACTCCTCGGCGTTCTCCAGTTCCATGTTCGCGCACTCGGTTTCATGACCGAAGACAGGGCACACGAAGTCTCTGATGAACTCCGACGGTTTCCTGCTCTCCAGCGGAATCGTGACGGTACAGGCTCCGATCTCGCAGCCTGTGCATTTGTATGTAGGCATGACGCCTCCTTTCAATTTATGTCTTTCCAGTCCCAGGACCCGATGGTAAGGCCGGGATTGGCGGCGAACCAGTCAAGGACTGTTCTGCTGACATAACCGGAGCACACCGAACCACGCCGTACAATGCGTGTCTGCAGTTCCTCCGGCATTGTCATCAGATGTCCGCCCTCGAAGTCGTCCCACTGGTAGTACCACAGGCAGCACGAGCCCTGCACGGCAGGTTCTGCGCTATAGCCCCAGATCTCGACTTCCTTGATGTTGCTGAACGTCTTGAACAGCATTGAGCACATCAGATCCATGCATGTGTTGGTGCGCTTGTGCCCAGCATAGTCCGGGTCATCCGGCTGCACGGCGAAGAGTATCTGCATGCCCTGCTGGCTGGCCGTGATCTTCAGCGGCGTCCTGTCTGCCAGCAGCTGGTCACGGATGATCCGCATGTACTGCGTGTGGCCGCGCCGGCTGATGTCCTGGTACTTGGCGTGTCCACGCGGGTAGTGGCTCACGATGATGAGCCAGTGTTTTGCTTTCATAGGTTCTTGACCTCCTGTTCTATTTCGGCATCGCGCTTCGTAATAAGCCCGTCCAGTCCGAGCTGCCTGGCTATCAGCATGGCCTCGGCAGCGACCTGTTCATCGGGCTTGAACCATTTGTCGTACTCCGGAACCTGTTCCTTGATGATGCGTTGGATATCGGTGTTGGTTTTGCCGAGTTGCCGGCAGGCATGCTTCAGATCTTCGATGTAGCCACGAAGCCTGTCCAAGCATTCCCTGTCCATTGGACGACTGTACCAATCGAACAGATTCAGACCTTTGATACGAAGACGCTCTTCCAGGATATGATCCTGTGCCTCCGCCATTCGAAAAACGGCATAAGCGGCTTCAGATATCTGATCCAGAATTGTTGGTCTCTCCGACATTTCCTGTTCCTTCACCGGAAACGGCCTTCTCATCGCAGGTAGCGCCGACTACGACTACATTTATGGGTTGTATTCCAACCTTCGTCTTTTGGCCGTTTACGTGCAATGTAAGGGTTTTCTGTTTTTCTGGCATTTTCAACTCCAGGTTGATTATTCCCAGTTGCCTCTCGGCGGTTCAGGATCCGTTTCGGGTTTCTTGCGGCGTCCCCACGGGAAAGCGTACTGGTAGTCGCTGTCTTTAGACTTGGCTTCTTGCTTTTCGGCTTCATCCAGCTTCTTTTCAAGATCAGCGGGTAAGTCGATGGCGATACCGCCTACGGTCTGCACAGCCTCAGCCGTGTATACAGGTTCCTTGTTGGTGCTTTCGTTGAACATCTTGGTGAACAGATTCTCGCCCTTCGGTGTACCGACGAACATGGTTTTCTCACTGTCGGTCAGCTTGATACCATGTTTCTCACAGAAGGTCTCAATGACCGTCTTCCCAGGATTTGCAGGATCCGGTTTATAGAGATCTGCTGTTTCGTCGTATGGATACACTGTAGGTGACTGACCCGGACGTTCGATTCCGTGGTCCACTTCGATCTGCGAGGCGAGCTGCAGAAGCACGACCTCCTGCTGATGCAGGTACTTGATCGTGTTCCTGATCAGCTCTGAAACGTATTCAGCTGTTTCCTTGTTCATTTCGAATCTTTTCGTGGTTAATTGTGATAAGCGGCAGTCGAGGGCGTTGCGAATGACGTAACAATTTCATTTGTGGATTTTCCATAGTGCTTCTCGGCGTAGGCACGCATGGACTCCATCATGCCTTCCAGTTCCGTCTGCGTCATGTCACAGTCATCGCAGTTGTTCTTGCGGATTCTGTTCACGATGTCCTGCATCATGTCGATAGAACCCAGAATCTGCTTCTTGTCCTTGTGCTCAAGGTAGTCGGCAATCTTCTCAACTGCAACGGCAATGCGCTCCAAATAGATAGAAGTCAGTGGTACTACTTCAGGCATCTGCAATCTCCTTGTAGCTCATGAGTGTGTAGAAAGTCTCGTTCACGGTGACACCAGGCTGGTTCATGTGGTCCCTGTACAGACCCAGGATAGCCTCGGACACCTGCGGTCGGCTCACATCCGGAACCATGTTCTGC